CAGTACAAGTTATATATAACTAACTTTAGCAAGTTAAAGTGCTAAAGTAAGCCCTATATATAATACCTATTTAAAAGAAAAAAGGCACTTTAACACTTTAAAGTGTTAAAAAAAAATCCCAATGAAAAAATTTTTAAAAACCTATTGACAAACAAAAAAATCTGTGATAGAATATAGACAGTCAATCAGGCGAACGGAAAAAATCCCAATGAAAAAATTTTTAAAAACCTATTGACAAACAAAAAAATCTGTGATAGAATATAGACAAGCAAGAAAAACACGGTTAAGCCGAAACCACCGAAAAGTGTTTCGGGGAAAAGGATATCTACAATGTATACGATAATCAATTCGTTAATCGCAAGCGTAAAGCCCATAACCGCTGAATACTCACCTGACGCTTTAAGCCGTCTCGTAGACTTAGAAAAAATCGCTGACGATTATGCAAGCTATGACTATATCGACACACGCTATAGCGATATGTCGGAAATTGACGAAATAATGGATAGTCTTATAAGCGACCTTGAGAACGATTTTTACACCGATACCGGTATATATGACAAGTCAAACGCTGATAAAGTTATCAATACTGTATATGATATTTTTACCGCATTTGCAAGTTGGACGGACGACATGTCAAGCAATAGCCATTCTGTAAGTTTTTGGAACGCATAACGGTTAATAGGTTTTCTAAAGGGTTTTGTACCTTAAACAAGCCCTATTCCATAGGCTTTATGCCTTATATCTAATAGCCGAAGGGCTTTGCACTGGAAGGACTTTACTATGACAGTATACGAAAAAATGGACGTTATCGTCCGCACGCATGATGCTTATATCGATAGCGTCAACGAAAAAATCAACAGTCACGCTATCTTGACGGATGCCTTCCGTAAAGAAATTATCAAGACTGTAAATGCCTTCGATAATGAGCTTAGACAGCAGGACAGGGAATTATCCCTGCTGGCTACAACGGAACAGGCGGAAAATATGGCTGACAGTTTTTCTTACAAGATTGTTGAGTATTACGCTGACAAGTACGAAAAATTCTTGAAATACCTTGACGATTAAAATATAATATTCTATAGGTTTTCTGAAGGTTTGTACCTTAAAACAAGCCTATCCCATATGGGACTTATTCCCAAATATTTTATAGCCGAAGGGCTTTATACTGGAAGGACTTTACTATGACTATCTATGAGAAAATGCATGCAATTGTTGCCTATTACAGCAATACGGTTTTACCGTATATCAATGAGCAGGTTGCAAAAGTAAGCACAATGACGGAACAGGATAAAGACGATACTACAACGGATATAAATAATTTAATGTATCCCGTTGAGAACGCCTATAAAGATTTATTGCATTTATGCAATAATAACCGTGAAATCAATGTTGTTGACGCATTCAAGGATGAAATGCTGTCATTACTGATTGATGATGCGTATGAGATAACAGAACGTTATTTCACGGAATGACTTAAACGGTAAATATACCGCCCTTGAAATAAAATACAAGGGCGGTTATTTTTTTGTAATACCATATAAGACAGGATATTATACTAACTATAATACTATACAATCTAAGGTGCTATACTGATTATAATACTATACTGTCATAATATTATGATTAGTATAGTATTTTTTATTATTATATGGTCATATCAAATATTTAAAAATAGTTATATTATACATTGTATAATACTATATCGAGTATATGTTATGCGGCGGGGTGTATACTATAGTATACCTAATATTCCTTTCCGCCGTCTTATATAAAGTTAATATATGTTTATATCACACCTTTTATGGTAAAAAGTCCTAAAACCCGATACTATATGAAATCAAATACTATATGAAATATATCATATATTAAAGTATGTAAAAATGCGTCGGCGCGAATACCTCTGATCAGCGCCGCTTTTTGCAATGCAATATTATACATAGCAAAATATTATATGGTTAAAGTTATAGGTTAAATATATATGAAAATCCTAGTACTTTGCTATGTATAATATTACATTACAAAATATTATCATTTTAAAATATCTTACATGGTAATACATTGCTCCAACCCGGTGCACTTCACCACGCTAAAGTGCTAAAGCATTTTTTGTGAAAAATTTAACAAAGTAAAAATCTCGCAAAAATCCCAAAACCATACTTTATTTTAAAAATATTGCGGAAGTAGGTTAGTGTAAACTAATTTGGTTGACGTTTTGCAAGTTAGGGTAGGCTAATCTTGCAAGCCTTGCAAGAAAATTTTTTAAAACTTGCAAAAAAAAAGCTTGACTTTTAAGCTCGGATGTGTTATAATATAATCAAGGAGTTAAGGCAACACCAAATTAACCGCCTTAACAAGAAAGGATTTAGTAATGGATGAAAGAATTAAGGTTGAACAGAACTTATTAAAGTATCTTGAATGGTATCACGATATAGATACAGAAAATGGTTATACTATATCAATCACACCTATAAGAGAATATTTGGATAAGGTTCTTTTTACAGGCTGGGAAGAAGTGGAAAAATTCATGGCAGCAATGACTGATTGCAATATGCCTTATGAAAATCAGGTTGAAATGATGAAAGCAATGGCAAAAGGTATTGAACTCTGGAATATCTAAGCAAAATGCACAAAAGCGGAATTGAATATTTAGTGAATATGACTATTGACAATTCCGCTTGAATGTGCTATAATATAGGTACAGTAAATGAAAGGAATTAATTCATATGATTAATGTAAGAACTTTAAAGAACCTTAAGGAAAATGACGGGCTGACACTTAAAAAAGGCAAGAGAATAACCTATAAAACAGGTTGGCAGGTTGCCACAGAAGGAATTGAAACTACAGACCCATATGTAGCAATAAAAGCTGTAAAAGAATATGGCGGAGATTGTGGTATTTGGTTTTCAAATGGTATTTACTATATAGACAAGAGCCACAGAGAAAGTACAAAAACTAAAGCAATGGAAATTGGTAGGGCTTGTAAACAGATTTCAATTTTAAAGTGGGCGAATATGAGTTTGGCATATTGCTAAACAGGCAGGGCGGTGAAAAATCCGCCCCCCCCTTTTTGTCCGGACGTGCCGTTACCTCCAGCAATGGCACGTTCAAGCCTTCCAATATATTGATAAGGCAAATATTTTATTTTAAAAGTATTATAGTCAAAATAGCAAAAAAATCCCGAAAAAGTCGAAAATTTTTGTGCAAAGTGACAAAAATGCTTAAACCTATTGACTTTCACCTATAGATGTGATATAATATAAGAATAGTCAAGAGATACTACAGAGAGGAAAATTTGAATATGTTAAATTTTGATTTTAATGCTATTGTAGGTTATAACAGCTATGATAAGGAAAAGCTCGCAGTTGAACAGCTTGCCTGCTATATATTCTCTCTTGCGGATGTTATTGTCAATGATACATATACAGAAGATGAATATTTAAAGATGAATGAATGGGAACGGAATTCCGCCGTTTGTCAAATTCGACAGGATATATTAGATAATATCCTTGATGGAAAAGATGAAAACAAGATAACAGATAAAAAAACTTTTATGAAATTTTGGGAAAATGCTTGACAAATTGAAAAAAATATGTTATAATATAAATACAGTAAGAGAGATGGTAAACTCTTAAAAACATAGAAAAGGATTTATTTATGGAACAGAGAATAATGACAGTAGTATTAACAAATGGTGAAAAGAGAACAAGCGTAGATACTAATATTATGGTTCTCATTAATAAGTATTTTGATATGTTATATTGTGAAAAGCATATTATCGGCTGCACAATTAAAACGCCTACAGGATTTACACTTGCAGCATTTCGTGGTACACATAAGATATAAAGGGGGATTTAAAATGAGAGAAACAATGCTTGATAACTTAATCAAAAGATATGGATTTGAAAATGATAAGGTAATAGAGTTTGCTCAGGTAATTGAGCGAACCCCACATAATTGGTTGTGGGATAAGATAGTATTAACTATCTATAAAGAATATATGAGTACATCGGAATAAATCCTTTCAGTAGGACGGCGGAATAAAATCCGCCGTTCTTTTATATTATCAATACTATACAAAGTCAATAATAGACAAACTTCTCGACGTGCGGATTTCTATTAAATCCGCACGTTTTCCTCTCCAAAATAATAGACGAGCCAATATTTTTATTTGAAAATATCTTAGGTTGCATAGTATGCAAAATCCCAAAAAAGGCGACCGCATTTTTGTGCAATTTTTCTTCTTGACAATTTAAAATTTTTGTGGTATAATATAGATACAGAAAAGGGAAAGAGAGAAAAAAGAAAAAATAAAAATCCCGAAAAAAATTCTCAAAATCCCTTGACAATATCACTTAAATGTGATATAATATAAGAGTACCAAAAAGGTACAGAAAAATTTTAACCGCCTTTAAAGGCAGAAATGGAGTTGTTACACATTATGGCAGAATTAAAGATTACTAAGAAGGATATGTTCGCAGAATTGAAGGCAATGGCTGAAACTGCGGGTAGAGATGACCTTGTCAAGTTTATCAATCACGAACTGGAATTACTTGCCAAGAAGTCAAGCAAGAGAGTTAAGCCTGAGAATGAGGAAATGTACAAGGAAGTAATTACTACACTTGCTACTTTTGATAAGCCTGTTACAGTAAGTGAAATCCTTGCAAGCGGAATGCTTGACATTGCAAAGTATTCAAATCAGCGTATTGCCGCATTATTAAAGAAGGGTATTGAAAATGACGAGGTAGTCAAGGTTACAGATAAGAAGAAGTCGCTGTTTTCTATCAAGAGCGAGGAATAATTCTCACAGGGTGGGCGAAATTCCCACCCCCTATTTAAAGGGGGTATTTAATGATTAGTGCAGAAGAAAAAGAAAAATCAATTCTTAACTATATGCAAACTTTATCTTTAACAAGAGAAGAAGCAGAACAGTTATGGAATGATGATAATTCAGATGAACTTTTACCAGAACAACAAGAACTGGAAGAAAAAGCAAAAAAGAATTTAAAGCGACAGTATGAAATCAATCCCGATAAAGTGCGGAAAAAGGTTGAAAAGGAAAGAAAAGTCAATCTCACCAAAAAAATGTTGCTTGAGAATTTTGCAGAAACCCTTGAATGTTTAAACATTACAGAGTATACAACATTTACTGAAACTGAAATTGATTTTAAGTATAATGATAAAATATATACTTTAAAATTAACAGAACATAAAAAGGGGTGGAACAGAGAAGAAGTTTTAAAGAAACAGATGAAACTTGATAAGTCTAAATTTGCAAATGAAAATAAAGAAAGGAAAATAGAAATATGACTGTTTGGGTATTATATGATGAAATAACTAATTCAGACGGTTTTTCCATAGAAGTTTTTTCAACAAAAGAAAAAGCCTACGCTCGTATAATATCACGTTTAAATTATGAAGATTACCCCGAAACCTCAAAAGAAGAATTGATAAATTATATACTAGCTGATGATTTTGAAGGACTGGCTGTCCTTGAAAAGGAGATAATATGAAAATATATATAGTGGTAGATGACGAAGAAGAACTTGAAGATATGAAAGTATTTTCAAATAAAACTGAAGCAGAAGATTATATGGTAGATTACATCTTCAAATGTTATGATACAGAAGTAATACCTTCAAGAGAAGATGTAAGAACATATATACGGGATTATGGATTTTTTGAGGCGATATATTTAATAGAAAAGGAGATAATATAATATGTATGCTTTAGTTATAGACGGTTGTGATAGTGTAGATATTGCGGAAGATATTGATACTTTACTTGCACAGTATACCGATAAAGAAGTAAAAGCAGTATTAAAATATGGTATATACTATGAAGTATATGCAAAAGATGAATATAGTGACAATTTTATTTCTACTGGAGATTATATACTTAAAGCAATAATGAGATAATACATATAAGGCGGAAATACCTAATCCGCCTTTATATTTTATTTTCAATACTATACAAAGTCAATGATTGCCCGGTCGCAGCATTTTCTACGGCAATGCTGCGTTTTCACGTCCGCAATCATTGACTCAACAAATATTTTATAAAAAAAGTATTATATAAAAAATAGTAAAAAATCCCGCAACAGATTTGTGCAATTTGACTATTGATTTCTTTTTCATCTTGTGATATAATATAAGAGTAGTCAAGAGAGATAAGAATTAAAAGAACAAATAAAAGTTTGAAAAATTCAAAAAACCTCTTGACAAATGATATAAAATGTGTTATAATATAATCAAGATAAAGAGCTGATAAACTTTAAAAACAGAGAAAAGGATTTAAATATGAAAAAATTTTTTGATGAAGTTACTCTTGTTGATATAATCTATGCTACTGTACTATTAATAATAACAGGGGTAGTTTTCTATTTATATTTTATATCTTTTTAATTAAAGTACAAGTAAATGAAATAATGGGAGTTTTAATCATAATGAAGAATGAAAAATTTTGGGAATTTATTAATTACCTTTGTCTTGCTGGATTAATTATAGGTCAAATCACCATTGGTTTTATGTTTTATGTAGGACAAATAATATACTTTATAACAGATATACTTATCTTAATAAGAGTATTTGCTTGTAAGTACCCTTTAAGTGAAAAAATTAAGAATATAGCACTTACCGCAATTTGTTTAGGTGTTTTAATAGTAAAAATATTTTATTAAAAGGAGTTTGATTTTATGATAAAAGTAAATGGTAGAGAAATGACAAAAGAACAGTTCCGTAATTATATTCTTGCGGAGATGAAGAAAATACGGGAAGAAAAAAAGGAGAAAAAAATATGAGAGAAATAAAAAAGTTTATATCTGTTGATAATAAAGAGTTCGATACTGAAAAGGAATGTGCAGATTATGAACAGAAAATGTTAGATTACATAAACAGTAATCTTGTATTTACCGAATGTTCGTCTTGTCAATATCATGCTCTTTGCAATTATTTATTTGAAAAGAAGATATGTTATGTAAGTCTTTGTGATTTTATAAAGGAAAAAACAATGGGGGAATTTAATAAATGAAAGAAATATATATTGTATTTGGCGAAGATGATTGTGCATTTTGTTGTTCAAATAGAGATACTTTATGGCAAAAATTATCTGAATTATTTGGTGGAGCAAGAGTTAGGCTAAATCCGACCGCCATAGATGATTACATTGATTTTTTTGATGAATATACTCACGAGTGGTGTTCATCAAATGTACATTATGAAGTAATACGTTGTTACGGGTGCGATGAATAGTCGCACTTTTATTTTTACTTTAACACTTTAACACTTTAGCGTGGTGAAGTTGCGGGCGGTTTAGATTAGTGTCCGCCCGATTTGTGCAATCTGCACAAAAACACGCACTTTTTTCACTGAAATTTTGGTCATTTTGACAACAAGCAAATTTCCTAAAACCTATTGACAAATTTAATTTTTTGTGTTATAATATAAGTACAGTAAAGGAAAGGAATAAAACGAAATGGTTAAATGCAATTACTGTGGAAGTACCGCTCAGGTAAAATTTGTAAAAGAAGAAGAAAAAAAGGATTATATTGTAAAATATTACAAGTGCGGTTGCGGAAATAAAATTTCAATTACTTTTAAAAAAACACTTGACAAATCCACAAAAGTATGATATAATATAATCAAGATAAGGGAGCTGATAAACCGACAGAACAGAGAAAAGGAACTAAATATGATGAAGAATAAGAATTTATGGGTAGTTTCTATAAGCCGTTGTCCGAAATATGTAACTACAACAAAAGAAAAGGCTCTTGAATTGTTAAAAAACTATCTTGAAGAACATATTGAAGAAATTGAAGAAAAATATTATGGTAAAGAAGATATAGAAATGATTATGACCGAAGTTGAAAAATATAATGACTTCATAGAAAATGTATGTCAAGATTATTCTTGTGCAATAGACGAAGTTCTTTATGAAGATTAAGGAGGAATAATTATATGAATGCAATTTATTTAGATATGGACGGAACAATAGCTGATTTATACGCAGTACCGAACTGGTTAAAAATGTTGAGGGCGGAAAACCCAGCCCCCTATATACAGGCTGAACCGCTTGTACGATTATCCGCATTAGCAAGACATTTAAACAGACTTCAGCGGAAGGGATATATTATAGGTATTATATCGTGGGGAAGTAAACACGCTACCCCCGAATATGATGAAGCAGTAGCAAAGGCAAAAAACTTTTGGCTCAATAAACATTTACCGAGCGTAAAGTTTGATGAAATACACATTGTGCCCTATGGTACACCAAAAAGTACAGTAGCAAAAGAAAAGAATGGTTATTTATTTGATGATGAAGAAAATAACCGTACAGAATGGGGCATAAATGCTTTTGATGTAATTAATATGCTTGATATACTCGGTGAACTTGAATAATTAAGGAGGAACATTTATATGACAGTAAAGGAATTTTATAATCTTTGTACAAATAATCATTGGGAAGATAAGGAATTAGTTATTGCAGCTCGGGGTGAAGAAATAGATAATTATCAGGAATTAACATTTTCTAATGTGTTAATGATAAGTGATTTTTATAGTTGTACTAAAGATGACCATTTAGAGCCAAATACAAGAATAACTTTAGTAGTATAATGTAAGATATAAAGGATAAATAATTATGATTAACGAAATAATAGCTGATTTAATTTTTGGCGGAATAATACTGGTTTGTCCAGTATCCGCCTTAATAATGCAAAAGATAAAAGATAAAAAATAATAGGCAAGGCGGGCAACCGCCTTCCTTTTCTATCTTCAATACTATACATAATAATATATTGACAGTGCCAATATTTGCCGGCGGCGCGAATACCACTGAATAGCGCCGCAATTTTGTATAATATTGACAATGTATAGTATTTTATTTTGAAAATATATAAAAAATAAATCATTACAAAAATCCCGAAAAATGCAAGGTTAGCCTTATCTAACTTGCAAAAATGGGGGCAATCATTTATTAGGCAAGGTATTCCAAAAAAGTATTGCTTTTGTTGAAATTTTTTGTGCAAAACGCCGAATTTACGAAAACCTATTGACTTTCCGCCCCAGTTGTGATATAATATAAGAGTAGTCAGGAGAGATAAGAAATTAAAAGAAGCTGACCGCATTCGAAAAAAATTTCTTGAAACCTCTTGACAAACAACTGAAAATGTGCTATAATAATAGTACAGTCAAGAGAGAGCGGAAACCGCTCAAAGAAAATTTTAAAAAAATTCAAAAAACCTCTTGACAAATGACACAAAATATGTTATAATAATAACAGAAATAAGGGAGCTGATAAACCGACAAAACAGAAAAAGGAATTCACTTTATGAATATTGTAGTATTTGACACAGAAACTATAGGTCTGAACAAGCCGTGGGCATATAACATAGGGTATGTTATATATGATACCGAAACTGGCGAAATTTTGGAACAAAAGGATTTTATTGTAGAGCAGATATGGCATAATATACCATTATTTGAAACTGCATACTATGCGGACAAAAGACCTTTATATGTTAGCCGTATGCGTGGAAAAAAGTGCGTAATGAAGAAATTCGGTCATATCACGCAGGAAATGTATAGAGATTTCAAGAAGTATAATATTGAACTTGCTTACGCTTATAATTCATCTTTTGATAATAGAGTATTTACCTTTAATTGTGAGAGGTTTATGTGTATAAACCCTTTTGATAATATCAATATACTTGATATAAGAGGAAACGTTCATAACAAGATAGCTTTTACAGAAGATTTTCAGAATTTTTGCGAACTGAATAATCAGTTTACAGAGAGCGGAAACTATTCCACAACAGCGGAAACTGTATATAGATATATAAGTAAAAATATGGAATATATAGAAGAACATACCGCATTAAGTGATAGTCTTGACGAATTAAGAATACTTGAAGAAACAATTCATTTAGGCTGTGAATATGGTAAAGAATATAAGACTTATTCAAGCATACCGAGAAATGTAGAGCGAGACCTTGTAATAATAGATAATAATTTAGGTGAGACTTGGAAATTCCCTTATACAAAGAGGAAAAATAAGGAAAAGGGAAATTACATTATCCTTAATTAATCACTTGACAATAGCACAAAAATGTGTTATAATATAAGAGTAGTCAAAAGACTACATAAACAAATTTATCGCCTTTAAGGCAGAAATGGAGTTGTCACGTTATGGCAGAAAAGAAGATTACAAAGAGAGAACAGTTTGAGAAGGTCATTGCTATCCTTACAGAGCAGGAGCAGACAGAACTTGTAACATTTATCCAGCACGAAATTGAACTGCTTGATAAGAAGAAGTCAAGCAAGAAGAAGTCAGATAATACAGAATTACTTGATGAGGTATATGGTTATCTTGTCGGCATGGATAAGCCTTGCAAGGTGAGCGAAATTATTACAAGATATAACCTGCTTCCGCCTATGTCAAGTGCAAAGATTACTTCACTTTTAACCGAGCTTGTAAAGCAGGGCAGAGCTACAAAGGAACTTGTTAAGGGTACGAACTCTTACAAGGCGGTAGAAGAAACAGAAACAGAAGAAGCCTAAATAAAATGGGCAAGGTGAAATTCCTTGCCCCCTTCTTAAGGGGGAGTGGTAAATTTTGGTATATAATTTTAATGGTAAAAAGTTAAGAATAGATGAGAGCGAACTGGAAAAAATTTCCAAAGCCCTTGACTTAACAAGAGATGAAGCAATTGAAGTATGGCTTGATGATAACGGTTATACCGACAATGAAGAACAAATTGCCCTTGATAATAAAGCAAGTGCTGTAAAAATCAACCATTACGCCAAAGCAATAGATACCAAACCAAAAGAAAAGAAGCCCAGAAATTACAAGGAGGATTTTGAAAAAATTTCCATAATTAACAATATTTCCGCATTTTTAAGCGGAAAAGGTTATGAAAATGTAAATATTGAGAATAAAGCCAAGATAATTACATTCAAATGCGGAGCAGATACCTATAAAATAGACTTAATCCGCACAAGATTAAATAAAAAATAATATTTTTAAGCAAGATTTGAATAAAATCTTGCTTTTTTTATATATTTTCCGCCAAAAATATTGATATATACATAATATTTAGTCATTATTTGGCGGAAAATATTATTTTTTACTTACTGTTGTTAGCTATGATAAAATGATAATATTGCGGAACGAGTATATATTCGCACCAAAGTATTGTACTTAAAAAAATTAGCAAATTTTACTTAATGCCCTCAATACCTTGCCGCATAAATCATTGATAAGCTCCGGGCAGAGCGCGAGAGTCACGCTCTGTTATTCTCTTTTCCCTAGCCCTATATGCAAAATTTTGATGAAAAAAGTTAAGTCGAAATTAATCTTCGTCTTTCCCAAAACTTTATTTTATTTTCTTGAAATTTAAGGCTACAATCTTAAATTAATCTTATAAACGAATATGAGTTCGTATCAAGATTTTCATTTTAAAAAAAGTAAGCAAATTCTTCTTGCGGCAGTTCTTAGGATTCTATACAGCCGCACTCCACATTTTTAAAGAACAGCCCGCCAAAAATTCATAGATTTTCATCTTCTTTTGTGAGCAACAGCACAGCAAATAAATGGTTTGTGATTATGAGTTTGTTTCGTAGAAAATAATATATAATTTTTTCTACAAATGATTAATATTCCTTATTCTTGCGGGCGGATTGCAAAGGTGTAAGCCCATAACCTCACCAAAATTTTCCATATATGCAAATTTTTTATAAATAAAGTTATATCTGGAAAAAATGGAAAAATTCCCGCAATTGACTTTGTTTAAAATTTATGTTATAATATTTAAAAAAGGATTCTTTAAATTCACTTGACTTTTACTAAAAATTATGTTATAATAAAAATGAGAAAATAAAAGAAAGGAGTGAAATAAATGGAAGTAGCTTGTAACCAAAAGATAGTCATAGTTGATAAATCTCCCGCCGATAAAAATCATAAATATTCTACTATTAATTTAGAAGCTTGGAAAAATGCTATGAGCAAACTTAATAATACTACCTATAAATTATGGGATTATATTATGTTTAATCAGAATAAATATAAATTTGCATTATCCGCAGTTGACTTTTGCAATGTAAGTGGAGCCAGTCGTTCTACTTATAAAAGAGCGGTAAATGAATTAATTGAAAAAGGCTTTCTAGTATTAACTAACGAAGCTCGCAATGAATATACATTCTATGACTATCCTAATCGAGATACAATGCCCGCAACAGAAGATGATATTAATATATCAATAGCAAATGATAATTGCATTAATGCGGAAGGCTTTGTATTTTAAATAGATGGCTCATTGATGAGCCATTTTCAATAATTTGAATCACGAATGGGCTAGCTGGCTCATTGATGAGCAATTTTTATCTTAACATGGCTCACTGATGATCAGAGTTAGCCCATTCGTGATCAATTTTTATCTTATTTTTAATCACGGATGGGCTACAAATATTACAAATAATACATATATTACAATTGTAATATTACAGGGGAAATATTACCCGCAGTTGCATTGACTTTTATAAAAATTTATGTTATAATTAAAATAAAAAGGAGTAAAATAAATGGAACAGAAGACAATTACTATTGACCGTACTTTAATTAAAGAAGAAATATCTATTGTATGTCTTTATGCTGCAATGAATAAACTTGATGATACAGTTTTTAAATTATGGACATATATTTTAATTCAAGAGGAAGCCCAATTTGCCCTATCTATAACCGACTTTTGTAAAATAAGCGGCGAATCTCAATCCACAGTTGAAAGAGCAGTTGTAGAATTAATAGAGAAGGGGTATCTCCGCTTAATTAATAAAGAAAAAAATACTTATATATTTGAACTTTATCCTTCAAATACATAATCTTAAGAAGTTATCCTAAACTTCTTTTACATCTATATATTAAGTTGTAAAGAGTTTTAAGGATAACTACTTTATTTGACTTTTATTAAAAATTATGTTATAATAAAAATGAGAACTCAATTTTCATTCGCCCAATCTTTCTCATCTATTAATTGAGTTCTTTTCTTGGGATAATAGCCTAATTTATTAATTACTAAATCAACAAATAAATCATAAGAATCCGCAGTTTCTATAGCACCAACAGCCGCATCTCTTTCTTCTTTTGTTAAAATACCATTTTTATAATCATCATCTATTGCGGCAATCAGAACATCTACGTTACCATAAGCAGTAGCCGCACATTCTTTTAATATTTTTAATTCTTCTTCATTAAGTGGGGCAGTTCCTCGTTCATTAGTCCAGATATATTCACTTCTACCTAAATCGCCACGGTCCGCCAGATGATTGTGTCCATAGTGTTTTACTTTTGAATTATTAGTATAAACTTTAGCAGTATTTAGAGATATTTGAGTATGAACTTCTTTTATATTTCTCCATATATCTTCTCCAACTCTTGCACAAGTATCTATTCTTTCTTTATATAATACTTCATTAATTTGTCCATTCTTATCTTTGATTTTGCCCCATCTCTTCGGCATTTCTTTATCAATAATTTCAAATGCTTTTGTATACTCAGGATAAAATACTCTATCAATGTATAATTTTTTACCCTCAAAATGATATTCTGCATAAGTTTTTAAAAGCTCAAATTTTTTAGCTCTTGTAGTAGATGAACTTCTGCTAATTGAATCTGGTTTTAATCCAAACCAAACCGATAATTCTCTTAAGGTTATATAGCCTTCTTTTAATTCCATAATATTTGTCTCCTTTTAAAAAATTTTTATTCTTGATTTTTATTTTAGTAAGATAAAGTATCTATAATTTTTAAGCTATATATATATTTCTATAGCTTAAAAATTATAGATACTTTATCTTACCATAGATTATTGAAAAAAGATTTCAATAGTTTAATCTATAACGTCCAAAAAATCAAAGAATAATAATCTAAAATTTAAGATAGAAAGCCTACCAAAAGATAAAAGTTCTACAAAAATAAGATAAAATTAACATAACTAAAAAAATGTTGAACTTTATCTTAAGTTGACTTTTATAAAAAATTATGTTATTTAAAACGGTAAACGAGGAAAGGGTAGAGTGATGATAGATGAGGTAGAATGGGCACATTCCACTCAGAGTAAACATCTTAAAATATAATATGAAATATAATATAAAATATAATATATAATATAAAAATAATAACCTCATTCAAGACAAGTATCTTATAATATAAAATATATAATATAAAATATAAATAACCCCACTCAGAATAAACATCTTAAAAAAATTTAAAAAAGAAAGAGCAGATTAAAAATCTACTCTCCAATCTTCTTCTCTCTTCTCAACCTGAACACCAAAACCTACAAAACTTTCAATATTATGAGCAACTTCCGCACAATATTCATCCCACTTATCTTTTTCATAATTTTCAGTATAATCAGCCCATTCTTCTTGAGTAATTTCTCCTGATTGATAAGCTTCTCTAAACGCTTGATATTCTTCCGTTTCTTCTCCAAAATTATATTTTTTTCTTATATCTTTAATAATCTTCATTTCTAAATTATTAAAATGCAGCATTTCTCCGGAAGGGGTTATTTTACAAAAAATAAAACGACAAGATCCATCTTTTCCACTTTCTTGCGGATGTTTTTTACTACTTATTTTACCATATCTTCTTTTTCTTTCTTGATTAACATAGTTTTTTAAAGTAGATAATTTAATGTCAAATTTTTCTTGTCTAAACATTTTTTCTGCAACTTTTGTACCTCTGTCAATATTCTCGCCTTGATACCCCCACATTTCATCAAATAATTGTTTTACTCTCGCAGAAGCTTTTCCTTTATATTCAAAAATATAAACATCTTTAATCAAGATACCTTTTCTTCCTAAATCTTCGAAAGAACAATAATCCTTTAATATTTCTAATCTTTTAATTCTTGTATTAGAAAATGTTTTAGGGGTAATTTTAAACCATTCTGCTAATTCCGCAGATGTATAAATTTTATTTTCTTGTAATTCCATATTTTTTCCTCCATTATTCTTAAAGTATCGGCGACAATTCCCGATTTTGTTTCGCTATAATAATATATAGCGAAACAAAATCGGGAATAACTATTTAAATTACGGAATATATTGTTTTTATTCCATACATTATTAAAAAATAAAATTATCAAGTTATACAAAGTTGACCAAGAGATGCAGAGAATATAAATCTTCTTCTTCCTTAATATAATTATCAAAACTTTCTTAAAAGTCCATCAATTATAAAAAGAGCAGATTTTCAATCTGCTCTTAAAAAACAAAAGGAGAAAAGAAAAATGATTTATATAGGTTATCCTTGTATAGGTAAAACAACTTTAGCAAAAGAAAAAAATAATTTTATTGATTTAGAATCTTCATATTTCAATTCTAATTCTAAACTTAATCCTTCTGTCTTAGTTATTACAGCGGATGCGGCATCTACAAATTATAATAAATACGAAAATTATTGTAATTTAGCAATAGACTTAAATAATCAGAATTTTAATGTATTTGTAAGTTCTCATAAACAAGTTACAGATTATTTAATAAATTATTATAAAAATATAGGACAAACAAGCAAACTCTGTATAATATATCCAGCGGAAGATTTATATGCAGACTGGAGTAGAAGAGCTTTTGAAAGATATTTGAAAGATAAATCAGATAAAAACAAAAGAGCATTAGATAGAATATTGGAATATTATACGGAGGATATTAAATATTTAAAAAACTTATGTTTTACAAAAAATATTAATTCTATAGAAATTACGGAAATAGATTATAAATTAACTAATTATATAAATAATAATCCTTTCAACTCCTGAGGGCGGATGCGACAAAAAGACTTCCAAGCAAGCAAGCTTGCTTTACAGCCATTTTGTCTTTCCTTGCCCTTAGCAATGCTCTTCCCCCAAGGGGGAAATTCGCATTGCTGTAAGTTATTGTTCATTTGTTTTTAAAAAAATTTTTTGTTATAATAATTATAGTAAAAAAGAAAAAGGAGTTAATAATAATGACAAAAGAAGAAATTTATATTGCGGCATTAGATAATTGTTCAAAGAAAGAAAACTGTTTCAATTGTCCTTATTTGGGGATAAATTGTTGGCAAAAATTAAGAAAAGACATAAAAAAGAATATAAACCCAGATAATTTTATTGCAGTAGGTTTAATTAAAAAGGGATACGTTAAGTCTGATTATTATCCAATGTGTGCGGCAATTAATTATAAAGATGTATATTTAAAACCTTTTGAAGATTATACTCAAGAAGTAGAATGGTTTGGAGATATTTATTTTGTAATCCCGCAAAAAGAAATATCATATGATGTATACGATGAAAATAGTAATATAATATATAGTGCTTCTACTATTGAAGAAGCAAAAGAATATGTTAATAATTTAACTATCAAAAAGACAGAAAAGGAGAAAATATGACAAGAGAAGAAATTTATATTGCGGCATTAGATAACTGTTTAGGCAGAAAGAATGATAATTTAACGTGGGAGAATTGTCAAAAATGTCCTTACTTTGGAAGAGGCTATTGTCAAAATGAATTAAGAGAAGGTATTGCTTGTAATACTAATCCAGATGCTTTTATTGCGGTTGGGTTAATTAAAGAAGGATATATTAAGCCATATAAGAATTTCGTATCTGTTGCAATTCCCTATTCGGAAGTAAGTTTGAAGCCTACGAAAGAAAAAAATCAAAAAGTAAAATGGCTTAATGATACATATTTTACAATTCCAGAAAAAGAAACAAAATATGATATATATGACAAATATAATAATATAGTATATAGCACTTCATTTATTGAAGAGGCGACAGATTATATTAAGAACTTAGTTATTAAAGTCGTTACTGATTGAAAAGCGGAAATTAAATACAGTTTTTGCGGAAAAGGGTGTTTTTAATGACAAGAAAAGAAATATATACAGCCGCACTTGTGAATTGCTGCATGGGAGAAGGACTAAATTGCAGAAATTGTCCTTATGACGGCTACAAAAACTGCATATCTGATCTTATGACGGATATACGGTATAACGAAATAGATCCAGAAGAATTTATTGCGACAGGTCTTATTAAAAAAGGATATGTATCAAAATCGAATAAAAACGAACTTCATTACTATGAAGATGTAGCTATAGAACCTTCTGAAAAAAACAACATTGAAGTAACATGGTTTAAAAACGGATATTATGTAGAAGATAAAAATATTAAATCATTTCATTTTTTAAGAGATGTAAATGATAAAATTCTTTGTGCTTCCGTCAATTTTGAAAAAGTACGGTGGTATTTTTATCATATAGATATAAAAAAGAATAATGCGGAATATGAGGTAGTAGATGCATATGGTCAAGTTTTATTTACTTCTACTGATTATGATGCCGTATATAAATATTATCATAACCTATATTTAGACGAAATAACAAAAGACTAATAGTTTATTTGTTTTTATTAAAAAATTATTATATAATATATTTAAAGAAAGTGGAAAATGAATTTCCGCATATAATAGAGGAGAATAATATAATGAAGAATGCAATGACAGATATGATTTATAACAGACTTAAGACAACCAATGAAAGATGTTTAAGAGAAGATTTTGAAAAGGCTGTTAATGAAGCTCTTGAACAGATTGCCGCAGAAAAGAAGGCGGAACAGGAGAAGAAGCGGGCAGAGGAGATTGCTGCAGCAAAGGCTAAGGCTGACGAGGAGAACAAGAGAAAGGCAATTGGCACTATTGCTAAGGCATGGCAGACTCTTGTACCTGAGGTAGACACTAATATAATTAAGAAGTATTTAGAGTATACTTATATTATTAAAAAGAATGCTTTTGACCCAAATGAATACTTTACTATTTTTGATAAGTATTTTAACTGTTAATAAGAAAGAATAAGGCGGCGTGTAGTCCGCCTTTATTTTTTTTAAAAATTTTGTTATAATTATTATAGAAAAAAGAGAAAAGAGAAAAAGGCGGTTTCTATAATGGATATGATAACAGATTTTGATAAGAATATATTAAAGAAATGGGCATTAAATTACTTTCCGCAAAAGCAAAGAGAAAATAGTTATATGTCTATTGAAGATATATGGTATATGTGGGAAAATGATGCGGCGGATATTGATAATGTAAGATTTACTAATGGAGTATCAAGAGGTGTCTTTATATTTGATGATAGTGATTATGTTGTAAAATTTTCACTTATAGAAGAATATGATTCGTTTATTAATGAACAAGAATTGTACATTGAAGCAGAAATGTGTGGCGTAGAGAAATTTTTTGCTCCAATTACATATTTATGTACTATTGGTGGATTCAAATTTTATGCTCAAAAGAAAGTGAAAAGCGGTACCCGCATAGATACAGATGGAGAAAATCTATCAGAAGCATCTATATCACTTTTAAATGAGTGTAATGATACCAGTTTTTGTCAGAATGATTTATTTGATGATTTTTATGACTGTTACGAAGAAAAAGAATTATGTAAACTTATAGATTTTATTAATGATTATAACATCAATGACATACATTATAAAAATGTAGGGTTTTTAAATAATTTGCCTATTATTATTGACTATGCGGGTTGTTGCTAAGCAAATTTAGCAAATTGTATTTACAAAAAAGCAGAAACGTGCATTCCCTTTCATTTTTTAAAAATTTTTGTTATAATTATTATAGTGAAAAGGAAAAGGAGCTAATAGTTATGAATATTAATTATACAACAGATGAAATACTGGCAGCAATTGATGAATTTCTGCCGCTTGAAAAAGGTATGCGTCTTACAGAGGATACTTTTGAAGATTTTATAAATGACCACGATTCTGGAATAATAGAAGATTATGCTCATGGTGCTTCTAAATTGGTAGTATTTCTTAAAGATGCCAATTTTGTAGTAAAGATACCTTTTACGGGATATATGTTTGATGATGAATATTCAGAATACTGTGATAATTATTGTACTTTTGAGGGTGCGGAAGAAGATAGTTCTGGAGAGTGTTGGGATTATTGTAGAACAGAAGTAACAATATATCATAAAGCACTTGCCGCAGGTGTTGAAAAATATCTCCTTGAAACTGAAAAAATAGGTGAAATTAATGGCTACCCCATCTATGTACAGGAAAAATGTGTAAGTTTTTTTAGTTCATCTACTGTTATCCCAACTAATAATGAGAAACTTGTTTCAAGGAACGATTTTGAAGATAATAATATTTATACGACGGTTCTTTCCTCAGTCTTTTGTTTTTATTGCTATCTTGATATTATCAATGGAGAAGATACTTATGAATCTTTTGGTAGATTTAATAATTTTGCAGAAGAATATTTGAGTGATATTCACAATGGTAATATAGGCTTCAACGTATGCGGAAAACCTGTTATCTTAGATTATAGTGGATACCATGAGTCTTGTTAAAAGGTTGGTCAAAACAAGATAAACTAATTTATATATTTTTTATTATAAATATATAGCTTAAAAACAGGAGGGGATTAAAATGCAGAAAATTAAGGAATTCATTTGCCGCCATTTTGGGCATAAGTATAAGATTTTAGCTATTGAAGATAATGGTACATTATATTTATGTAGTAGGTGCAATAAAACGCTATTTGTGAAGAATAAGCACTAATTTGTTTTTATAAAAAATTTTTGTTAAAATAATAATACAATAAAGAAAGAGTTCAAAGGAGAAAAAGATATGGCTGATAAGAAGTTTACAAAGATTGATATGTTCAACACAATTATTAATGTTATCAATGAGGTTGAGATTGCGGCAGATGAGAACACTCCCTCAACAGATGAAGTTATTGACTGGTGCAAGGGTCAAATTGAGGTAGTAGAAAAGAAGGCAAGCAAGGCAAGAGAAACTGCCGCAAAGAAGAAGGCAGAAAATGATGTATACAAGGAAAGAGTATATGATTTTATTACTAATTCAGAAGAGCCTGTAACTGCGGACGATATAGTTGCAAATATAGGTGAGGAAAGTTTTACGAAGGCTAAGGCAGTAGCAAGATGTACAGCTCTTGTTAAGGAAGGTCGTATCACTAAGGAAGAGATTAAAGTAAACAAGGTGCGTAAGATGACTTATCAGGTTGCTGAAACTGAGGAGGAAGAGGCGTAAGCCTCTTTTCTTTTTAATATGAAGAAATGTTTAGTATATTTCCGCAATAGTCAATATGATATGAGTGCGGAAGAATTAATTATTCAATTTAAAGAGTCAGATAAATGGCAAGATTTTTTAAATTTACATTCAAATCAAAAGGTTATTGTGCCTGTTGATAACGCAAATAACTTTGAATATGTTTTAAAACAAGTTAATAATCCATTTAATTTAGTATTTATGTTTAGTCCAGATATGGAATGTTTAAATGTAGTTACTAAGATATGTAAAGAAAGCGGCATCCCCTACTTTTATGATACCATAGTCAAGGATTGGGAAACATTATATCAAATTATGAATGAAGGTGTATATAGTATTTACATAGGCGGAGATTTAGGATTTGATCTGCCGCTTATTAAGAAAATTTATTCATCTTTTGACACATCAATAAGAGTGATTGCAAATAGTAATATTAAAGACATTTATTCCTTTTTTATTAGACCAGAAGATTTAGAACTTTATGCCCCTTATGTTGATATTGTTGAAATGCGGTTTCCGCATGATAAGCCTGAATTGCAAGATAACTTATTTAATGTATATTTTGAACAAAAGAAATGGAATTATGATATTAGTTATCTTACTTTTGACGAAATTAAGTTTCCGAATCAATATATGGAAACAATATTTGGAATAAAAAGGTTGCATTGTCATCATAGATGTATGAGGGGTAAACAGTGTGATTTGTGTGGGGCATTGGTAAATTTTTCCAATACGCTTAATGAACATAAGGAGGAATTATTAAATGGCAGCAAGAGGACAGAAGATAAAGACTCAGATAATGCAGAAGATACTTGATACTTTTGAAGGTAGTTTTATAAATGATAAAGAAATACGAATATGCGGAGAAGAAGATGGGTATCCTATACAGATTAAGGTAGCATTAACTGCGGCAAAGGAAAATATTGACAATCCAAATGAGATAGGATATGAGCCGCCACAAGCCGCAGACTCCGCAGATACAGTAGAGGTAAGTATTACATCAGAAGAAAAGAAGACAGTAGCTCAGCTATTGGCAGGTTTAGGCTTATGATGATTTCAAAGAATAAAATGGCTATTTTAATAGCCACTTTTTCTTTTATCATTTTAATGTTTTCTTCTAAAAAAGAATATGTACCTTCTACTTTTGTATTAAATGCTCCAGAACCAGTTATTATGACAATAGACTTTAATTATCCGTGGCGGCAATATACTCCTTCAATTATTGAAGAAAAACCAGATATAATAAATATGGCTGTATATTTTGATCCTTTTGATATAACACAACCTTCTAATCTCACATATGAACAATTGCATAAATATCTTGCCGCATATTGCAAGAACTGGGTTGGATTAGAAGATTATTTATTGTCAAAAGATAAAGAGATTAATCTTATATTTTTATTAAGTGTGGCTAAAACTGAAACAGGTGCAGGTATTATTACTCATGGTTGGTATAATTGTTTCAATATCCGCCAAGAAAATAGCTATGCTTTTGTTAATTACAATAGTTATGAAGAAAGTATTGATGATTTTATTCATCTTATATTGAATGGATATGTTGCGGAAGATGGAATATGGTACGAAGAACCTTGGATAGATTATAATGGAGTAGAACATACAAGTAAGTCTGTTCATACTATTGGTTTGCATTATGCGAGTGAAATATGGGCGCCTTATATTGAAAATATCTGTTGGGAAATAAAATCATTTAGTGAAAAGATTGAGGAGTCTTAAGACTCCTCTTTATTTTTTAAAAAATTTTTGTTATAATTATTATAGTAAAAAAGAGAAAAGGAGCTAATAAAATGTTTGGTGATATGACTTATATGTTTATGGATTACGAAGAAAGAATTGAAAAGGCAAAAGAAGAAGTTGATAATGCGGTTGAATGCGGAGAATCTGTAGATATTCATCAAATTCTTGATGCTTATGATTTAAATCGGGCTTCCGCAAGTGATATAAGATATATTATGAGAAATGTGAGGAATTATTAATGAAGAAGAATAAATTTCAAAAGTTAGTTGAGCAAAATATTAAAAAGAATGTAAAAGAATTGGTAGAATCATTAAAGCCCGAACTTAAAGATTGTTCTAAAAACTATTTAATAATAAAATATCAAAATGTAGATTATGATTTTGTATATCAGAGCAATTGTCAACTCAAGAGATACCTCCCGAATAAGAAAATAATTTTTATTCCTGCAGAATTTGAAATAAACTCTTGGGGCAATAAAGAATTTTCTGAGTATATTGAGAATTTAATTAAAGCAAGAAAAGGTGAATAAAATGATAGAATGTAGTTTTGAAGGAAGAGATGGCTTTTGTCATTGTCCATATTGTCCCGCTGCAGAAGATCCTTGTCCAGTGTTTGAATACCAAAGTATGTGTAAGTTTTATACTGTTGAGATACCAGAAGAAATGTTTACTGAGGAGGAGACAGAGGAAATTGATTAAAGAAATAGAAGTATGTGAATGCGATGTATGCGGACGATTAATGAAGCCAGATATATTACACATAGATGGTAATATTTGTAATGATAGAAAATTTTTACCTACTGGTTGGATTAAAATTGGTGGTGATACTGGGATGTTATTATGCAATATTTGTAATAAAGCATTTAAAGAATTACGAAAGAAATATCAAAAAGAGGAAGAAAATGTTTAAGTCAATGAATATATATGAGTGTGACATATGCGGAGCAATTAGCAAACCCAAAATTATCTTTACTCATATGAATGAAATAATTGAAGAACTACCCGATAATTGGGAACGAAGAGGAAGTATAGTCATTTGTAAAAATTGTGCTGATAGATTAAAGGAGAACAATAATGGTAAAATGTGATTGGGAAATTGAAGAAATATGTACTAATAGTATTTGCCCAAAGGCGGCAGATTATTGTCCAGTAATAGATTGTCCGCATATATGCAAATTTTATCTTCCTAAATATGAACAGGACTGGGAACAAGTAGCAGGAGGATATAAATGCACTAAGTGTGGCAGAATTTATAGCGAAGTTGAAACAGGAGATATATGTGCTTGTTGGTATGAGGAAGAGGAGGACTAAACCCTCCTCTTTATTTTTACAAAAAATTTTTATATAATATAGATAAAGAAATAAAGATTATTTCTTAATAATAATAACAATAATAAGAGAGAATAAAGAAAAAAGAATGAAAGTTAAGCAATGTAAGTGGAGTACAGATAATATTTGCACAAGAGTACCAGAGTATTTAGGCTGTACTTGCCCGCTTACAAAGAATCAAGAATTATGTAAAGAATATCAACAGACAGAATTAGTTTATGTAAATTACGATAGGTTAATAGATGCTTTTGATAAAATCAAGGAAATGTCTACTGCAGCAGGCGTTGATATGATAGACCAGCTTGAATTTTATTTAAATAAATTAGCTGAGAGATAAAGAAGCTTTTTAGCTTCTTTATTTTTTTAAAAAATTTTGTTATAATTATTATAGCAAGTAAGAAAGAAATAAAAATCAAAAGGAGTAGCTATGAGAGATATTAACAGAATTGATGGTATATGTGATTCATTAAAACAGATATGGAAGACACTTCCTGACTGGCGGCTAATGCAGTTAATTGTAAATTTTCAAGATTATATAAGTAATGATGGATATTATCTTGAAGACAAAGATTTTATTAAGGTGCTTGCGGAGATGACAGGAGTAGATTTATATGAATGAAGAATATCTTGAACGTGGGGCAGTTCTTAAAGAAATAAATAAATCATTATCTTTTATAGATTGTCCTCCTATTATAAGTAGCATAGTTAATTCAATTGTGCTTAATATGCCCGCAGAAAATGTCGAGTATAAAAAACAAGGATATTGGGAATTCTCTGATAATCCTAATTGTCAATATCAATGTTCTGCTTGTGGTAAAGAAACAAATATGACATCTCATTATTGTCCTCGTTGTGGAGCTTGTTTAATTTAAGGAGATGAATTTATATGACAGATAATTTTATAAAAAAGTCCAGTCTTTTTAGAGGTAAAAGAGTAGATAATGGTGAATGGGTTATAGGATATTATTGTGTAATTGAAGGTATAAGTTACCGCATATACACAGGTTATGCAAAAACAGTTCATGGAGAATTTTGTCCAGATTGGTATGAAGTTATTCCTGAAACTGTAAGTCAATATACCGGATGGACAGATAAATACAGAATAAAGATTTTTGAAGGAGATATAATTAATATAACTCCTAATCAAACTAATAGACTTATGGAAGTAAGATGGAATGATGAAACAGTTTCTTGGGAACTGACAGATATAGGTACTCCAACATGGGAAGTAAATCATCTTATTAATACTATTAGTCTTGGAGAACTTGAACTTGAAGCTTGTTATGGTGAACCAATTTCTTTTATTGTTGGAAATATTTATGATAACCCAGAATTAATGGAGGATTTAAATGATAGACGAACGTATAAAATATGCTAATATGTTAGAAACTTTAGAAGATATAGCTAGAGATGAAACTTGCCCTATGAATATTGCGGCAGATATTTATCAATGGATAGATGAATTATCTTATTTAGATGTAATGCCTATAAGACATGGGTATTGGGAAATAGGATATTTTCATGATAGGGTATGTAGTCGCTGTTTACATCCAGACAATGATCTCGATGATTATCCGCACACCTATTGTCCAAACTGTGGAGCAAAAATGGATAAAGAAAAGCCTTATTGAGAATAAAAATAGGAGAGTATAATATAAATGCGAAAAATCATAAAGTTATTTTTACCTGTTTTAATTTTATGCCTTTTAGCAGGGTGTTCGAAACTCATTAGTACTGAATATAAGGACGTTGAAGTTAAAATTATAGATTGTTATCATGAAGATAGTTATACTACATATGTTCCTTATAATAAAAGTTTTATACCAGTAGTATATTTTGAAGTAAATAAAGTAACAGTTAGTTACAATAATAATCAATATGTAATTAAAGGAGAAGAAGTATATTATAAATATAAGGATAAGATTGGTGAAACAGTAACAGGAACATTAGAAATTGAAAATTATGAAGATGGAACTAAAAAATTCAATATTGTAAGTTTAAGTTAAGGTATAAGAAATGAAACTATTAATTAAAAATAAAAATACAGGAGAAACTATACATTCTTTAGATGTGAATCCTTGTTTAGACTGGTCTTCTGAGAATACTTATTGCTACACTAATAAAGGTTGTAAAATATTATCAGTACCTCGATTGTATTTAAAAGTACAAGGTAATAATATAGATTACAACTTTATTGTAAAAGAAGTTATTAGAAGAGGAAATATTATAATTATAATAGGTGAAAAGGAAAATGTAGAATATAAACTATCTTTTAAAATGGAGGAATATAATTGAAGTTTTTAAATTTAATTACCATATCTTCTACACAGTATAAAGAAATATTAGATAGATTATATTTTCTTAGGAGAGTATTACTTAAATTATCTGACGATAACCCAGAAATAAATTCAACGCGTAAGACTGTTGAAGAAATAGGGTATATTTTTACATATAATAATTCTGAGGAGAAATTCAAAAATGAATATAAAGAAAAGGAATAAAATATTAGGAATAATTGGAGTTATTTCTCTTTGTATTATAGGAATAACTTGTTTAGCAATGTTTTGTTTTGAAATTTATTTAACTTTTTTAATGGTTAGGAGTGTCTTATAATGATTACTTATAGATGCGATTTCTGCGGAGAAGAAGGAGCCATTCATGGAATTATTCTGCCTAATAAGGATACTTCTGATGAATTTAGATTGTATGAATATGATCTATGTGAAAATTGTATAAGAGAACTTTGTCAACATACAAGAGAGGAATTGATGAAATATGAAGGTTCAAGTAAAGAAACAAGGGGAAGATTTGCAGGAGTATTTAAATTTTAAGCGGAAGCATCATACTACCAAAATAAAGAAAGGTAGGGGCAGTTATGATAGAAAGAATTATAAAAAAATTTCCGCAGAAGATTTTTAATCTTATTTCATTTTTCTAAAAATTTTTGTTATAATATATATACAGTAAAGAAAGAAAGGAAAAAAGAAATGGCTAAAACTTCACCTGAGATGATTGAAAAAATCAATGAATTATATTATATGATAGGAGTAAAAAGTCAAGTCGCAAGACAGCTTGGAATATCTCCCGCCACAGTAGCTAAGTATATTGATTCAAACTATATACCTAAGCAGGTGAAGTTTGAAGATATACCGCTTCCAGAAGATTTATCTATTGAAATATTTCAGCAAGAGTGGGTAGATATACTAAAAATAAGCGAAGCTGAAATGGCGGCAATTAATGAGTTCAGAAAGGAGTTAAACTAATGAAGGCTTTTGAAAATGCTGAGAGTTTAATGAGTGCAAATTTAAGAAGAGTAGGAATTACATTTGCCGCATGGGAAAAGCAGCCAGATTTAAAGTGTAATAGTAATTATCATATTTTATGTGCAAGATTATTTAATCTTGATTATATATCATATCTTAAATACATTACTAATAAATATGGAGCAATTATTGTAGATAGCCCTGTTCCTTACGCTTTATTTCCAGATAGTAAGAAATGTGATGCTCTTGTAGATGAACTTAATAAGAGATGGGAAATTGTATGTAAATTTAGAGAGGAGAATAATATCAATGTTTGATTCTTTTTTAACAGATACACAGGTGGAAGATTTTATGGAGGAAGAGTATGAAGAAGAATGATTTTGTTTTACTATGCATATGGATTATGTTATTAATAATTCAGGTTACAATTATCATTTATGGCATTGTTCAAAATCAACAGGAAAGAGTATATTTATATGGAAAACAGCAGATAGACATATCTTTTAATAATCAGAAGATAGATAATTATGAAATAGTAGAAAAAGAAAATGGAAATGACCTTATAATCCATTTTGAAAAAATATAAAATTTTTGTTATAATATATATACAGTAAGAAAAGGAGAAACAAAAAAATGGGCAGAACAGGAGAAAGCATTGAGAATAGAATTCATATATTAACACAAAGAGATGCTATGCGGAATGCGGCAATTATTAAGAAGTTAAATAGGCAGCTCCGCAAGATGAAGTAACTTTTGATTTTTATAAAAATTTTTGTTATAATATATATGTGAGTTAATTCTCACATAATATGTGGATGTCGGTTAATGGTAAGCCTCCAGATCTGGGTTCTGGGTACGAAGGTTCGATTCCTTTCATCCGCACCAGCCGCAGTTGGTTATTACGAATCTGCGATGAAAACAAAATTTGTAATAAATATAAGAATGGTAGTTTAATAAAAATTCTGTCATATGCGGAGATGCAGGTAAAGAATCCTGAACGTTCTTATTTTAAATGTAATTACATTTTTGTCTTTTGGGTTTATTTAGACAATAAAGAAAATAAAACAGCATAAGCTACGCTATAGGAGCTGTACTGTGAGTTCAGGTAAAAACTTCGACTTTATTAACTAAGACGTGAGGGAGTTAATCGGCTTATGAAATTTCGATGACGGGAAATTTTAGGGTTGCAACCTTGATAGCAGTATATACAGGGGAGTATCCGAATTGGCATAGGAGTTAGTTTCAAACACTAAATTATAAGGGTTCAAATCCCTTCTTCCCTACCATTAGAAGAGCTGGTTAGTTTAATGGCTAAAACGAAATCGAGTCGTTAAATGATAAATTCAAGTATTCTTTTGAAATTTAGTTCATTTCAACTGAATAAACTAAATTTATTGATTTAAATGTCAAACGGATCCAATTGAGGTGCACCAATTTTTTACTGACGGATTTAGAAGTTAGAACTAAGAACTTCATTGACACAACAAGATTTAATGCGGGTTCGATTCCCGTACTGGCTCTTAATATGTGGAGGTAGCCCAACGGCAGAGGCAATGGACTTGTGGAGTGATCGGTATCATTAATTGGTTCAACTCCAATACTTCGCACCAAAAATCCATTCAGTGTGGGTTCGAATCCCATTCTCCGCACCAAAAGAAAAAGAAAAAAGAAAAGGAGAAAAATATGAGTTCTTATTATAGAGTATCTATTGATGATAATGAAGAAGTAGAAAAATATTCAAATTTAATTGATTTAATTAGTGATCATGGATTTGTGAATAGTAAAGGAACAAATAAATTTTGTAGAATATCAGATGATAATTTAAAAGAAACTGATTTTTTTACTATAAATAAAATTAAAAATCTTGCATTTGATGAAATCCTCTTAAAAAGAAAAAGTATGCAAGAAACAGATTTTAATGTAGATAATATAGTTTCCAATTCTCATATTTATAATTTAATGGAAAATAGAAATTCTTGTAGAACTATATTTGCTGATTTTGGTAATGAAAAATCTATTATTAAAAATGATTTCGGAGAAAATTCAATTAATGCTTCTACGAGTTCTAATACAATTATTCAGAATGAAAAGGCGGCATATAATATAACTGCTTCTACTGGTTTAGCCTCTATTGATATAGATATTAATAGTTCTAATTCTATTATAGCTAATACTGGAGATAATAGTTTAATTTCTATTGATAGTTCCAATTCAATTGCAGCAAATACTGGAGATGGCAGCTTAGTATGTGCAAAAGGAATTGGAACTGCCGCAATTTCATCTGGTGATTATTCTATTGTAAGTGCTGAAGGTAAAGACAGTTTTGCTATAGGCATAGGTCATAATTGTATTGCTAAAGGTAAATTAAATAGTTATCTTATTCTTGCAGATTGGAAAGATAATAAATTAATTGATTTAAAAATGCACATAGTCGATAATATAAAAATAAAAGAAGACGTTTATTATACGTTAAAAGATGGAGAATTTGTTGAGGTTAATTAAATGGGAGTCAATGATTGTTTTTGTTTAAGAGTTTTATTGATTGAGAAGGAGTAAAATATTGCATGATTATTAAAAACCAAGTATATGTACTCTCAAATTATGCAACAAGTGAATTACAAAAGATTTTAGACTGCCACGCAAAAGCTGGATATAAATTAGTTTCAACAGAAATGGCGAAAAACAGATACGATGTCGATGTGATGTATCTTTTCTTTGCGGGTGAATTTGATGAGAATAAAAAGTTAAGTTTGACAGGAGAAAATAAGTGAAAGGTTTAAAAGGTTTTAAAGGCTTTAATAAGGATTTTACTTGTCAAGGAAAACAGTATGCTGAAAATACTATTTTTAAAGAAAAAGATGCTGAAATTAATAAAAGTGGTATACATTTCTGTGTAAATCCATTCGATGTATTAGAATATTATGGATTTGTTAATGAAAATGCTGAATTAAATGAATTCGCAGAGGTAGAAGCATTACATGACTGCAAGACAGACGATGACAAGGAATATGTCACAAAAAAATTGAAAATTGGTACAAAAATAGGCATCGAAGGATTAATAAAAGCATTTGTTGATTTTACGTTAGCAAAAACAGAAAGTATAGTAACGAACATAAATTCTCGATCAATATCAACAAACACAGATCTTGAGTCAGTGACAATGAATACAGGTTTTTGTTCAGGAGCAATAAATACAGGACGTGATTCAATAGCAATGAACAAGAGTAGTTATTCAGTAGCAATGAACACAGGTAATCGTTCTGTATCAACGAGTATAGGTCTTCAATCAGCGGCAATGAATACTGGTATCTATTCTGCGGCAATGAATACAGGACTTAATTCAGCTTCTATTAATACTGGCAATTTTTCCGTATCCATGAATACAAGTTATCGTTCAGGAACATTGAACACAGGGGACAATTCAGCTTCTATAAATACTGGTGATTTTTCAGTTTCCACGAATACTGGTAATTGTTCGGTAGCGATGGGTAGTGGTGATTATTCGGTAGCAATAAACATCGGTGATTGTTCGATAGCAAACGCTGAAGGAAAAAATAGTTTTGCAATTGCGACAGGAATTAATAGCAAAGCAAAAGGAAAATTTGGATGTTATATTGCTATTGCAGAATGGAAGCAAAAAAATATCGGAGAATATGAATTCATTGATTTCAAATCACATAAAGTTGATGGAAAAATTATAAAAGAAGATGTTTATTATACATTAAAAGATGGAAAATTTGTTGAGGTTAATTAAATGGAAATAGAAAAAGCAGAAAAAATAGCAGAAAAAATAGACCGATTAAAAAAATGGAAAAAATTGAGCGGTGCTTATGTGATTTAGGAGCAATAAAAGTAGATAACATAATTATTTCTTTTTATTTAGAGCCTGATTTAGGAAAAATAATAAAAAAATATTATGAAGAAAAAATATCCTCTTTAAAAAAAGAAATAGAGAGTTTTGAATAAAAATCAACAGTGGCGAAATAGGTAGACGCTAGTATGGCTGTTGTAATGACAGCAATAAGTTTACTTGCAGAAACGGCATGAGATACAGAGCGAGATAATTCAAACCTATAGTAAATAGGCATTAAAAATAATGGGAACGAGATTATTATGTATGGTGCAAATCCATACCTGTTGATTATTAAGTCGAGTCTTCCGACTTTAAATGGAGTAGGTTATTAGGTTTGTATGTTTTTCGCCCGTAACTGCAATCACAACAGAAAAACATACTTTAATATACGAGTGTGGTGCAATTGGTAGACACAGAGGCTTCAAGTACCTCCATTTCTGGGTTCGAATCCCAGCACTTGTACCAAATATGCGGAGATGGCTTAGCTGGTTAAAGCATCTGACTGATATTCAGAAGATCTTGAGTTCGAATCTCAATCTCCGTACCATATATGGAGGCGTAACCCTAATTGGTAAGGGATCGGTTTGCTAAACCGAGAGTAATCAGTTTATACTGGTGTGATGGTTCAAATCCATCCGCCTCCGCCAATAATATTAAGAGCTGTGAATATAGGCGGGAAAGAGAGATTTTTAACAACATATCTCGTTAGTTGTGGACATGGAAACTGCTCCTATGGCTGAAGGTTTCTTCTTAATATTTTCAATAGAAAAAGGCTGATGACCTGCGGAAGATTGAAATGATATATATCTCCGCCGTGCTAAAACGTATTAGATGACTATTGAGAGGTTACTTATTATTCTGGATTGCTCGCATTGCGGAATAAGTAATCAAAAGACAATCCAGTTTTATATATGCCGACCAAATCTGTACGGCTACAGAGCTCGTCTTGAAAACGATGCGTGGGTTAATAGCCCATGGGGATCGACACCTCTGGTCGGCGCCAAGTACGTCAATTCATATAATTAATTCCTTTTCTGTGATGAGGAGAGTCTATTTTAGACTCTCCTTTATCCTTTTTGGTTAAAGTTGTTCAATATTATTTCTTAACTTTTGATTAAATAAAAAGGAGTGAAGTTTTATGGATATGGTATTATATGCTCTTTTAAACAAGAGAATAAAAACAATGTCATCTTCAATAAAAACAATTACAATAGATGAAAACAATCATTTAATTGTTATTTTATCTAATGATACAAGAATAGATGCGGGAGCTTTGCCTACTGGTGACCAGACCGCCGCAATAACAAATGAAGCGATTGATAAAATTTTTTCAGAAATTTAATATTCCTATTTCATTTTTCTAAAAAATTTTGTTATAATTATTATAGTAAAAAAGAGGAGATTATAAATCTTCCTCTAAAATGAGAAAGGAAATTAAAAATATGAAGAAAAATTATGAGTATAAAATAGATAAAAAAGAAAGAATATTAGCAATAGTTAAGAAAATAAAAATTGCCGCAGATTGTGGATTATTAATTCTGAATGCTATACTCTTGATAAATAAAATCTCAATATTATATATAAATTTTTTGAAGAAAAGAAAAACTTGACAGCAAATTATCAAAGAAGATTAATTATTCAATTTCATTTTTTTAAAAATTTTTGTTATAATTATTATAGTAAAAGAGAAAGGAAATTAAAAATATGAGGTTATGGCATACGGATTTAATATCTGTTCTTCCAAAGGAACAGCTTGTAGGTCAATGGAGAGAACTTTCCGCAATAGCAGGTTCAATTAAGCAGAAAGGTACTCCCAACCATCTTCTTGTTAATTTTGTAATGGATTATGATTTAGACCATTTTATTAATTATGCTCGTATGATAAGAGCGGAAATGACAAAAAGAGGATACAGAACTGCTAATTCTGTTTGGGAAAAGATAGCTTCTCTAAAAGAAGATTATACTCTTATAAAAGACAAAGAAGTTTATCCTGATATTATGAATAGTCAATATCTTTCAATTTGTTATGAAAATCTTCTGGAAAAATTCATTAGAGGTGGCATATCAGAAGAGGATATGAACAATATAGAAGAAGTTTTTAAAGAAGCATTTGAAGTAAATATGTAAAAAAAATCATTTGAAAAAATAAAAAATTTTTGTTATAATATATATACAATAAAGAAAGGAAATAAAAAATGCAGACGATTTATAAGATGAAGTTAAATACAATTAATGATGTTAAGTCTTTTGTCGATGCGGCAAATGAATATAAGGGAAGAATTACTGTCCGCAATATGCACTACGCTGTAGACGGAAAGTCAATCATGGGAATTTTTTCAATTGATTTGTCGGGTATTCTTGATGTAGAATTTGATAATGAACCCAGTAATGAAATACTTGATTTATTTAAGAGTTGGAGAGTTAAGTGAAGGAAGTTCATATTTTAATAGGAATCCCCGCAAGTGGTAAATCTACTTTTGCTAAAAATTTTGTTTTCTCTCATAAAGGGTACAAAATTGTATCAACAGATGATATAAGATGGAAGTTATTTGGAGATGCAAGTATACAGGGAAATCCTAAGATGATTTTTGCTATTGCTCACAAAGAAATTATGTCTTATTTAGATAAAGGATATAATGTTATATTTGACGCAACAAATATATCAAGAAAAAATCGAGTAAATCTTATTAATTTTTTAAAAGAATGTGAAGTAGAAAATGTTGTGGCGGATTATTTTCCTGTTACAATAGATGTTGCTCTTGAGAGAAATCAGCAAAGAAAAAGACACGTTCCAGAAAAAGTTATTCATAAGATGTTTGGCAAAATTGAGAAGCCTAAATATGAGGAAGGATTTTCAGAAATAAATTGCCACAACGATTAATTTGAAAAAATAAAAAATTTTTGTTATAATATATATACAGTTTGAGAAAGAAATAAAAATTAAAAAATCTCAAACTTAGATATTGCGGGATGATGCAGAGGTAACATGTTAGCTTAGTAAAACTAATTACAGAGGGTTCAAGTCCTTCTCCCGCCACCAGTGGATTTTCATATTCCGCTTTCTACGAGCGATAGCTTGCATGAGAAGTAGACGGGACCGGTCATCAATGATTGCAAGGTTGAGAACTTCCGCTTCAATTCCTTTAAATAGTTATATCTCCTGCGGGAATATGACAGCCTTGAAATTGCGATAGAGAGGTAGGTTTTATGGGAAGATAGCATAAAAAATGCACTTGATTGCAATGAGGGATATTGGTTGAAATCCAATTCTTCTCACCAATATGGAGATGTAGCTCAGATGGTAGAGCAACGGGCTTTTAATCCGTGAGCCAAGGGTTCGAACCCCTTCATCTTCACCAGCCGCAGTTTCTTATATAATTAATCTGAGGGACTAAATTAAAATTGATTATATAGAGAGAATAAACATGGATTTAGTAGATAAACTACCACCGATTGATTAATTCAAGTATGTGGCTCGTGGCTTAAACTCTCTACAAAAAATAAGGCAAAGTAATCTACAATATGGTATTATCTGTACCAAGGTCTTAACCTCGAGACCTTATAAATAAAGAAGGAGATAATTGCTCTACTCGTAGTCTCATTAGCTTTAAAAGCAACAGAACGAGGACTAACTAAGTGATTCATGAGTCACTGGTTAGGTTCAGTAGTAGATTTAGCCTGTATCGGCTTGGTGTACGAGAAATTGCGTCATAGACGTGGTTTCTGAGGCACGCTGGAGAATTTAGACATCCAGAGGAAGTAGATCCTACTACTGAATTAAATATGGCACCATCTTCTAATAAGGTCAGGAAACCGGTCTTTCACATCGGTAATATGGGTTCAAATCCCGTTGGTGTCACCAAATTTACGTCATTAGCTCAGCTGGATTAGTAGCAACCGCCTTCTAAGCGGTAGGTCATAGGTTCGAATCCTATATGGCGTGCCAATCAAAAGAATTTTAATAATTATGGTTATTGATTCTGTTTACCGGTATAGCTTAGTCGGTAAAGCGTCGGACTGTTAATCCGTAGACCGTAGGTTCAAGTCCTACTACCGGTGCCAATGTCGTAGTTTGTATGTTTACAGCGACTTTAAATAAATTGATTAGACATTCTATCAGGCTCATGTTGTTAGCACCTTTTGTGAAATTAGCTAATCTAAGTTAGCCGCCATCCTGATAAAAATAAAAACTTTGCGAACAAAAGAGTGTAAGCGGATAATGCTTAGACATTTCCGTGTATTAGCTGGAATAGCATAATTGGTGATGCAACGCTCTTGTAAAGCGGAGACTGTAGGTTCGAGTCCCACTTCCAGCACCATTTATGTGGATATAGTTCAATGGTAGAATGCTAGCCTTCCAAGCTAGATATGCGAGCTCAATTCTCGTTATCCACTCCATCAAGAACACCTCTTTCACTCTAAAAAGTTAAATTCTTGGAATTAATGATCAAACAACATAAAATCCGATGTTTTGTATTGGTAGTTGAAAAATAAAAAGGAATAATATTAGCAACAATATTATTATACTTATATTTTTTGAGTGCCATAGTTTTAGGTTAATAGAGTGGAGAATAAAAGGTTGCTATTTTATTCTCCGATATTGCACAGTCGCCAAGTGGCAAAAGGCAGTAGACCTTGACTCTACCATTCGCTAGTTCGAATCTAGCCTGTGCAGGACCAACGTCTTTAGTAACCTCCCCGTGGTGTTGGTTGGGTAATTCTAATACTAAAGTTTCGATAGAGGACACTTCCTCATAAAGCGGCTACAGCAAATATTCTTATAAATTGGATTATGAAAAATTTTTTCCGCTTTGTTAATTTATTTAAGACGGACAAACAGCAACTTCAAATGATAAATTATTTTTATGTTAAGCCTCCTTCCATCCGTCTTGAAAATAGAAAGAGCCTTACAGCAAATATTCTTATAATACTTTTTATTATATTAATTAGGCTCTTGTATTTACAAAAAATGCGGAATGATAATATAAAAATCATTCCGCATTTTTTAATATAGAAAGGAATTAACTATGGTATCATTTGAATTAAAAGAAAATCAAACTGGATATGAAGTCATAGAAGATTATTTTGTAAAAAAATTTAATTTTCGTTTAGGAATTTATGAACAATATCTTGTTGCTTTGGAAATATCATATGATAATGTTTATTGGACAAGAGTTACAGATATATTACAAACAGATTCAATGTATTTTGAATGGGGTATAGATTGGTATGAAGGTGAAAAATATATTCATCTTTTAGGTGTTAAAAATATAGAAGATATTGACATTATTGGAGAAGGAGTTTAAAATGACAATTACTGAACAACTTACAGATATGTTATCAGAAAAAAGAACTGAAAATGGAGCAATCTCATGGAGTACAACACAGTCTAGAATTATAGATATGTTTGCTTCAATAGGCGGCAAAAGAAATGCTTCAACAGAAGAAATAGAAAATATATATCTTGCCGCACGAACAGAAAATGCGGATTTAGCTGACAAGATGATTTTCTATTGTAGAGATATTCTTGGGGGACTGGGAGAAAGACGTATTGGAAGAATATTGCTTCATAAATTAGCTTGTATTGACCCTGATAAAATGAAAAGAAATTTTAACTTAATTGCAAAGTATGGTAGATGGGATGACTTTTATTGTTTAGAATATACTCCCTGTGAAATGGATATGTGGGAATATTTATATGGACAACTTATATTCGATCATATGGAATATACGTTACGCACTGGAAATGTTTCATTACTTGCTAAATGGCTTAAGAGTGAAAATGCTTCTTCTGCGGAAGCTAAAAGACTTGCCCGCAAGTTTTGTCAGATAAATAATATCTCTTATAAAAAGTATAGAAAGATACTTTCAGAATTAAGAAAATATATAAATGTAATTGAAACTAAAATATCTAAAAATGAATGGAATACAATTGAATATTCAACTATTCCTTCAATAGCTCATCATAAATATTCAAGTGCTTTTGCAAAACATGATAGAGAAAGATATACAGAATATCTTGAAAAATTAAAATCAAATAGTCCAGAAGTAAAGATAAATGCAAAGACGATAACTCCCGCAACAATTATTTCAAATATATCTAATCCAGCGGCAGAAGCTCAGTGGAATGCCTTACCTAACTATTTTACTGGTAACAAGAATATCATTTGTTGTGCAGATGTTAGTGGTTCAATGAGGTATAGTGGCTGTTGTTCGGGAACTCAACCAATAGATAATTCAATAGGATTAGCAATGTATTGTGCAATGCACAATAATGGAATTTATAAAAATAAATATTTGACTTTTACTGATAAACCTACATTAATTGAATATGATTCAAAAAGAGATTTAGCATATAACGTTGGACGAGCAAAAACTCATATAGGATATAACACTAATCTCGATGGAATGTTTGAAGCAATTTATGAGGCGGCATCCGCAGCACACAGGTCACCAGAAGGTCTTGTAATTGTTTCAGATATGGAAATAGATAGCTTTTTAGCAGAAAATAAAACAGATGGCATAGTTGATAAGTGGTCAAAAAAGTTCCATGCTGCTGAGCTTGCATTTTTCCCCGTTGTATTTTGGAATGTTGATGCTCGTAATGACTTTACTATATTAAATAAAATTAAAAATCCTTATGTTAAATATGCAAGTGGCAATTCTCCTACAATATTTAGCAATCTTGAAACAATTATGGATAAATCTCAGTATGATGCAATAGTAGAAATATTAAATAAGTATGAAGTGGTTTAATACCACTTCATTTTTTTATATGTATGGGTAAAATAAAAACATCTAATTGCTGTATTTTTTAATTATTATTGTAATATAAAGAAAGGAGCTAATGTCTTATGATTAATATAATCGGACAAGGAGATAAAACAACAACTTATTTAATGTCTTATGTTGCTGATACAGAAGCAGATATTACTGCGGAAGAACCTTCTGATAATATAGCAATTGGTAGCACTTGCTTAGTTATAGAAACTTCTAATGTATATATTGCTTGGTAGTGATAGACAATGGCATTTATTATAAGGGGGTAATTTAAATGGATATGACTTTATATGCCCTTTTAAACAAAAAAATAAAAGGCGTTATTTCTGGAGTAGATTCTGTTCAAGTAAAAAATCAAAATTTAGTTTTTAATTTTACAGATGGGTCTACTCAAACAATGATATTCCCTACTCCCGCAGATGGAAAAAATGGTACTAGCATTATAGATATAGATGTAGATGCGGCTAACCATTTAATTTGTACAATGTCAGATAACACTATTATTGATGCAGGTATAGTCAATACTGTGCAAGGTGAGAGAGGTCCCGCAGGAAAAAATGGAAAAGATGGCAAAAATGGTATCAATGGACAAGATGGTATAGATGGTATTTCGCCTACTGTTACAATAACTGAATCAACAGGCAGACATACTATATCTATTACAGATAAAGAAGGAGTAAAATCTTTTGTTGTTAAAGATGGTTCTGCTCTTGATGTAGAAGACTATTATACAAAAGATGAAGTTAATGCAGAATTAGATAAAAAAGCTAATGCGGCAGATTTACCTACTATACCTACCAATTTATCTGAATTTAATAATGATGAAAACTTCATCAAAAATACTGTTGATAATCTTATTCATTACTATAATAAAGCAGATACATATACACAGACAGAAGTTAATAACTTAATTGCAAATATACAAAAATTAACTTCTCAAATTGTTACAGAATTACCCACTGAAAATATTGATACAAGTGTTATATATTTAATAAAGCAAGAAGAATCTAATTCTTATATGCAATATATGTATATCAATAATGCTTGGGCGGAATTAGGTACAACACAAGTAGATTTATCTAATTATTATAATAAAAGTGAAATAGATAATAAACTTGCGGAAAAGGCTGATAAAACAGAATTACCTACAGTTCCAACTATGGTTTCCGCATTTATTAATGATGCAAAGTATATAAGTGATTATACTGAAACAGACCCAACTGTTCCTACATGGGCTAAAGCTAAAACTAAACCTACATATACAGCTGCAGAAGTTGGAGCATTACCTGATGATACTGAGGTACCTATTTTTACTAATAAGCAAGTGCTTGATAGCATTACTTCTGAAAAAGTTAATGGCTGGGATGAAGCTGCCGCAAATAAGCATACTCATGAAAATAAAATTGTGATTGATAAATTCTCTGAAAATGATGAGGGGAAAGTTGTATATGATAACAAACCTTTAGCAAGTGATAATCTTTGGCATGGTACGCAGGCAGATTATGATGCTCTTGGTGAATATGACGAGAATAAGACTTATGTTATTACTGACGGCGGCGAAGATGTTGATTTAAGCGAGGTCGTAATTGACGATAGTTCTACTACATCTGAAAAAAAGTCTTGGTCTGTGAAGAAGATAAATGATACTATTGTTTTGAAAAATACTAGAATATTATATAAAAACGCTCCGACATCTTCAGGAATGACAACCTTTACATTAAATATATCCTCTTTAGGATTGACCCATGGCATATATCATTTTAAATGTTATATAGTAGGTAATGGCAATGTCGCTCATTGTGCTGAAGGCAGTATTGGACAATATAATGGTAGTTATTACATATCTATTGATTATAAATCATCTCACATTTCCAGTATCGTTGTAAACGGAACAACAATTACAGTCACAACTTCTGCAGCTCATTATAATCTTAGTTTTTCTATTCAATCAATATATGATTGGGCAGAATCATAAAAAAGGAGAGTGAAACAATATGCCTATTATGCAAGGTAACAAGCAAGTTGCAAATGTTTATAATATAAATAACAATTTTTATTCTATGCCTATTGGTTGCATCATTCCTTTTAGCAGTAATACAATTCCTGCAGGTTTTTTACTTTGTGATGGTTCAGAGGTATCAAAGGCGGATTATGCAGATTTGTTTGCTATTATTGGAAATATTTATGGAGCAGCAATAGATACAAGTAAATTCAAGTTACCTGATTTAAGGGATGAATTTGTACAAGGTGCTAATAATAATTTGGGCACGGGTAAAGATGCTGGACTTCCGAATATCACCGGTACGTTTTATCATGATACAAATGCAAAAGCTGGACTATCAGGTGCGTTTACATATAAAGGTACAGGTCGACAAAATTTAGCAAATGACACGCCAACAAATTCTGGTCTAGTAACATTTGACGCTTCAAAATCAAACTCAATATATGGTAACTCAAACACAGTCCAGCCGCCGGCGGTTTGTCTTAATTATATTATTAAGGCTACAAATGTATCTGATATACCCATAGATACGACAAATATTATTGATGATACAACAACTACCGCAACAGATAAAACTTATTCTGCTAATAAGATAAATAATATGATGGCTATATTCCCTTTTAAATGGGAATTAATAGGAACCTCTTCTTCAGAAGAAGTTACAACTTTTAAGCAAACAATGTCAAGCGGAAGTCCTTTCTGTGTATATCACAGTTCTGGAATATTCTGTTTCGGTAATGGCATTCCCGCCAATAGAGGAAAACTCTACGGAATGACTACTGGAGCAGTTGCTTCTGTTGAATATACTACTGCAGGTTTACTTACAGTACAAGTAACTGCCGGAACAGCTTATATTTATGAAATGAAAACAATATAACTATTTGCAATTCCATAAAATTTTTGATATAATATAAATAGAAGATGAATTTAATATTCATTTTCTATCCCCTTTCTATTTACTCAGCAGTTAGATATGGAAATTATCTAGCTGCTGTTTTTTTATGCAAAAAAATAAAAGGGTACGATTGCTCGTACCCTACACAATAGTAAATCCAAAACCAAAAATATGGTTTAAGATTTTTTATTTCAAAATTAGGTTTTTCACATTTACTGCGGCAGTTACTTGATTATTAAGTCCAATTACCGCTCTATCTCCAACTAATTCAAGAACTGTAAATTTGGTACTATATACCCAAGAAGATAATGTGCCACCATAATAATCTTTGGCATTTTTCTTTACCATTACAATTGAACCTTTATTTATTTTCGTTGACTTGTTTGTCTTTTTATTTGCTAAGTACAGCTTTGAATCTAATAATATTGCAGTAACTTTTCCTTTTAATCCGATAGTAATATTTTTGCCATTTACCGCTAATACATCAAATACAGTATGATAAACCCAAAAAGCTAATTTAGCTCCATTGATAGCTGTTGCATTTTTTACAACTCTAACTTTATTACCCTTCTTAAATTTAGAAGTAGTAGTGGTGGTAGTAGTAGGTTTCTTTACTGTGGAAGTTTTTACAACAATCAGATCTTTTGAATTAACTGCGGCCGTTACCGCTCCATCAATCCCGATTACGACTCTATTTCCAGACACTTCCATTACATCAAAGACTGCATCATAAACCCAAGAGGCAAGATTTCCGCCGTCGTAAATTTTTGCTCCAGATTTAACTCTTACTTTATCGCCTTTTTTAATGGTATTAGTTGTTGGTTTATTGTCGTTGGTTGACTTATATTCTTTATAACATAAATTAGAATCAACATCTTTGCCGCCAATTTTTTCAATACCCCATTGCCACATAACTTGATTATAATTATATTTACTTGGTATTTTTGGATCATATGTCCAGTTAGCTAACCAAATATCATATTTATTTACTAATCTTGCTTTATCAAAATAATTTTCAAGCCAAGAGGGATTGGCATAGATACCATAAGGAATACCAATCTCTTTCATTGTATTACAGAAAGTTACCGCCATATCTGTTCTTTGTTTGGTTGTAAGCATTTCAATTTGCTTTTGTTCTTCCATATCAAAGAAACAAGGATAAGTAGGATTTTGACCTTTTACAACAGAAACGCAAGCATTTAATTCTTTTTCAAAAGTCTTACCATCTGTTGCTTCAAAGTACCAGTAAAATCCATAAGGAATACCATATTTTCTGCAAGCGGCAAGATTTTTATCAAAATAGCTATCCTTATCAGTTCTAATTCCAGCTCTAATGATGATGAATTTTACCCCTGCTTTTTTTGCAGCTTCAAAATCAAAGTTTTCTTGCGCCCTGCTTATATCAATGCCTTTAATCTGCATTTGAATCATCCTTTCCTTTTGTGAAAAGTTCTTTTATATTGCCTACTAATTCGTATGAACCAGTTGAAGCAAGTCCGCTTGCAAGTCCGCCTAAAAGTATTTCAGGTGTAAATCCCCAATTATTTACCCAGCAATTAAGAACTACACCGAGAACACCCATAATAAGAGGAATAAACTTATTTATTTTATCAGAAGGAATTACATTTTTAATGATAAATCCTATAATAAGACAAATACCTACTACAACAAGTACAATGTAATCTTTTAAAAAGCTAATATCCATTTAAAACACTCCTTTATTAAAAAATTTTATATTTAGGTAAAGGTTCTTTAAAAATTAAATACCTTAAACCATCATCAACAAAAATTGCTACAACAGATAAGCCTAACCATGCAAAACAAAATGGTAAACATATCTGTCCTAAAATATTAAGCGGAAGTCCGCTATAATCCCAAACATTCCAACCTAAGATAATATTAATTACTACTCCAGATATAAATTCAAAAGTAGTAATAATTATCATTCCTAGGACTGCTTGAGTTAATAAATTTGGGCGGAAACGGGGATACTCATTGAGTAAGCCTATCCCCGTAAAGCAAAGCCCGCCGACAATTAGCATAGTCCAATGAGTATTACCTCTAAAAGCAATTTCTATCATTCCATAGATAATTCCGCCTATAATAAATAGAAAAAACTGCTTAAGAAATTGTTTCATTTTGCCCACCTAAAATAGTATTCATTATTTCTTGATATTTTTCATTTAATTTTGTAACTCCATAAACTACAACTTTAACTTCTTCTGAATTGGTCATTTCATCTACTTGTTGTTTTAGTAAATTACAATAAGTAAGATTATAAGTCTTAAAAGAAGTAATTGCCGCAACTAAACTTAGGAACTCTTCAGAAGTATATGTTCTACAAGGGTTACCAGAAGAATGATAAGGAACTGAATTTCCTTGTTGAGCTACTGAAGACCAAGCTAACATATTAATTTGATCTTCATCAGATAAATCATAATGTTCTCCATTATAATCATATCCGGAATAAATTAATGACGAACAAGCTTGATTTATCTCTTGCTTTTTATTTTCTTTTAATTCTTCTATTGGATAGTATTCTTCTATAGAAAGAATTTTTCCAGTTTCATCTGTTTTTGTGATTTTAAAATGTCCATTTGAATTTATTATAAAATTTGCAATTTTAGAATTATCTTCAACCCAGTATGGTGCATTGTCATCATATTTAGAACAAGGAAAATCAGGAACCATTGTCCACGATTTATTTTTAAAAACAACCATCTTTCTTCCTCCTTTAAATATTGTACCAAAGTAAAGATACTCGGCCTGGAATTGTTTCGCATCCAATTCTTATTTTTTGATTTTCATCAAAAGAATAAGTTACTACATTATTATTAAAAGACATAATATTTCCAGATGTATTTATTTGAGGAACGTCTAAGCTTATATACCCCATATAACTATTTCCTTCAATTGTAATCATTGTTAATATAATTACTCTATTTTTATTTCCATCTGCTGGATAAGGAAATTCTACATATTTTGGGTCTTCAGTTGTTGTCCATATTCCATTATAATTTAGAGTATTTAATCCTAATGTTCCATTTATTTTTGGTAGAGTTAAAGTAACTGGTTGAGTTAAATCATTTGGACTACCAAACTGAACATAATTTGTATTATTTCCATATATACGGAAAATACCTTTTCTATGTTCATTTCCAGATAAGCTATTTCCTATTGCTAAATAATTTATTGAAGGGCTAGAAATATTATAAGCTAAACCTTTGTGTATATAACGGTTATCTTTTTCTTTATCACTTATTATTGGATACACCCATCCACCATTATCACTAAATTGATCAATTGATAAAATTTTTGTTTTATCATCAACATATTTTTTATTAACAATATCTTCATCTTTTTCAATAGGAGCAATTAATTTCATTAGAATTCCTCCTTATTAAGCTATATATCTTACTTCATACGTATTTTCCGCAAGAGTTCCTGTACCTACAATAGTAATAGTAATCACATTACCTGAAATTGATATATTAGGATAAACTTGTTCTCCAGTATCCACCTCAAAAACAGCGACTCCATTAATTGTCGCGGCAGCCGGACCTTCTGAAGTAACAGTCCATTTATAAGAGCCTCCTGAAGCTATAATTGCACTATTTTTCTTTGTGTAGATCAATGTTTCTTTTTCATCACCTGAAGGAATATAGTCCCATGTAGGTGTTACTGCACTAGCAATAAACACATCTCCTACTTTTGCAGCTTGACCTGCATATGTACCAGCCTCTGCAACTTTATATGTATCTCCTACCTTAACATCCGTACTAGGTAATCCCGCAGTACTGGTAACTGTTCCCTTATAAGTCATTCCTTGAACTGTACTTATTTTAGTGTCTACATAATCATAAACTTCTTGTAAATCTGTAGTTAAAATATCTTTATCAAAAACGACTGTGTTAACTGTTTCGCCAGTTTTTTCACCTAAATTATAAATATCTTTATGTTGTGTAATTTTTAAATGGAAGCCTCTTTTAGTTGTTGATTTGACTAAATCAGTTTTTTCAAAAGTGTAAGTAAATTGTGTATCAGTATCTGTATCTGTGGATTCTCCGCCAAAAGCAATCCAATCCGTTCCATTATACACTTTTGGTTTATTATCTACAGTATCATAATACATCTGTCCTGCTTTTCCATTGTCTGGATGCGCCGCAAGATTTTGTAATATAACATTTCTTAATTCATTTCCATTTAAATTTAAATGTACTAAAATTTTATTTTCTGCTGACATTGTTCATTTCCTCCTTAATTTAAATAAGCTTTTCCGCCAAAAGCTCCATTGAAAGTTATTCTTAAATTATTATTATCTATATATTCAACTGCGCCCATTACTTCATTATTAGCACTATCTATAATGGTAACAGATGGATATTTTTTCATATTATGCTGAATCTCCCAAACACTTGCGGCAATTGCTTGCTCATATATAAAAGTATCTGTTAGTATTTTTATCTTTTGAAAGACGTGTTTTACGCCTTCTTCATCTAAATAATTTTTTGTACTATCTGCCAAGTTAATTCCCCCTTAAACAAAAACTTCATTCCAAATATTATCTAAAGCCTCATTTGATATTGATGAACCTAATAACACTCCATCGCCATTGATGATGTTACCGGCTATAGTTAAATTACCTTGATAATCTAATTCAAGAGCATTAGATCTTTTTTCATCAGATATACCATTTCCCGCAATAAACAAATGATATGACTCTTCATATAAGGTTTCATCAATAGTATCTCCTGTAAAAATTATTCTATCACCATCTTGATTATAATATTTTTTACCTTTAACCCATTCTGTATCAGATGTTTTAACATATTCTCCAGATGAATTTAATTCATAATAATCTTTTGGAGAGCTTGGTTTATAAAACTCTATAATAATTTTATTCTTACCTTTGGAATCAAAATAATATATTTTATCACTTTGAATAGTATTATCTGATGTTAAGAAAAAAGTTTTTGTATCTTGATTAAATTCACCTATGATAGTTGCAGATTTTTTAGATTGATTATGAATAAGATAATTACCTAAAAGATTTTGTAGACTACCTTTTATATTATTACCATTGCCTATTACAAAATTATTCGCTCCTTCAATACTGTTTAAACTATTAAAAGCAGTATTACAAGAGCCAGTTATCTTTTGCCCCGTGCCCGCAACAATATTATAATTTCCACTAATATTTGAATTTCCACCGCCAATTAAATTGTAGCTTCCAGAGCAATCTTGATCTCCACCCATTAATAAATTATAATCGCCAGAAAAAGAAGAAGTGCTGATAGTACTGGCTATATTACCTATCCCAGAAGACATTTGCAATCCATTTGATAAAATTAAATTATAACGTCCAACTATTTCATTATCTTGACCAGATATAATTTGCCCACCACCATCAACATCATTTCGTTCTCCACAAATGATATTTTCGTAAGAGCCACTATTAAATCCTACTCTATTTCTCATTCCAGAGATGATAGAACGATTATCATTTTGAATAGTATTTTCTAATCCAGATATAATACTATGAGAGCTACTACTTATTTCATTCGATTGTCCACTTACAAAAATATTATTAGAATTATTAATTTTATTATAATAACCACTGGAATGACAAGCATTTCCACCAATAATTTCATTACCTTGATTTTCCACATGATGATAATGACCGCCTATAATTTTAGTATAAAAACCTTCTGCATGGCTAGTTTGTGCATTATCAATAGTTGCACCATGTCCTTCTACATGGCTCCCCATTCCTCCATTAAGCAAGGTATTAGAAAAACCTTCTGCGTGTCCAGAATTTGTATTTTCTAATCTATTTCCATGTCCTTCAACATGAGCCGCAGTATTTTTTAAATTACTATTATTAAAACCTTCCGTATGAGTAAATTCACCTTTAGCTTGGTTATTATATCCTTCAATATGGTTATATGCGTAACGTTCATTTCCTATTTTTTCATTAGAATTTTTTTTAACCCACTTTTGATTATCGCCTTGAAAAATATAAGATTCAATTCCTGCAGCATGATTTTTTTTATAGAATTCAGATTGAGTTAATATATTATTATCACTGATATATTCTTTATTTAAATATATTGTAAATGAATCCCCATTTTCCGCATTTGCAATAGTAATACCATATTTAGATAAATCTACTTCATTATCATCTAAGTACCATTTTTGAGAAATAATTGTACCTGTATTATTAATTTCTTCCACATAAGTAAAAAACATCTCATTTTTTGAATAATCAACAGTAGCATTAATTAATATTAAAGAATTAAATTCTACAGTTAAAGATTCTGATTTAATTAATTCTATAGTATAATTATTTAAATATTCCCAATTTAAATTAGATTGATTATTATATTCTGCTATATTAGTAATATCAGTTCCATAAACTACGTTTTCTTTTGTTGCGGCAGACGGATGTGATAAATAAATTTTATTTATTAATTGGAAAGAACCGTCTTGATTTGTTAAATTTTCAATAGTTAAAACATTTGCCGCATCATAGTGTATACAAAATAAATTATTTCCTATTTCTTCATCTTTTGTAAAACTATATCCAAAATTATTTTCATTATTTAAATATATTGTAGTAATATAATTATTATCTTGTGCTTCAAGAGTATTGATTGATAATAATAAATTTACACTATCAATAGAAAGAGGAAATGTCTTAGCTAAATAATATCCAGTATTATTATATATTGTTAAATTGTCTGGATTTTCTGGAATATTTGCGGAAGTGTATAATTTAATAGAATTGACATCTTCTTGAAAAATATTTGTAAGCATTAAATTAATATCTTGATATAATGTTAAATCAATTTCATCTCTTACTATGGTATACCAGTTATTATTCTTTTGAATATAATTATAATTGAAAATATCTATATTAACTGAATAACTTTCAACTATAAAAGATTGCGGCAGATTAATATCTTGTAAACTAAAAATTAATTCTTCATTATTAATATGATAGTTATTACTATTTTCAACTAAATTAATTAATTTAATATTAGAAGAAATATTTAAGATAGGATTACCTGCATAGGCGTAATATTTGTCAGTAGTATCTGCAATTATATTCTTTCCGCCTTCAATGTGATTATAAGGTCCAAGAGCAAGATTACTCTCATAGTCATTAAATATCTCACTCGTATAATATCCTTCTTGATATTCACCAACATCTTTTTGTCTAAGCCAAGATGTAACTTGATATAATCCTTCTCCATCTAAATATCCATTCTCCGCCATATTTTTCCTCCTTTCTATCTTATTTTATTTAATCATCAGCAACTTCCATTGCTAAAAAAACTACCGTACTATTTCCACGATCTGTAGTAAGACCTGTAAATTTAACTACATAAGAATATAATAATCTATAATATTTTCCTTTTGAATTAATAACTTCATTTTTATTAAAAATTCTATTAGTAGCACAACTAGAAACTTCATATAAACTATTAAAATTTCCTTGTATTACAAATAACGGTAATTGATTTAAAGTTATCGAAGGAAGTTCTGTTGATAACCATCTTGATGAAAAATTATAATTATATATTTGTTCTTTATAAATATTATTGTTTTGTATAAAAAGATGAGCCTTCGGATCTATATTGGATTGATAATGTAAATTGCCTAACCAAAATTCAAAATAGCCAATTTCTTTTTGATAACCTATCCCAAAGTCTAGAATTCCTTCAGTAAAACTGAAACTTATTATATCTTTATTTGCACTTATATTATAATATATTTTCTTACAATCATTTATCAAGTCATTAGTCCTGCTGCTGGTTAAATAATTGTAAATATATTGGTTATTATTTATTAGATATTTGATAGATAATAGAACTGAATTTACCTGAAATCCTATTCCATTCTTTTTTTCTAAATCGAAATATATCATTGAATTATCATTGTCAATAGAACTATTTAAAAATATTGATGTTATAATAGGATATATAGCTTCTATGATACAAGCAGATAAAACACTTGCAGATGAAGCATTTATGTTGATTGATTTATCTATTAAACTCATTGTTATTCCTCCTCAATATAAATACTTAAAGGAGTATTAACTATACCCAGAATACCTTGTTCAAAAGGATAACTGATAACTCTATCTTCATAGATTATCTTTTCAGTTTCTTTTTCTATAATTTGCATTCCGCTAATAGAAAGTCCTTTCATGGCTAAACCTAAAGCTAAACCTTTTTCAAATCCACTTTTTTCTGCCATATTATCACCCCACTGAATTAAGTATATCATAAATTTCTTCTGAAGTCAAAGGGCGGCAACTATCATCGCTTATATCTAAGCCGCTTATATCTATATTTTCCCTAGTAGATTGATTAAATATACCAGTAATATATCCTTCTTCATTTTTATTTATAATAAAATTATTTAGGATCGATTTATTATTTAACAAATAAGTTAAATCAAATCCTTCTTCATTAAAGTCAATAGCAGTAGTTTTGGGAAAAATATTTTCATCTTCCATATTAGTAACAAATAATATTCTTTTTAGTTCATTATCAATAGTACAATCTAAATAAATTTCTTGCGTATCTAAAACAAAAAATAATTGTCCAGATATTAAAGGATAATTATCTAATTTATTAGATTTTAGTCTAATTGGTATAAATAAAGAATTTTTCTTCATTTTATATCATACTCCTTTTATCTCAATTCTATATTATAATAAAAAAATTTTTAATATAATCAATTTAAACTGCCCATTTGCTGCATTAGTTGACTTTTTTAAAAATTTTTGTTATAATTATTACAGTAAAAAGAAAGGAAATGATAAAAAGATGTTAAACCCCAAAACTCAAGAAAGAGAACTTTGTTATGTAGTTGAAATTAATGATATTCAGCCTATTCCTAATTATGATAGAGTTGAATTAGCAACGGTAAATGGTTGGCATATCATCGTTCAGAAGAATCAGTTTAAGGTCGGAGATAAGGCTGTTTATTTTGAAGTAGATTCAAGAGCACCTGAAAGTGCGGAATTTGATTTTCTTGCCAAGAGAAAGTATAAAATTAAGACTTTAAAAATGTGCGGCTGCATTTCTCAAGGATTACTTATGTCTTTTGCAGATTTTGGTTTTGCAGAAGATGAATATAATATAGGAGATTTTTTAACTAAGAAATTAAATGTTACTTATGCTGATGATGAAGATAATGCAAGAAAGGCACCTTCCGCAGATAAGTATAAAAAGATGGAAATGCGTCATAAAAAACTTTTTAAAAATTCTTTTGTAAAGAAAGTTATGCAGTATGAAGTTGGACGTAAGATAATGTTTGTTTTCTTTGGTAAGAAGAAAGATAAGAAGTCAAGTTTCCCTAACTGGGTTGTGAAAACTGATGAAGAAAGAGCCGAAAACCTACCCTATCTATTTAATAGCAAGAATAGAGAATCTATGCATTGGATGGTTACAGAAAAGATTGATGGAACTTCTGCAACATTCACTTTGAAGAAGATAGGTAAGCATAAGTACGATTATCGAGTATGTTCAAGAAATGTATGTTTTGATAAGCCTGATAAGAAATGCTTCTATGAAACAAATGTGTATACTGAAATTGCAGAAAGATATAATATGGAGCAGAAACTTAAGCAGCTATTTGAAATAAGTGAAGATATAGTTTTTGTTACAATTCAAGGCGAAATATACGGGAAAAAAATCCAAAAGAGAGATTATAATATGGAAGGAACAGATCTTGCTATTTTTAATGTTATTTTTGGTTATAAAGATGGTTCAACAGAAAGGTTAAATCCTCGTGAAATGGAAGTCATTATGAAGATATATAATCTTCCTACTGTTCCAGTCCTTGATTATAACTTTACTTTACCTGTAACTTGTGATGAAATGTTAGAATATGCGGCAAGTGAAAAATCAAAAATAGACGGCGGTATGCGTGAAGGTGTTGTATTAAGAAGTTTTGATGGTAAGCAATCTTTTAAGGCTGTATCAAGAGATTTCTTACTCAAATATCATAGTTAATAGGAGTAACAATAATGTCAATCTATATAACAGGAGATACTCATGGAGATTTCCGCAGATTTTCTGCGGATAATTTCCCTGAAGGTAAAACACTTACAAAAAAAGATTATGTTATTATATGCGGTGATTTTGGTGGAATATGGGATGTCAAAGAATCTTCTCCGCAAGAAAAATATTGGTTAGACTGGTTAAATGGAAAACCTTGGACTACATTGTTTGTTGATGGAAATCATGAGAATTTTGATAGACTAAACTCTTTACCTGTTGAATATTGGCATGAAGGTTACGTTCATATTGTAAGACCAAGTATTTTACATCTTATGCGTGGTGAAAGATTTATTATTGATAATTGTCGTATACTTGCTTATGGCGGAGCACCTAGCCATGATGTATATGATGGTATTCTTGATAGAGAAAATTATCAAACTGATGCAATATTCAAATTCAATGTTAAACGGTATCAAAAGCAACATAAAGCTTTTCGTATTAATCATATTTCTTGGTGGAAAGAAGAAGTTCCTAGCATACAAGAGTATGAGTATGCTTTAGATAATTTATGCTATCGGAGGACTAATAATTTTTTAATTACACATGAAGCTCCCGCCCCAATTTTATCTACTTTTGGCTACCCTTATAATCAGACTTCTTTCGAAATATTTGACTTTTTGCAATATGGTTATTTTGATAAACATTATTTTGGACATCATCATATTAATCAAGATTTTGGCAAAAGTGAATGTATATATAATATAATAAAGAAAATATGGTAAAGTGGAGGTTTTTCTTCCACTTTATTTTTTAAAGAATTTTTGTTAAAATATTATTAGATTAAAAAGAAAGAGTTGATGAAATATGATAAGTAGATTTTTTTGTTGTGAATGTGGTCAGGAAGGAATACCAATCTTCCGCAAACCAAGCTGTAAAAGAGAAAGAGGTCATTTAAAAAATTTATTTTGTGTACATTGTGGACGAGAAACTAATCATGTCGAGATAAAAGAAAATGACTTTGAATATACCTATGAAGATTTTGAAAAAGAATTTAAATTAGGTAGATTTATTAATGGAAAACGCATTCCAGTTAATGAATTGCAATACTGTAGCAATATTAATTGTAGTAGATATGTAAATGGCAAATGTTGGGATGCCGCAAATATTTCAAACTGTAAATATAAGGAGGGATAAAATGTCTATCTTAATAACATCAGATCTTCACTTGAATCATGATAAAGATTTTATTTATGGCTCAAGAGGATATTCTACTGTAAAAGAAATGAATGAAGATATAGTAACGAAGTGGAACATGACTATTGATAATAAAGATACAATTTATGTTCTCGGTGACATTATGATGGGTAAGGACATAGAAACTGCCGCACACTATTGGAATAAATTAAAGGGCGATAAAAAAATAATCTTAGGTAATCATGATTCTAAGAAAAAAATTGAATTGTATCAAACCTGCCCTAACACAGAAGTAATTGGATATGGCGGAATTATTAAATATAAAGGGTATAGATTTTATTTATCTCATTATCCTGCTCTTTGCGGAAATGCAGATGATAGAGATTTAAAATCTTGTACAATTAATTTATGTGGACATAAACATACTAAAAATGCTTTTGAAGATTGGAATTTAGGAAAAATTTATCATATTGAATTAGATACTAATTTTATGTATCCTTGTGACTTGGACTTAATTTTATTTAATATAAAGGAGAAAATGAGAAATGACTTTTAAATTATATGCAGAATATTATAATGAAGAAATGGGTATGACTTTAGTTTTTAAAACAGATCGAGGATTCTTTACGGGTCATGCCAAACTTCACGAAGGAGAAGAAAGAGTTAGTAAGTTCATTGCAGGTGAGATTGCCGAAATGAAGGCAAGACGAGATTATTACAATGATAAAAGGAAAGAATATAATGTTCAGAAGAAAACATATGAATATCTTATTAATGCTATTGAAAGTAAATCAACTTTTTATCCTGATGATGTTGAATATAAGACTATTTTAAAAAACTATTATAATCTTTTATCTTTAATATGTACGAATGATAAAGAGATACAAAGATTAACTAGATGTATTAAAAATAGAGCTTCTGATGAAGAATATGCTATTAATTTAAATGAATTCTTAGAAAAACAGAAAACAAAAAGAGCAAAATCAAAGAAAGAATTTGAAGAACTTTTAAAGAAGCAGAATAAACTTAAGGAGTGAATAGATTGGGACAAGAAAATACTCCAACAGTAACAGGTAGAATTGTTAATGAAACAAATGATACTAAAGGAACCGGTATAGTAGCAAAATTCGTTGTTATTGAAAATGCAGAGTGGTCTGAAAATATGAAATGTGTAGAAGATGAATGCGGAGATTTTTATTTTGGATATAGATGTTCAAATTGTAAGGCTATTATGAATAGAACAAAATTTTGCGGCAATTGCGGAGCAAGAATGATTAATTATTAAATGGGTAATTTTAATTTATTTCTTTAAGATTACTTTTATATATAATTGTGAAATAAATTAAAAAAGGAGCTTTCCTATGAAAAAATTTTATGATACCTGTAGTCTTTTAGATCTACAGGAAAAGGCTTTTGAGGAAGATTTTTATATTAGTATTATTACTTTAAGAGAATTAGAAAATATAAAAACCTCTGCAAATAAAGATGCGGAAACCAAATACAAAGCCAGAAAATTGTCTAAACTTTTACAAAAATATGCAGATAAATATGAAGTAATTTTAGACCAAACTAATGATATAATTACCGCAGATGATAGAATAATATCTGCCGCACAGTCAGTGGAATGTCAATTTGTAACCAAAGATATGTGTTGTTGGAATTTAGCAAAAGCCAAACATTTAAATATGGATTTTATAATTGATAACACTATTGATGGTTATACTGGTTTCAAAGAAATATTTGTTCCAACAGAAGAAAATTTAGCTTATTTTTATGAGCATATGAATGAAAACATTTTTGATTTATTACGGAATGAATATTTAATCATAAAAACTGCGGAAGATGGTAAGATTGGTCCATATATTTGGACAGGAACAGAATATCAAGAAATTGGGTATCCTAATTTTTGTTCAGAACAGTTTGGAAAAATAAAACCAAAAGATGAATATCAACTTGCTGCGATGGATTGTCTTAGCCGCAATCAAATAAGTATGGTAAGAGGCGGCGCCGGAACAGGCAAATCATTTCTATCTTTAGCTTATTTATTTCATCTTTTAGAGGAAGGTCAAATAGATAAAATCATTGTCTTTTGTAATACTATAGCTACAATTGGATCCGCTAAGCTTGGATATTACCCCGGAAGCAAGGATGAGAAGCTTTTAGACTCTCAAATTGGTAATATCTTGACCAGTAAATTAGGTGATAGTTTTGCTGTTGAACAAATGATTGAATCTGGAAAATTACTTTTATTACCATTTTCTGATTTAAGAGGTTTTGATACAACAGGTATGAGAGCAGGAGTTTATATAACAGAAGCTCAGAATCTTGATATTAATCTTATGAAGCTGGCATTACAAAGAATTGGTGATGATTGTATTTGTATTTTAGATGGTGATTCAGATACTCAGGTTGATGATTCTAATTATGCAGGTATTAATAATGGTATGAGAAGAACTTCTGAAATTTTCAGAGGTCATGATATATATGGAGAAGTTACACTTCAAAGAGTTTATCGAAGCAAAATTGCGGAAATAGCTGAGCAAATGTAGGAAAGGAAAAAATGTTAAAACCAGCAATTTTATATAAAAAAGAAATTGAACAGAATATCTTAAATTTAGCTTATAGTGATGAAATGTTTCTATTTACTGGAACTTTAAAATATATTATCCCCGATTTTGAAGATAATAATGGATCTTTATATCAATATGCAATTCTTGATAAAGATAAAATTATAGGATATTTTACTTATTATATTGACTGGTATATTTCAAGTGTTAGTAATTTTGGACTAATTGCTTTTGAAAAAGATAACTCGAATATAGGTATAAATATTTATAGAGAAATCAAGAGGATAATTAATGAATATCATATTCATCGGATAGAATGGCGTATGGTAGGAAATAATCCAGTTGAAAAACATTATAATAAATTTTGTAAAAAATACAATGGAAATAAATATATTTTGAAAGATGCGTTAAGAGATAAACAAGGGCTTTATCATGATGATGTAATTTATGAAATAGTTTTTAATAATTAAAGGGAGAATTAAATTCTCCCTTTATTTTTTTTGAATTTTATTATATAATAAAATAAAAAAGGAGAAAAATATGATAGAAATTTATACAGATGGTAGTTCAGCAAAAATTGGAAGTGGCTATGGCACAATAGTTATGTTAGATAGTCCTTATATTATATCAGAATATTTTGAAGAGGGAACTAATAATCAGATGGAACTAAAGGCAATAATTGCCGCACTAGAGTTTGCAAAAGAACATAAAGAAGATAAATTTATTATCTATTCGGATTCAGCTTATTGCGTAAATATGTGTAATGACTGGATTTTTAATTGGGCTGCGGCAGGCTGGAGGAGAGGAAAAAATAAGGAAATTTTAAATTTAGATTTAGTAAAAAAAATATATTCTTTATTAGATACCACTTTTAACCGTAATTATACTATTGAAAAGGTTGATGGACATAGCGGTAATATTGGTAATGAGATAGCTGATGCTGTTGCTACAAGAAATAAAGTAAAATTGAACAAATTTTTAGAAAAGTATGAGAGAGAAGTTTGAAATTTATAAAAAAATTTGCTATAATAATAAAAGATAAAAAGAAAGGAGAAAAAGATGAAAAATAATATTAATTATTCTGCTGATTCAGTCCAGACGTTGATTGGACTGGAGCCTTTTAGAAAATCTCCCGGTATGTATATTGGTGATACTGGAGAATATGGACTTCATCATATAGTTAAAGAGATTATTAATAATTCGGTAGATGAAGCTTTAAATGCCAATTGTACACATATTAATATAACATTGTTAAAAGATGGCGGAGTTCAGATTGAAGATGATGGACGAGGTTTCCCGCATGGAATGTTAGACGATACATTTTCTATTTTAGGAGGATGTTTCGGAAAGGAACATACCGGAGGAAAGTTTAACAATAATGGTGAATCAGGATATAATACTTCTGGTGGTATGCATGGTATAGGATGTAAATGTGCTGCAGCTCTTGGTATTAAAACTATAGCTATTTCGCATAGAGATGGTATTGAAGAAATAGTTGAATTTTCAAGAGGTAAAATGATTAAGCAGATAACTGATAATAAATGTGATTCTAATTTGCATGGAACTTTAGTTATTTGGTATCCAGATCCAGAAATATTTAAGACAACAATTACATTCAATAGAGAAAAGATTGAAAAAGAATTCTGTCAAGAATACAGTTTTTTAAATAGCGGATTATATTTTACCATTAAAGATGAGAGAACAAATTATTATAAAGAATATTATTCAAAAAATGGTATTGAAGATTACTTAAATTATTTAAATAAAGATAAGACTTATATTTTACATCCAGTGTGTTTTTCTGCGGAAGAAGGAAATTATAGTATTGAACTTGGAATTGCTTATAATACGGAATATTCTAATTCAATAAGATTATATACTAATAGTATCCCTCAAACAAAAGGAACTCACTTAACTGGATTTAAAACAGCTTGGACTTCCGCAATTAATAAGTTTGCAAAAGAAAATAAATGGTTAAAAGCAAATGATAGTAATTTATCTGGTGATGATTTATTAGAAGGTCAGCTTTTGATAATAAACTTTAAAATGGTTGACCCTATTTTTGAAGGACAGACAAAAGAAAATTTAACCTCGGCGGAAGGTAGAACTTATACTCAGAAATTGATTTCTTCTTCTTTTGAAGAAATATTCAATAGCCGCAAAAACGAAATTAAAACAGTAGTTGATAAGGCAACAAGTGCAAGAAAAGCAAGAGATGCCGCAAAAAAGGCAAGAGAAAGAATAAGAGAAGGAAATAAAAAAGGATTAAAGGCAAAAATGGCAATCAGTAAAAAATTTGTTGATTGCATATCTAAAAATCCTGCGGAAAGAAATCTTCTCTTGGTTGAAGGAAATAGTGCGGCAAGTAGTGCAATTGAAGCAAGAAACGCAAAGACTGATTGTATTTATATGTTAAGAGGTAAAGTTGTAAGTCCGCTAAAAACTCCAATTGATAAACTTTTAGCTAATCAAGAAATTTCAGATATAGTTAAGGTAATTGGAGCTGGATTTGGTAACGACTTCGATGTGAATAAGATGAACTTTGATAAAATCGTTATAACCTCGGATGCTAAGAGAATGAAATTGGCTGTGTAATACCTTTCAAGTTTACCACTTGGGTAACTTTATATAAACCATCTTAGTCATTTTTGAATGAGATATAGATGGAATTAATATAAAGTTGCTAACGGGGAAACCTGACCAGATAGTGCTGAAGGTAATCCCGTGGCAAACATTATTTAATTCCTTATTATTATTAAAAGGAGAAAACATATAATGATAGGAATTTATAAAATCACTAACAAAAATACAGGTAAAGTTTATATCGGGCAATCTGATAATATTGAAAGAAGATTAAACGAACACAAACAAAAAAGAACTCAAACAATAGATAATTATATCAATGTTTTGGGTGTAGAAAATTTTGATTTTGAAATTTTGGAAGAATGTAAGAAAGAAGATTTAGATTTAAAAGAAAAGGAATATATTAAAAAATATAATTCTCAAATTAAAGGATATAATATTCAACAAGGTGGGTATAATAATTCTCAAGGTGAAGGTAATGGAAGAGCTCTTTTAACGGAGGCAGATGTTATCTTTATCAGAACAGCTTATCAAAATCATGAATCGCCAAAAGAAATTTTTGAAAAATATTTTTCAGACAAAATAACAAAAAATAATTTTCAAAGTGTTTGGCAAGGAAGAACTTGGATAAATATTATGCCAGAAGTTTATACTGAAGAAAATAAGAAATATTATATTTCTGGACAACAAAAAGCAAAATCTTCTCTTTCAAAAGAAGAAGTTCTCTTATATAGACAATATTATGTTGATCATACAAGAGAAGAAGTTTATCAAAAGATGTTATCTGATAAAGGCGATATTTTAAAAAAAGCTACTTTTTTTAAAATATTAATAGGTGATGTCAGAGATAATAGTATTTATAAAGAAATTCCAATTTATAAAAAATCAAAAAAGTGTTGGGAATTAAATAATGAGGCTGTATCGACTATCCCCGAATCGGGGGAGTAGAGCTATTATTGGTACATAGTTCGAAATGGTATCCTTAGTTTTATAGACTAAGTAAGAGATAGTCAGGGCTTATAGAAATATAAGAATAACCGGATTCAGATGGGCTAGATATTGAACTTCTTCTAGTTACATTCTTCTTTACCTACATGAGACCACTTGTAGAAGCTGGTAAATTATATAGAGCGGTAACCCCTCTTTATATAATCAAAAATGGTAAAGAAAAAGTATATATATATTCAGAAGATGAGTTTACAGATTGGAAGACCAGACATGGTAACCCTACCGAGATATTACGAGCGAAGGGTCTAGGAGAGTTAGACGCAACCGTACTTCACGAGGTATGTTTCGAGAACCAAAGATTTAGGCGAATTACGATTTCAGATGTAGACCAAGCGGCCGCACTTCTTGATACATTACAGGGTAAAGCAGTTGAACCTCGTAAAAAGTATATTTATGAAAATGCGGAACATTTAGGATTTAATTTTGATTAATGGAGGCGTATAAATGAGTTTAATTACAGAAAATGATATATTAAATGAAGCAAAAGATTGTTTCTTAGGATACGCTTCAGAAGTTTTAACAGATAGAGCAATTCCTGCGGCGGAAGATGGATTACTTTCCGCACAAAGGAAAATTATATGGACTCTTGAAGATTATCTTAAAATGAATAGTAAGAGTAAGACAAAGAAGTGTCAAGCTATTGTTGGGTCAACTCTAGCTACATCATATTATCACGGTGATGCCGCTTGTTATGGAGTTTTATGCAAAATGTCTCAACCTTACCTTATGAGGTACCCCCTCATTGATGGACAAGGTTCATTAGGTACACAGGAGGATAATGACCTCGTTGCTTCTTCAAGATATACGGAGGCTAGACCCTCTAAATATTCTGACCTAATGATGAAAGATTTTAAGAAAAAAGTTGTTCCATTAAAAGAAACATATAATGGAGAATTTATGGAGCCTGTAGTTCTTCCATCTTTATTTCCTAATGCTATATGTAATGGTAGACAGGCTATCGGCATCTCAATGTCTCATACATCGGCTCCACACAATCTCGGAGAAGTATGCGATGCTATCATAACTTATCTTAAACAAAATAAGTCTATAACTTTAGATGAACTGTTAGATATAATGCCCGGACCAGATTTCCCACTTCCTAATACTATTATAAATAAGAAGGACATTCGTACAGCTTATGCAACAGGGCATTCCGCAGTTTCTCTTAAAATAAGAGGTCATTATGAAATTAAAGGTCAGAATTTAATTTTTACAACTATTCCATATAGAACTTATAGAAATAAGATAAAAGAACAAATTGAAAAGAATGTTGATGAATTAGATAAATATATTGATGATTTTGATGATGAATCTGCTCTTGGAGAAAATAAATTAGTATTTAGATGTAAGAAGAATGTTGACCCAGAAGCAGTTGCACAAAAATTATTTGCATTAACAGATTTACAAACAACTTTATCTTACAATATGAACTTTATTGTAGATGGAACACCTAAAATGTGTTCAATGATAGATTTAATTAAATCTTATGTAAAGCATCAAGAAAATATTATAATTAAGATTGCGGAAGATGATAAAAGTAAAGCAGAATTAAAAAAGCATACTACAGAAGGGCTTATTATAATTTTAAATGATATTGACAATGCTATTCAGATAATAAAAAATTCAGAAAATAGGAACACCGCAAAAATTTCTTTAATGAATCATTATAAATTAACAGATGTTCAGGCGGATGCTGTTCTTGATATGAAGTTAGTAAAACTTACTAAATTAGATAAAGATGAATTATTAAATTTATTAAAAGAATTAGAAGTTATAATTGCGGAATGTAATAAACTTATTTCTGATGAAGAATACAGAGCAAATCATTTAATTGAAAAAGTGCGGGAAATGAAAAGTAAATATGCAGACCCCCGCAGAACTATACTTACACAAATTGATGTATCAAAAGAAGAAAAAGAAGTTGCAGAAATTATACCTGAAGATTGTGTAGTTATTATTACAAGAAATGGTATGATAAAGAGGATTCCTTCACAATCATTTAAAGTACAAAAGAAAAATGGTAAGGGAGTAAAAAATGCGGAAGATACTTTATTAACTACTATATCAACTAATACTATTGATACTTTAATGCTTTTTACTGATAAAGGAAAGATGTATAGAGTTTCAATTAATGAGATCCCAGAAGGAACAAACACTGGAAAAGGTAGTTTAATTAGTTCTATTGTATCAACAGAACAAGATGAAAAGGTTATTGCCGCAACATCCTTATACCATAAAAGTAAAGCTAAGTATGTTATCTTTATAACAAAAAATGGTATGATAAAGAAAACCGCCTTAAGTGAATATGAAGGTGGAAAAAAGAAAACTGGTATAGTGGCAATTAAATTTAAAGATAATGATACTCTTGCTAATGTTACTTTTGCGGAAGAAGAAGATTTTATTGTTATTACTAAAAATGGCATGGGCATAAGAATAGAAAGTAAGAGTATTTCTCCAATAGGTAGAGTATCTATGGGAGTGAAGGCAATTAAGCTCAATGATAATGATGAAGTTTTATGCGGACTTCCTATTCATAAAAATAGTGATAAATTAGCTCTTTTTACTATTGACGGATTAGGCAAAAAAATAGCCTTAAATGAACTTTATACACAAGGTAGAGGCGGAAAAGGTATCATCCTTTCGAAGGAACATCTTGCTGGAGCATTATTAATTGATAATAAAGATATTATATTAATTAATGGTAAGCCTAATTTAATATGTATAGCGGCAGAAGATATACCTGAATGTTCACGAATTGCCGCAGGCAATAAGATTATTAAAGGTAGTATAATTGAGTCTGTTGTTAAATTATAAGAGATAAAGGAGAGTTGATCTCTTCTTTATTTTTATATAAATTTTTGTTATAATATAATTACAGTAAAAAAGGAGAAATAAATATGAGAATTGATTTTAAATATAATGTGAGAAAGATAAAATGGTTTTTTCAGAAATATAAAAGAGGATATTCTGATAGAGATTTATGGAATTTAGATAACTGGATATTAGATATGCTTGAAAAAGTAATAAATGATTTTAAAATTCAAAATAATCATAGTTATCCCGCCACTTTTGATTCAATGGACGATTGGACGGCTGAATTAGAATACGCTCATTCACTGTTGAAACATCTCAATGAAATTAAGGAAAATGATAGTGGATATTCTTCTTATGAAGAATATTATGAAGATTTAAATTATACAAAAGATAAGCTCTTTGATTGGCTAAAAGAATATTTGTTTAATTTATGGGACTAATTGATTTTCTTAAAAATTTATTATAAAATAATTATAGTAAAAAGAAAGAGGAAAAAATATGAGTAGATTAGAATCATTAATCGAAGAATTAAATACTGCATCATATAATTATTATAATGGGTTGCCACTTTTAATGTCAGATGAAGAATATGATAAGAAGTATGATGAATTAAAAGAAATTGAAAAGTCAACTGGACTTATATTATCTAATTCTCCGACCCAAAAAATTGGAGCTTCAATTCTTCCTAATTTGAACAAAATTACTATTACTGATAGACCAATGTTATCATTAGATAAATGTCACACAATAGAAGAATTAGAAAAATTTTCTAAAAATCAGCTTATGTGTGCAACTTGTAAATGTGATGGTTTATCTGTAAGAATTATCTATGAAAACGGAAAAATTGTTTCCGCAAATACAAGAGGAAATGGATTTGAAGGACAGGACATAACTGAGCATATTAAGCATTTTCTTAATGTTCCTCTCGTAATTCCGACAAGAGATAGGGTAATTGTTGATGGTGAAGCAATAATCTTCATTAAAGATTTTGAAGAAATAAATATAAACAAGGAATTTAAAAATCCTCGTAATCTTGCGGCAGGTACTTTAGCTAGTCTTGATACTTCACTATGCACTTCTCGAAGAATGAGATTCATAGCTTGGGATTTAATTCAATATGGAAATATACAATTTGAAGAATATAATGAAAAATTTGATATTTTATATGATTTAGGTTTTGAATTTGTTATAGGTAATCTAGCTATGGCAGAAGAGTTTGATTATATGAATGATTTATTAAAAGCACAAGCTGCACGATATGCAAGAAAAGGATTACCAATTGATGGTATTGTTTGGCGATTTAATGATGAAAATTTCGATACAACTCGTACAGCTAAATTCTTTAATAATGCTATAGCATTTAAGTTTAAAGATGAGGAAGCAGTAAGTACATTATTGGATATAGAGTGGAGCATGGGTAAAACTGGAGTTCTTACCCCCGTAGCAATTTTTGAACCCGTAGAACTAGAAGGAACAGAAGTATCTAGGTCTAGTATTCATAATGTAAATATTATGAATGATTTAGCTCCTAATGGGTGGTATAAGGGATCAAGAGTAACAATTGTTAAATCTAATCAAATAATTCCGCAAATTATAAAAGTAGAACCTCCGAAATTTATTGATAGTGATGAAATACTTGAACCACCTTTAATGTGTCCGATTTGCGGAAAACCCACATTGATAGAAGATACTGGAAACAGTTTGGTTCTCGTATGCAAAAATCCAGATTGTGAAGGACAATTATTAAATAGAATTGACCATTTTGTTGGAAAAAAAGGACTAGATATAAAAGGATTATCAAAAGCAACTATTTCTAAATTAATTTCTTGGAATTGGTTAAATAATATTGATGATGTATTTAATTTGAAAGAATACCGGCAGGAATGGATAAAAAAATCTGGTTTTGGAACTGCTTCTGTTGATAAAATTTTAAATAAAATAGAAGAAAGAAGAAATGATTGTGAATTATGGCAATTTATTTCTGGGTTAAGTATACCTTTAATTGGTTCAACTTATGCAAAACAACTTGCCGCATATTTTAAAACTTGGGATAATTTTTTAAATGCAATAAATCATCATTTTGATTTTTCTTCTCTTGAAGGATTTGGTGATGAGATGCATCGTTCATTGACAACTTATAATTATACAATAGCATCAAAAATTGCTTCCTTGTTAATTTTTAAAGAAAAGAAAGAAGAATTATCAGATGAATGCAAAGGTTCTACTTTCTGTATTACAGGTAAATTATCTCATTTTAAAAATAGAGATGAACTTAAAACTTTGATTGAAAAATGCGGCGGCAAGGTTACTGGAAGTGTAACAGCTAAAACATCTTTTTTAATTAATAATGATGTTAATAGCAATTCAGCAAAAAATGTTGCCGCACAAAGATTGAATATTCCAATTCTTACAGAAGAAGAATTTTTAAATATGGTGGGCAAATGAGAAAAAACCAATTAAAGAATTTATCAAATAAAATTGCAGCACTTGAAAATGAAATAAGATTAGGTAATAATATAGAAAAAAATGAAAAAGAAATTACTATATTGATGTCAAGACTATCTTTTCAAGAGCTGATACAACTTGAGGAATATTTATCAAATATTTTTGACAATAGCGAAAATTTTTGATATAATATATAAGTAATAAGGGAAAAGAAAAATCCCAAAAACAAAAATATTTTTTAGATTTAAAGGAGAAAAAAGGTTATGACAGATAACGCTATTAAGGTATTTAACTACATCAAGGAAAACGAAGATAAGAACATTACAGCAGCAGATATTGCTGAAGCAACTGGACTTAATAAGAAGTCAGTAGATGGTACAATTACAATGTCGCTTTACAGACATAAGGATGCAGATAAGAATGAAATTCCCCTTGCAGTTCGTGTAGAAGGCGGAGTTGAAGTTGTAAATGGTAAGCCCAAGGTAATTAAGTATATTAAGCTTACAGATGCAGGTAGAGAATTCGTTCCTACAGAAGACTAATTCTATAAATAAAATAAGGAGAAGTAATTTTTGCTTCTCCTTTTTCTTATTATAAGGAGAAATAATGATCTGGATAATTTTATGTGTTATAATATGCGGCGGCATCATAGTGGCAGCCGCAATTATAAGTAGTAAATTAATAAAGAAGATAAAAAAACAATATAATGAACATTTTGAATTATCTAAAGATTTAGAAAAGTTAAAAAATGAAATCTCAAAATGGGATAAAGAAAGAGAACAACTTTTCATTTCTAAATTTAAATTGATAACAGAAGTAAATAATTTAAATGAAAAAAGAAACAATTATGTAAATGATATTATAAAAGTAAAAGACGAAATCCTTGCGGGCTATCAATCTTATGAAGATAATTTAAATAAGCAATATTTATCTATTGAAGATGATTTTGATAAAAAAATAAGTAATTTACAAGAACGATATGAAAATACTTGTAGTCAGTATTTCTGTGAATTAGAAAAAGCAAAGTTGGAATTAGACAATATAAAAGAAAAAAGAAAAAGAACAGTAGAAGTTTTAAATAGAGAACAAACAGAATTAGAAGATGAAGAAAATCATCGTTTAAAAATTACAGCGGCAGATATTGCAGATATAAATACATTAGAAAAAATCCGTCCACAACTTTCTAAACCAAGAGTATTAAGTATGTTAATATGGAGTACTTGGTTCCAAAAACCTATGACAGAACTATGCAATAAATTAATTGGTACTTCTGTAAAAAGTGGGGTTTATAAGATTACTAATATTTTGACTAATGAATGTTATATAGGTCAGGCGACCGATCTAGCTAAAAGACTAAAGGAACACGCTAAATGCGGCTTAGGAATAGATACTCCGCAAGGACATAAATTATATAAAGCAATGCAAGAAAATGGATTATGGAACTTCTCTTGGAGTGTTTTAGAACTCTGTCCTTCCGCAGAATTAAATGCGAGAGAAAGTTTTTATATTGATTTATTTAATTCTTATAATTACGGTTATAATCAAAATCAAGGCATAAGAAAAAGTTGAATTTTTAAAGAAATTATTATATAATTATTATAGTAATTAAAAAGGAGAAAAATAAATGACAAATTTAGTAACAAAAACTTTAATGTTTTTAAAAAATAATGAAAAGGAAGTTAAACATTTTGCCGATGCAGTAGATTTAAGTTTTAATCTTGATAGACAGGCTTATATTGGTGAAGAAATTGATATGGCTACAGCAGAAACTGTTGATAATTTAATTCGCTTCTGGAATATGTATGATGAAGAAAATAAGATTCCAGTAGAAGATAGAAAACCTATTAAGATTTATATTGACTCCCCCGGTGGTAATCTACTTGCAGGATTTTTAGTTGTAGACTCTATTAGATTATCTAAGACTCCTGTATGGGTAATTAATACTGGTATGGCATATTCTACTGCATTTTTGATTTTTATTTCTGGTCACAAGAGATTTGCTTATCCGCAGTCTTCATTCTTACTGCACGAAGGTGGAGTTCAGATGGGATATGAAGATGCACACAAATTTGCAAATTATGCCGCATTTTATAAGAAGCAGCTTGCAAAGTTAGAAGAAGCTGTTATAGAATATACAAAAATTACAAAAGAAGAATATAATGAATCAAAGAAAGACGATGTTTGGTATTTAGCAGATGAAGCTCTTGAAAAGGGTATTTGTGATGAGATTTTAGGAGAGTTCATATAATGAAATTAGAAGATAGTAAAGTTTATAATTTTCAGAATGCTTTTAGCGGAATGAGGTATCCGCTAAAAAGCAATCAAAAATCTGACAGTGTTTTTGGTTATTGTTCTATTTACGAAATTAATAATTTAATTCATGCTTTTGTTTCTGAACATTATACTGATGATAAGTTAGAGAAAATGTTTAATTATTATCTTAGTAATTGTATAATAAATCAGAATAATACATTTTGTGAATACGCCCTTATTGGTCCAGAAGATTTAGATCTTGCCACACGCTTAATCAAAGGCGGAAGTGTTCATCGTAAATTCCTAAGACAGATTTTAACTTCTGTGGATATAACTGCTCCTATTTATCTTTGGAGTGAGATAGATACTTACAAAGTAGCAACAGTAGCAAATAGTGAGAGCACGATGCATACTCTTCATAAAGAAAATATCAATTGGGATAGATTTGAAATGGATGATGCGGCAGATGATGAATATACCGCAGAACCTCTTATTAATTTCTTAAATTGGTTAGAAGATTTAAGAAAAGATTATGAACAAACAAAAGATAAGAAAACTTGGAAGGTACTAAAGAGATGGCTTCCCGCAAGTTGGCTTCAAAAGAGAGCTTACACTTGTAATTATGAAACTTTAACAAATTGGTATTATTGGCGGAAAGGACACAAACTTTCTGAATGGAAAACAGTTTTAGACTGGATAGAAAGTTTACCTTATGCAAACATTTTAATTTTAGGAGAAACAGTAAATGACATTTAAGGAAAAGTTTTTAGAAGAATTTGAAAAGAATAAAGAATATTTTTCAGAAGATAGTATAAGTTATATTAAAACATTAAAAAATGAGAAAACAAATGGTAAATTAACTGAATTAAACCATTTAATTTTAGACTTTATGAAAGAAAATAAGGATAAGTATGATAACTCATTTTCATCAAAGATAATTGCGGAAGGTCTTGATACTGCCGCCAAGAAAATTTCTGGTTCAATCAGAAAGTTGGTTACTCTTGGTTTAGTTGAAAAAACAAATGAAAATCCTGTTATATATGCTTTAAGAGAAGATTGATTTTATTAAAAAATTATTATATAATATATTTATGATTTAAAAAAGGAGAAAAAAGATTATGAAGAAGATGAATAATACAGAAATAATTCAGGGTAGAATTTTTAATCATAGTTTATCTGTTAAGCGGGTTGAGAACAAAGAATCTGCAAGTTTTGGTCAGAACTTTATTAAGGGTACAATTAATGTAGCTATTGATGAAGATGGACTTAGCGTAATTCCTGTGGACTATCGCTTTGTTAAGGAAACAACTTCAAAGGGAGCAATTAATAAGACATATACTACTCTTATAAACATTATAAATAGCGGCAAGACGTGGGAAACTGATGGTAAGGATGCCGCAACAAAAGTAAAGATTACAGCTTCTCTTGGCGTAAATGATTTTGTTAATAAAGATAATGAAATGACTTCTTATAAGATAAATGCAGGTAGTTTTATTGACGTTATCACAAAGTTGCCAGAACTTGATAAGGAAAGACATAGCTTTACAGTTGATATTCTTATGACTAAGGCAACTCTTAAGGAAGCAGATGGAGAAAGAATTAAAGAAGATTACCTTGTTATTAAGGGTGCGGTTTTTGATTTCAGAGGTACATTAATGCCTGTTGAACTTGTTGTCCGCAATAAGAACGGTATTGATGCTTTCCAGAGTCTTGAACCTTCTAATTCAAATCCTATTTTAAATAAGGTATGGGGTATAATTAATTTCCATTCAGAAACAGAAACAAAGGTTGAAGAAACACTTTTCGGTGAACAGAATGTAACTACTTATACAAAGGAAAATAAGGAATGGCTTATCACTGGAGCAAATCCTGATCCTTATGAGTTTGGTGATGAAGCAGTTCTTACAGTTGAAGAAGTTCAGAAGGCTTCGCAGGAAAGAGAAGTATATCTTGCAGAGGTAAGAAAGAAGCATGATGACTATATCAATTCACTTAAGACTCCAGAGCCTAAGTCAATTGATGAACAGGTAATTAATGCAGATACAATTAAAAAGAGTGGATTTAATTTCTAATTAAAGGAGAATATTAATGGCAACAATTAATTTATTAGCTTTAGAGCCTCATAAGGTTAGTAGAGATTTATCTGGGTACATTACCTACATATACGGAGCAGCAAAGACTAGAGAGTTACTGGTCTCTTGATATGTAAATATCAAGCAAACATTGTAGTAAAAACGGGAACCCTAAACCAGTTTGGCAAGGGAATCCGAACGGAAGTTAATTTGTAATAAAGTTAACACGTGCAACGCGTGGTTTTGAAACTAAATAAGGAGTGTATATCGCATATGATAACCCAAGAAAATAAATTATTAATAGTAAAAATGTATAATGAAGGAAGTTCGTTATCAGAATTATCAAGATTATTTGCTATTGATACAACAGTTATAAAATCAATTTTAAATGAATATAATATTCATATAAGGACAAGAGGAGAACAAACTCGTCTGACAAATATGAAGAGAAGTAAATCAGTTGATAATTTTTATTTCTCTAATATAAATACAATAAATAAGGCGTGGATGTTAGGCTTTCTTGCCGCAGATGGTAGTATAGCAAAAGAAAGAAATACAATTTCAATTGCATTAAGTACAGTAGATAGAGAAATTTTAGAAAAAATAAAAGAAGAAATTAAAATAGAAAAAACTATTTATGATAGTGAAACTAATAATGGATTTTTAGTATCAAAATTAGAATGGTCAAGCTTACAACAGAAAACAGATCTAAGTAAATATGATATAGTAAATAATAAAACTTATTTACCAATTCATTTGCCACATTTTGATAATGATAACCTAACGTTAGCTTATATTTTAGGGTACTTTGATGGAGATGGCTCTATTACTATCAATAATAATAAGTATTTAAGATTTAGGATCTGCTCTCATAGAAATGAAATTCTGCAAGATATAGCTAATTTTATTGAAAAAAAATATGGAGCGACATATTCTTTAAATCAAGACAAAAGAAAATTATATGAATTAAGTATTTCTACTACTTATGCTATACCTTTATTAAATGACTGTTATAATTTAAATTCTATCCATCTTGATAGAAAATATCAAAAATATTTAGAATATAAAAGAAACCAAGAGACTACAACATCCATGTAATTGGGATGAGAGGGTACGCTGAACTTATAGGAAACTATAAGAAGTAAAGGATAAAAAGCCTTTACGATAACAAATTGGGTAAGACCACTCTCGCCACAAGAGCGGGAGGATCACTTCTTCTTGCCTTTGAACGTGGATATAATGCTTTACCCGGAGTTATTGCTCAGGATATTACATCATGGACAGAAATGAGAGCAGTATTAAGAGAACTAAAAAAGCCAGAAGTAAGAGAAAAGTTCAAGAGTGTAATAGTAGATACTGTAGATATTGCGGGAAGTTTTTGTGAAAAATACATTTGTACACAGAATGATGTTAATAAGATAGGTGATATCCCTTATGGTGGAGGTTGGAACCTAATGAAGAAGGAATTTGAAGATGTCTTCCGTACGATCACTCAGCTGGGTTTTGCCGTTTTCTTTATCTCACATGATAAAGACAAGGTTTTTAAGACAGAGGAAGGTTTTGAGTATAATCAAGTTATTCCTTCTTGTCCCACTTCTTTCAATAATATTGCAAAGGATATGAGTGATATTTATGCTTATGCTAAGAAATATCAGGAAAATGGAGTAGCTAAGGTAAAGTTAATTCTTCGTTCAAAAGATAATAGCGTAGATACCGGTTGCCGCTTCAAATATATTGAACCAGAAATTCCAATGAGTTATGAAGCTCTTGTTGATGCTTTAAATAAAGCAATTGACGAAGAAGCAAAAGAATATGACAATGAATTTGTTACTGATGAAAGAAATGTTGATGTGGTAAAGAAAGAATTAAATTATGATGAATTAATCAAAGAATTTAATTCTATTACAGCAGAATTAATGAATAAAGATGCTGAAACATTCGGTCCTAGAATTGTTTATATTGTTGAAAAATATTTAGGTAAGGGAAAGAAAGTTGCAGAATCTTCAATAGCACAGGTCGAATTAATTGATTTAATAGTTAGTGAAATTAAAGATGACCTCTTAAAGTAAAAATATAGGGGGAGTTATGAAATATTAACTTCCCTTTATTTAATTTAAGAAAGGAGAAATAAATGGCTCACGCTGTAAAATGTGTTTATTGCGGAGAAATTTTTGATAGAGATAGAGAAATATGTGTAGAAGTATCTCCAAGAAGATACGCTCACGCCACTTGCGATAAACAAGGAATTGAAGATTTAAAAGAACTTGAAGAATATATAAAAAAGATATTTTGTGAAACCACAGTAAATGCGAAGATAAAGAAACAGATAAATGATTTTAGAAAAGATTATGGGTATACTTATAGTGGTATATTAAAATGTTTAAAATGGTGGTTTGAAATTCAAGGTAATACAATAGATAAAGCAATGGGCGGAATTGGTATTGTACCTTATATTTATAAAGAAGTAGAAAAATACTATTATTCTATTTATATTGCTCAAGAAAAAAATCAGAATAAAGAATTAAATAATCAAGTAATTGAAGTAGTAGTATCTCCTCCCGCAAGAGATGAGAAAAAAAGATTATTTAATATTGAGGTGGAAGATAGTGACTAAATATACTGATACTACAGCAATTATAAATATTATAGGTAATATTTATAAAAATCCCTCTTTATTAGAAGATGAAAAATATAAATTTATTGAGGAATATTTTCCTAATGAATTTCACAGAATTGTTTTCGGAGCAATTTATAATTTATACCAGTTAGGAACAAAAGATATAAGTCTTGCGGCAATTGATGATTATTTATCACAAAGACCGAAACAGTATGGAATATACAAAACTAATAAAGGTCAAGAATATCTTGAAAAAGCAAAAGAGTATGCAGATATATCTACTTTTCCTTATTATTATAATAGAATAAAGAAACTTACTTTATTAAGAATGTATCAAGAAAAATGCGGAATGGATTTATCTTCTTTATATGATATGGATAATATTCTTGACGTAAAGAAGAAACAAAAGCAAGAAGATTGGTTAGATAATACAACTGTTGAAGAAATTGCTGATATTATTGATAAAAAAATTCAAGACATTAGATTAGATTATGCGGAAGATTTTAATAAGAAGAGTATTCAGGCGGGAGACGGAATTGATAATCTAATTGATACTTTTATGACCACTCCTGATTTTGGTTATCCTATGTATGGTGATTATATCAATACTATAACTCGTGGAGCAAGACTGAAAAAAGTATATATGAGGTCGGCCGCTACAGGATTGGGCAAGACGAGAACAATGATTGCAGATATATGTACTTTTGCTTGTAATAGAATATATAATCCTTACATTAGACAATGGGAAGATAATGGAACAAAAGAACCAACTCTATTTATATCAACAGAGCAAGAAAAAGCGGAAATCCAGTCTATGATGTTATGTTTTGTTAGTGGAGTTAATGAAGATCATATTCTTACTGGTAGATATGAGGAAGGAGAACTTGAAAGAGTTCGTGAAGCTGCCGCCATTTTAAGAGAATCACCACTTTATATAGAAGAACTTCCAGACTTTAGTATGGAAGATATTGAAAACACTATTAAAAGGAATATTAGAGATAATGGTGTTAAGTATGTAGCTTTTGATTATATTCATTCAAGTATGAAAATTTTAAGTGAAATTTCAAGTAAGGCGGGAGTTAAAGGATTGCGTGAAGACAATATTCTTTTTATGATTGGCGTAAGATTAAAAGATCTTGCTAATCAGTATGAAGTATTTATCTTGACTGCCACTCAATTGAATGGGTCTTATACTGAAGCCAAGGAATTCGATCAAAACCTACTTAGGGGAGCGAAAAGCTTGGGCGACAAAATTGACACGGGACTAATTCTACTAAAAGCTACGCCTACGGATTTAGATGCACTCAAAACAATTTTAATTAAGCAAGGCATTGATACCCCCGATATGAAAATTTCTGTTTATAAGAATAGACGAGGAAGATATAAAGATATATTAATTTGGTGCAAGAGCGATAGAGGAACTTGTCGAATAAACCCATTATTTATTACTGATTATCAATACGAATTAATGGATATTCCTAAGACTAAGATAAAAATTAGGGAGAAGGACTTTGAATAAAGATTTAATAAAACAGGGGCTTACAATAGAAAATATAGAGGATTTTGTAAATAATTATGGTGGAGAAGCAATAAGAAAAGATGATGTTCTTATTTGCCGCACAATCTGTCATAATAATATTGGTGAAGGTCATCATAAATTATATTATTATGATAATTCTCATTTATTTAAATGTTATACAGGATGTGAAAATGATACTTTTGATATTTTTGAATTAATTATCAAAATAAAAGAACATCAAGGTATACAATTATCTCTGCCACAAGCAATATATGAAATTTGTAATTACTTTAATCTTTCTTTTGAAGAAGAAATACCGGAAGAAATTTCAAAAGATTTAAAAGACGACTGGACACTTTTACAAAAATATGATAATTTATATACCCCAAAAGAAGAAAAAATTATACAATTAAAAGGGTATGATGATTCTATTATTAAAAATTATCCTCAGCCTACAATTTTATCTTGGCAAGAAGAGGGTATAAAAAAAGAAGTGTGTGATTATCATAATATTAGATATGATCCTTGTAATTGTGGAATTATTATTCCTCATTATGATATAAATAATAATTTAGTCGGAATAAGAGAAAGGACATTAATTAAAGAAAATGAGCAGTATGGTAAATATCGTCCTGCAATTTTTAAAGGAGTTATGTATAATCATGCTCTTGGCTACAATTTATATAATTTAAATTGGAGCAAAAATAATATTAAAGCTTTACAAAAGGCTCTCGTATTAGAAGGAGAAAAAGGATGTCTTCAATTAGCCTCTTATCTTGGTAGAGATGTAGATTTCTCTGTTGCTGTGTGCGGAAGTGCATTACTATCTTATCAAGTTGAATTACTTCTGAAGTGTGGAGTAAAAGAAATTATTATTGGTTTTGATAAACAATTTGAAGATGTTAATTCAGATGAAGGAAAGAAATGGATAAAAAAATTGAAAGATATAAACAAGAAATATTGTAATTTTGTTAATATATCTTTTTTGTTTGATAAAGATAACTTATTACCTTATAAAGCTTCTCCAACAGATAAGGGAATAGAAATATTTATGAAGTTATTTAATGAAAGGATTTTTCTATAATGGTCATTGAAAAAGAAATTGATTTATTTTCTTTACCTGCGGAAGATTTTTATTTTGTGCAGTGTGTAAGTTCAGATTTTAAAATGGGAAAAGGGATAGCTTTACAATTTAATCAACATTTTGAATGTAAAAAAGCTATGAGTAAAAGTTATAGTAGTTATAAATGGACGGGCAAAGGCGATTGTCTTTTACCTAAAAATCATAAAGTTTTTCATTTGATTACTAAAAATAGATATTGGGATAAACCAACTTACAGGACAATAAAAGAAAGTTTATTTCAACTTAAAGAATTTTGTTCAGAATTAAATATTAAAAAAATTGCAATGCCACAAATTGGATGTGGATTGGATAATCTTATTTGGGAAAAAGTTAAAAAAATATTAATAGAATTATTTGAAGATGAGAATATTGAAGTGATAGTTTGTATTTGGAAAGGAGAATAATTTGCTATGGAAAAAGAGAATATAATGACAAATATTATTGATAAAGCTCTCATTGATTATCTTATGGCGTATTATAATACTTCTATTACTACACGACCTGTATTATTATTAAACTCAAAAATGGCGGAAATTATGAAAAATAAATTAAGTTACGATAATAATCAGATCATGTATCTTGATAAAATAGAAGTTCTTATTGCAAATCATTTAGGAGATTTTGAAGTAGATGTCCATTAAATATAAATTAATAAATGAGCCTCAAGGCTTTTCCGCCACAGAACAAATTATGTTTAATAGAGGGATTCCTACTTCTGATTTTGGTAATTATATATATACTTCTGATGAAGATGTAAATGATTATAAATTACTTAATCTTCATCAACTTATGAGAGCAGAAACAGCCTTAGCTAAAGCTCTTGAACAAAAGAAAAAGATATGTATAATAGTTGATAGTGATTGTGATGGATTTACATCTGCCGCATTACTTATTAATTATCTATTTCAAATAGATAAAGAAGCAGTAGAAGAAAGAATTGATTGGTTAATTCATGAAGGCAAACAGCATGGATTAGCAGATCATATAGATAATATTTTGACAAAAGATTATGGACTTGTAATTGTTCCCGATGCGGGAAGCAATGATTTATTAGAACATAAAGCATTAGCTAAAAATCATATTGATTGTTTAATTTTAGATCATCATGATGTAGATATTGAAAATTTTGATATTGAATCTTATGAAGATGCAATTATTATAAATAATCAGTTGTGTAATTATCCAAATAAGGATTTATCTGGTGCAGGAGTGGTATATCAATTTTGTCGCTATTTAGATGATAAGTGGAACTGTTGCTATGCGGATGATTTTCTTGACTTAGTAGCAACGGGTCTAGACGGCGATATGATGAGCTTGCTCTCGAGAGAAACCAAGCACCTTATCTGGAAGGGGTTCAAAAGTATTGATAATATTCGGAATCCTTTTATTTCAGGTATGGTTAAGAAAAATGATTTTAGTTTAAATAAAGCTGAATATAAGTCTGAATATTTAGCGATAAGTCCTATGGGAGCCGCATTTTTCATTGTTCCTTTTATAAATGCTACAATGCGAAGTGGAACAACAGAAGAAAAAGAGCTGGTTTTTGAAGCAATGTTAACACATAAAGCTTTTCAAAAAATTCCTTCCAATAAAAGAGGACATTCTATAGGAGAAATGGAATCAGTATTAGAGCAAGCTTTAAGAACAGTAACTAATATTAAAAACAGGCAGACAAAAGCTCAAGATTCTGGGTTAATGGCGATTGAAAAAGAAATAGAAGAAAATCATCTTATGGAACATAAAACTCTTTTATTTTGTGAGCCATCTGGTATTATATCTCCAAATGTAGCAGGATTAGTTGCAAACAAGATTATGGCAAAATACCAACGTCCTGTTTGTATTTTAATTGATTGCGGAGATGCATATCAGGGCTCCGCAAGAGGTTGTGAAAAAGCAGATGTAAAAGATTTTAAAAAGTATTGCTTAAATTATGAAAACACTAATTATGCTGTTGGGCATCCGGGGGCTTTTGGATTATCAATTCCTAAAAATAAAAAAGAAGATTTTATTTCTTATATGGATAAAAATCTGCCGCCTATGTCTAATAAGCCAATTTATTTTGTTGATTATATTTTTCAAGGAGAGAATTTTGAAAAAGAAACAATATTAGATATAGCTAAAATGAATGACTTTTGGGGAAAAGATTTTGATAGAAGTCAAATTGCGATTGAAAATTTAAAATTAGATTTAAAGAAAATAAATGTATATCAAAAGAAAAATATTACAATAAAAATACAATTAAATAATGACGTTGCAATAATGTGGTTTGATGTGCCTGAAGATATATTAAATAAAATTGAAACTAATTCTAATTCATTATCTTTAAATTTAGTTGGAGAATGTGTTAAAAATGAATTTATGGGTACAATAACTCCTCAAATTAAAATAGTAGATTATGAGCTAAATTATATTTTTTAGGCGGCTGGAGAGCAACCTATAGAAATCTTAAAAAGCAAAAATGGGTTTAGAAATTTTTCATCCGATTTTTGCTTTTTTGATTTTTTTATAAAAAAATGATATAATAAATTATAAGAAATAAAAGGAGAAAAAATAATTAATGCAACTTACTAAAAAACAAGAAGAAGGTTTAAGAATAGCGGTTCAAAGATATAGAAATGGAGAAAAATGCACGGTTATATCGGGATACGCCGGGTCGGGAAAGTCAACATTGATTAAGTTTATTATTGAAGCCCTAAAAATGATAAACCCCTGCCTAGCAGATAAAGATATTGTATATACTTGCTTTACGGGTAAAGCTTGCAACGTATTAATGCAAAAAGGATTAAAGAATGTTAAAACTTTAAATAAATTATTATATGAGAGCCGTCCTAAAAAAGAAGGCGGATACACCAATACTCCTGTACGTCGCATAACAGAAAAAATTGTTATTGTAGACGAAGTAAGTATGGCTCCAGTTAAATTAATGAAATTATTATTTTCATATAATGTATATGTGATTTGTTGCGGAGATCCTTTCCAGCTGCCGCCTGTATCAAAAGATGAAGATAATCATTTATTAGACCATCCTCATATTTTTCTTGATAAAATTATGCGGCAGGCTCAAGATTCAGAAATTATAAGATTAAGTATGAAAATTAGAAATTATCAGCCTATTGTTCCTTCTGATTATAATAAAGAAGTTTTAGTTTTTAATAAAGATGATTTAACTGATGGTATGTTAACTTGGGCAGATCAAATTCTCGTAGCAACAAATAAAACTCGAACATCTATTAATACAACAATGCGTACTCTTGCGGGTAGGGGAGAAAAGCCTGAAAATGGAGATAAAGTTATTTGTTTGAGAAATTATTGGGACGAAAGAAACTCAAATGGAGATGCCCTTGTAAATGGAACAATTGGACAAATTATGACACCTTCTGAATTAACAGTAAATTTTCCTTCTTATATACAAGGACTCGACCACTATTCTTGCCCTTGTATTAGTGGATTTTTTGTTGATGAGCTGGGTAACACATACAATAAAAGTTTTAATATAGATAAACAGTTGTTTAATACTGGAGAAAATTTCTTAACTTGGAAAGATGAATATAATATATGCAAAAGGAAAGGCGGAAAATATTTAATTCCTTATGAATTTACTTATGGATATGCAATTACAACACATAGAGCACAAGGTTCTCAGTGGGATAAAGTTCTTGTAGTTGAAGAACAATTCCCGCATAATAGAGAAGAACACGCTCGTTGGCTATATACTGCGGCAACTCGCGCCGCTTCCAAATTAGTATTAATAAGAGAATAAAGGAGAAAATAATATGACTTATATGGGAAGTAAAAGAAAATATTGTAAATATATTGTTCCAATTATTCAGAAATATATTGATGAACATAATATTACGGTTTTTGCTGATGTCTTTTGTGGAGGAGCAAATTTAACAGATAAAATTCAATGTTAAAAAGTAATTGGTAATGATTTATCTCCAACTTTAATTGCTTTACATCAAACTGCACAGAAAGACTTTTCTAAAATTCCAACGGATGGAAGTAGAGAATATTGGGATAAAGCATATACTGAATACAAAAAAATTAAATCTGCTATGGATAAGGGAGAAGAATATCAGCCAGAAATGCCATTGTTTGAAATAGGTGCAATTGAATGGTATGCAAGCTTTTCTAATGGCGGATTTCCACGAGGTTATGCTAAAAATACTCAAACTCGTAATTATTATCAAGAAGGTTGGCGGAATCACAAAAAACAGCTTGAAAATCCTTTGTATAAAAATATTAATTTTATACAAGGTAACTATAAAGATATTTTATCTAATTTAGATAGCATTGACCTTAGTCATACACTTTTCTATTGTGACAGCCCTTATAAAGGAACAAAAAATCCTAAATTTAATCATGAAGAATATTATAATTGGTTAAGAGAAACAAGTAAATATGTTCCAATTTTTATTAGCGAACAGATAATGCCAGAAGACTTTTCTATTCTTTGGGAAAAAGAAGCAAAAAGAACAGCTGGAAAAGATAATAATTTTAAAGCTTATGAAAGACTTTATTTTATAGATAATAGAAAGGATATTAATAATGGATAACAGAAAATCGCATTACAATAAGAAGGGTTTATATATGGGATATGATAAAAATCATAAAGAGAGAGAAGCTCTTGATTATTATGCCACAGATCCAAAAGAAGTAAAAAATATATTAGATGTTTTAAAAATAAAAGATATTGATAAATCAATTATTTTAGAACCCTGTGCAGGTGGGGGACATATGCTTTATGCAATACTCAATTATTTGAATAATAATTATAATACTTATTTTACACCTCTTGCAACAGATGTTCAGAAAAGAGAATTATTTGATGAGCATTTAGAAATTTCAACTGGAAAAGAATTTGACTTTTTATCTGATGATTATCCTTATACAGAAAATATAGATTATATTATTATGAATCCGCCTTATTCAGTTATTCAACCTTTTGTTATGAAATCTCTAGAGATTGCAAATAAGGGTGTACTAATATTGGGTAGACTTCAGTTTTTAGAAGGAGGTAAAAGATATGAAAGTATTTTTAAAGAAAATCCGCCAACAGATATATATGTATATGTAGATAGAATAAATTGCTATAAAAATGGAGATTTTAGTCGAGGCTCTGGACAACAAGCTTATGCTTGGTATTATTGGGATTTTACGAAAAAAGAACAAAATAAAATTGAAACTCATTTTATAAGAAGAGCAGATAAAAAATGATTTTATTATAAAAATATGATATAATATATATGATAAATAAGAAAGGAGATAAAAATGGAATACTTATCTCGTTTTGAGCCACACAGTCATACAACTTTTAGTAATATCCGATTACTTGATTGTATAAATTCGCCAGAAGCTCTTATAGATAGGGCGGTACAATTAGGTCTGAATGGAATTGCAATAACAGACCATGAAAGCTTAGGTAGTGCAGTTATAATTAAGAAATATGAGAAGATTATTCAAGAAAGTAATCCTAATTTTAAGGTTGCTATTGGAGATGAAATTTACTTAACAAAAGATAGAAGAAATGGACAGAAATATTACCATTTTATTTTAATTGCAAAAAATGAAATAGGTTTTAGAGCTTTAAAAGAGATTTCTTCTAAAGCGTGGTTAAATGGTTATACTGATAGAAGAATGTTCAGAGTTCCTATTACTTATGATGAATTAGAAAAAATAATTAAAAAGTTTCCTAATTCAATTATGGCGACTACAGCTTGTTTAGGTGGACAGACTTCCTCAAAGTTATCTGAGCTAATTCAGGCAGAAAAGGCAGGAGATGAAGCAACTGCCGCAATTATTCACAATGAATTAGTAGACTTTATTTTATGGTGTAAAGAATTATTTGGAGAAGATTTTTATATTGAATGTGCGCCTGGTTGTTCCCATGAACAAATTGAAGTAAATAAAAGATTAAAATCTCTTGCAGATTGTTTTAATTTGCCAATGGTTATAGGCACAGACGCCCACTTCCTTAAGAAAGAGGACAGATATGTTCATAAAGCATATTTAACTTCAAAGCCCGGAGATGGCAACAGAGAAGTAGATGCATTCTATGAATATGCTTATTTACAATCTAATGAAGAAATTATCAATCATTTAAGTCAGTCAAATTTTTTAAGACAAGAAGTCTTACAGATGTTTGATAATAGTATAAAAATGTATGATAAGATTAAGAATTATGACATATTTAAAACGCAGCAAATTCCGCCTGTGCCAGTTAAAGATTATCCCAAAACAGATTGGTTTAAAAATGAAGAGTTTGATTATCCAAATTTAAAAAATATGTTTACTTCTGATAATAAAGTTGAACGAAATTGGGTTAATCAATGTTGGACTGCTCTTAATGAAAAAATAGGTAATTGGAAAGAACATCGTAATTATGTAGAAGAATTAGAAGAAGAAGCAAGAGTAAAGAAGGTTATCAGTGGTAAGCTTCACAACAATATGTTTCAATATCCTATAACACTTCAATATTATATTGATATGATTTGGGAATGTGGAAGTACAATTGGTGCAGGAAGAGGATCTGCCTGTGCTGCATTAAATCATTATCTACTTGGAATTACTCAGCTAGATCCAGTAGAATATAATCTACCTTTTTTCCGTTATCTCAACGATGAACGTGAAGAACTTGGTGATATAGATATAGATTTAGCTCCTTCTAAAAGACCGACAATTATAAAGAAAATAAAAAATGAAAGACGACAGTATTTAAATCAAGATTTAGATGAAGAATTTTTAAAAGAATTAGGAGCTACTTTTGTAGCAACATATGGAACAGAAAATACCAAATCTGCAATATTAGCTGGTTGTCGAGGATATAGAAGTGAAGATTATCCCGAAGGCATTATGCCAGAAGATGCACAATATTTATCTTCATTAATTCCAGTTGAAAGAGGTTTTAACTGGACATTAAAAGATGCTTATTACGGAAATAAAGAAAAAGGAAGATATTATGTCAAATTGTTTAGGGCGGAAATGGATAATTATCCTAGACTATTAGAAATAATTTCAGGTATTGAAAATATCATTAAGTCAAGAGGTATTCATGCTTCTGGAGTAGTATTTTTTGACGGAGATCCTTTTGAAACAACTGCTTTTATGCGGGCACCAAGTGGTGAAGTAGTAACACAGTTTGATTTGCATGATGTAGAATACTGTGGCGGAACTAAATTCGATTTTCTTTTAACTAAGATACAAGATAAAATAACTACGTTTATAAATTTACTTCAGAAAGAAAAAATTATTGAAGAAGGTTCTTTAAGAGAAATTTATAATAAATATTTTCATCCCAGTAAACTTCCTCTCGACCGAGATAAGATTTGGACAGCAATCGAAAACAACGAGGTTCTTGATTTGTTTCAATTCGACTCGGATGTCGGCCGTCAAGCGGCTAAAAAAATTAAGCCTAAAACAATTATGGAATTATCAGATGCTAATGGACTTCTCCGCTTAATGCCAGAAGAAAAAAATGCAGAAACACCATTGGATAAGTATGTTAGATATAAAAATAACATTGGTCTTTGGTATAAAGAAATGGCAGATAATGGATTAACTAATGAGGAAATAAAATATATTGAGCCTTATTTTAAATCGTCTTATGGTGTTCCACCTAGTCAAGAGCAAATGATGCTAATGCTAATGGATCCACATATATGTAATTTTACATTGAAAGCGGCAAATGCGGCACGCAAGATAGTAGCGAAGAAACAAATGGACAAAATACCAGAATTAAAGGAAAAAATTGAAAAGCAAGCCCTTTCTCCTAGTCTAGGTAAATACATATGGATGTACGGTGTAACTCCCCAGCTAGGTTATTCATTTAGCGTCATACATGCGCTCGCATACTCGTTTATAGGCGTACAATGTGCATATTCCGCAACAAACTGGAATCCTATTTTTTGGAATACCGCTTGTCTTATTGTGAATACAGATTCACTTGAAACAGATGATTGGGATGCAGAAGATGAAGATGAAGTAGTTGAAGTAAAAGAGAAAGCAAAAGATTATGGTAAATTAGCAACTGCAATTGGAGCAATTCGCTCAAGAGGTATAAAATTAAGTTTAATTGATATTAATAATTCAGATTATACTTTTATTCCAGATGTTAAGAATAATGAGATTCTTTTTGGATTAAAAGGATGTAATAAGATTAATAACAATGTTATTGAACAAATTAAAGCGGGAAGACCTTATTCTAGTATAAAAGATTTTATGGTGAGATGTCCATTATCTAAACCTATTATGGTTTCACTTATTAAAGCAGGAGCATTTGATAAACTTGATTATGAGTGGGCTAGGAAAATTTGTTCAGAACCTCGTATTGCAATTATGGCTTACTATATTTCAATAATTAGTGAACCAAAAACTAATTTAACATTGCAGAACTTTACGAGTTTAATGAAATATCATTTAATTCCAGATGAACTTGCAGAAACAAAGAAATTATTTGAATTTAACAAATATATAAAACAACTTAGTAAGAAAACAAAAGAATACTATATATTAGATAATGCAGCTTATAATTATTATAAGAAGTTTTATGATGAAGAATTACTTGAATCTTTTAATAATTCAATTTGTATAAAACAAAAAACTTGGGATAAGATTTATTCTTATGAAATGGATAAAGTAAGAGAATGGCTTAAAGAAAATAAAACACAAATTTTACAGCAGTTAAATAGCATATTGTTTAAACAAACTTGGGAAAAATATGCAAATAAAAATATTTCCGCTTGGGAAATGGAATCATTATGTTTCTATTATCATGATCATGAATTAGCTAATATTGATTTTGAAAAATATGGTATTAGCGATTTTAACAATCTTAATGATAGAGAAATTAGTAGTTATTTTAAAAGAAATGGAAGAGAGATTCCGCTTTATAAAATATCTACAATTGTTGGAACAGTTATTGCTAAAAATGATACAAAAGCAACAATTAATTTATTAACACCTACTGGTGTTGTTCCAGTAAAATTCGGCAAAGAGTATTATTCAATGTTTAAAAAGAGAATTTCTCGTCTAAATCCAGAAACAAATAAAAAGCAAATAGTTGAAGAAGGATGGTTTAAAAAAGGTACTTTATTAATGATTAATGGTTATCGCAGAGATGATACTTTTGTTAGTAAAACTTATAAGAACACCAATGCTCATCAGTTGTATAAGATTGTAAATGTTAAAGGACGAGATATTATTTTAACTCACGAAAGAGAAAAAGGAGAAGAAGATGAATAAAACAGTTTTAATTGCCTTATTTGGTGAAAGCGGAAGTGGCAAGGATACTGGGGTTAATTATTTAACCCATAACTATCCTTATCATAAAATTATATTAACCACATCCCGCCCAATAAGAGAAAATGAAACTCCTGATATTGATTATCATTATAACACAACAGAAGAAATAATCTATAAAAATAATCAAAGTAAATTTTTAAATTTAGAGTGTTTTAATGGTTGGTTTTATGGCATTGAAAATTCTGAAATTTTAGAAAATCAAATTAATATAGGAGCCTTTTCAATTCAGTCGATTATAGATATTATGGAAGAAAGAGATGAAACTATTACTGTTATTCCTATTTATATCAAGACAAATGAAAAAGATAGACTTTTAAGAACCTTATGTAGAGAAGAAAATCCTAATTGCAGAGAAATTTGTCGAAGATTTTATAGTGATGCAGATGATTTTAGCAAAGTTTACTTTGATTATGACGTTGTAGAAAATCTTTCTTCTTATGATGAATTTTATAAAAATTTAATCAAAACTGTTAAATCATGCTTAGCGAATTATGAAATAAATATGGAGGAGTAAAAATGATTTTATATTCAACAGGTTGTCCTAAATGTAATGTGTTAAAAAAGAAAATGGCGGCAGTTGGGATCAACTATACTGAGATCAATGATCCCGCCGCAATAAAAGAAAAAGGAATTGTATTTGTTCCTGTTCTTGAAGTCAATGATAAACTCTACAACTTCAAAGAAGCTGTAGATTATATAAATAATTTAAATAAGGGTGATTAAATTGAACAAAAAAATTAAATTAAGTAAAAACTTTACTACTGAATTTAATAAACTTACAGAAGAATTAGGAGAAGAATTTGAATTAATAAATGGTTTTCATGAAACACAGTTAAATGGAACTGATTTTATTGATAATTTTACCGCAGACAACAAACCTGTTGCGGACACTACGATTGATGCTAATGCTTCTGTAACAACTAAAGACATTCAGTCTTTATTAAAAGAAAAAGATAAATCTGAAAATAAGTTGCTTGCTTTTAATAAAATATTTTATGAATTACAGAAGGAATATGGAATAAAAATTGCTAGAGAGTGGCTGGCTATGGAAATGGGTCCATTCTTATATATGCATGATGCACCTACATCTACGTTCTTCAGCTATTGCTTTGCGTACGATTTATCTAGATTAGCAACGGAAGGTCTATTTTTTATTGACAACTACAATAACGAGCCTCCTAAACATCTCCAAACATTCTTAGACGACGTCATAGAATATATATCCTACATGTCGAACAGATCATCTGGGGCAGTAGGAATACCCGATATTCTTATCTGGATGTTTTACTTCTGGAAGCATGATGTAGAACAGAATTATTATTTAGTATCGCCAGAATATTACTTAAAACAAGCTTTTCAAAAATTAATTTATAGATTAAATCAAAAGTTCTATAGAGATCAAACTCAAACAGTATTTTCAAATATGAGTATTTTTGACAGTCTTTATCTTGAAGCTTTATTTGGCGGAAGAGAATATCCTGATGGTACATTTGTTATCGATTATCTTGATGATATTATGAAAGTTCAGAAAATGTTTATGGACACAGTATCAGAAATTAGAAGCCAGAATCTATTCACATATCCAGTCTTGACGTTTTCTTTAATCTACCGTAACGGTCATTTCGAAGATGAAGAGTTCGCTAGGTGGGCTAGCAATCATAACCGCAAGTGGAATGATTCAAATTTCTTTATTAGCGAAAATCCCGGAGCTTTATCCAATTGTTGCCGGCTCATTTCAGACACTACACAATTAGATCCATTTATTAATTCAATAGGTGGAACAGCTTTATCAGTTGGTTCTGTAAAAGTTTCAACAATTAATCTTGAAGCTATTGCGTTTGAATATCCTAATAATGAAGATAAATTTATTGAAAAATTAAATAGAGTGCAATATATTGATATGTGTGCTTTAGACAGGGTAAGACATATTATTCAAAGAAACATAGAAAAGAAACTTCTTCCTAACTTTATTGAAGGCGGGGTTGAAATGGATAAACTATTTAATACAGTAGGTTCAATCTAAAGAGCCTTATATTACTTAACCAATTTAAAATATTGGGGTCACAAGGGTGGCTAACGGGGAAAGCTAAGTTAAAAATATGCCAATCCCGTGGGAGGTTATTAAAAATGAATAGACATAATCATAAGAAAAAAGATATTTATATTATAAAAAATGATATTAACAATAAGGTTTATATAGGACAAACTGTTAACCCTAAACAAAGATGGGAACAATATTGCTCTTTAGTAAAACATAAACCGAATACCCAAGTTATTACTAAAGCAATGAAAAAATATGGTATTGAACATTTTACTATGTCAATCTTAGAAAATGATGTTGTAAATTATGATGAGAGGGAAAAATATTGGATACAAAAATATAATAGTCTTGTTCCAAATGGCTATAATGTAGCTATCGGTGGAGATGGAATAGGAAGTGGAGTTAATAATCCAATAGCAAAAGTAAAAAGTGAAGATGTTTTAATGGAATTAATTGATGAAATAATTCAAAATGTTTTGCCTTTTAAAATTTTAGCAAAAAAATATGATTTATCTGAGGGACAAATTTCAGAAATTAATAGGGGAAAGGCATATTATAATTCAGAATTAAGCTATCCTCTGCGACAATCAAGATACACAGAAGAAAAAATTAAACAATTAACATATTCTTTAAAATATGAACTTGATAAAAGTTTAAAACAAATAGCGAAAGAATATGAGATTGATTTATCTTATCTTAATGACATCAACCAAGGCAGAGTTTGGTATAGGAGCTATATAAATTACCCTATAAGATTAGGAAAAATGAAAAAAGCTGAAATTATTCATCCTCAAATAAAAGAATTATTAAAAAACTCAACTCTCTCTCAAAAAGAAATCGCAAAAAAATTCAATATAAGTCAAATGGTGGTTAGTGAAATTAATCAAGGGAAAAAAGGATATGATAAAAACATTGATTATCCTATTAGAAAAAATTATCAAAAGGAAAGAAAAGAAACTACTTTATCTCCAGACATAATTGATGAAATTTGCAATATCATATTAAATACCAATCTTTCATTAAAAGAAATTTCAAAAAAATACGAAGTTTCATATGCTACTATTCAGAATATAAATAGTGGAAAAGTAATAAAATATCGCAATGAAAAAAAATATAAATATCCTTTAAGAGATAATAGAAAATAACTGCCTGTATCGACTATTCGTGGATAACGAAGTAGGTAAAATACCAAAAGAGTAATAGCATTAACAAGGGTTAGTGTTAAAAGATAGTCAGTACCATTAGAAATAATGGATAATATGTTTTTAGGTTTATATGAAGTAATGGATATTTATGGGTATATTAATGAAGATGAATTTGGCTATAAGAGTTATTCAGATAAAGGTATAGCCTTTGCTCAAAAAATATTTGACGCATTAAATAAAAATAAAGAGGTTTTCTGCGCAGACCGAGATTATAAGATAAACCTCGAATCCGTCCCTAAAAAATCTGGGGCTAAATAAATTAAAACTTATTTAGAAAATTCTCTCTAATTGACTTGGAACGCCCCATCGGGGTGGACAGGGCGGAAGGAGTTTTTCCACCGTGAACGACTAAATGAGAGAACACCTGAAAAAGGTGATGCGATAGTCTGAGCTCTACCATATAAAGAAAGTAGAGAATGAAATTTAACGATTTCATCGCCATACAATAAATACCACTCATTTGAAGAGTATAAAAAGAAAGGAAAACTATGAAAAATATTATTAAAAATGCCAGTGGCAAGCCCATTGGAACGGTTGAATTGACAGCAAACACAATAAAAATAATGAATGATACTAAACCCGTTTTAGAAATTCAAAATTCTAACTTAGCTCAACAAATTATAAATAAAGATAATAGCCCAGAAATTTTAAAGATACTATATGATAATTATTTTTTATCTGCCGGAGAAATTGCAGCTTTATATGAAGTTTGTTATTCTAATATGAACAAACAACTTAAATCAGTTAGTTTAGAAACAAGTGCTAAACAGGGACGAAGAAATAGATCCTACGGGAAACCTCAGTCCGAAGAATGCTTAAGAAAAAAATCTGAAACAATGAAAAGAAAAGTTGCTAATGGCGAATATACTCCTCCAAATTATGAAAGAACGCCTGAAATAAAAGAAAAGATTTCTCGTGGACTAAAAGAATATTATAAAAATCATCCTCAAGATCCAACTCCTCATATAAATAATTGGAAAAAAGGAGTTTATGATAATGTAGATTTTCATATAAGTATTGGTGGGAAAATGTTTTCTATAAAAAATCAAAAAACATATAATTTTAGAAGTTTATTAGAATTATATTATATGTTGTTACTCGAAGATTCAACAGAAGTAGAATTTTATGAATATGAGCCTATACATATTAATTGTGAAAATGGACATATATATACACCAGATATTCTAATTAATAATACAACTTTAATAGAATTAAAGTCATACAAATATATTCATAGTAAAGACGAAATTTTAAATTCCTTTAATTATAAAAAAGAACAGGCTGAAAAATATTGTAAAAATACAGAAATGCAATATAAAGTAGTATTTGATATTGATATTGATTTTGATTCTTCTCGATATAAAAGAGAACTAAAAAATCATCCTGAAATTATTGAAAAATATCACATTATTTTCAATCAGCCAGAACGTATGGTCATAAAGTAACAGATTGGGAGAGTCGGCTGCAGTCAAACTCGCGGCAAAAGATAGATTATACTATGCTCATCCTAAATGTCACGAAATTTTAAGTAATCAGTGGATACCATTAACAGAAAAATGTACAATAGAGGAAAAAGCAAGATTATCAGGATTATTTGATAAACGTTGCGGAGGCGGAGTTATTGCACATATTAACATAGAAAGCGAGTTCCCAACAGAAGAATCAGCTTGGAATATGTTAAATTATTTAGCTTCACATAATGTTATTTATTTTGCTTTCAATAGCAGAATAAATGAGTGTGCAAATCATCATGGCTTTGTTGGAACTAAAATTTGTCCAGAGTGCGGAGGAGAGGTTATAGATACTTATCAGAGAATCGTGGGTTATTTAGTACCTACAAGATCTTATTCTGCCGCCCGCAAAAAAGAATTCGGTAAAAGGCAATGGTATAATATAGGAAATATGATAGATACGATAGGTTAAATATGAAGATTAGACAATTAATTATCGGGGATTTTATCAATTATAAAAAACCAAGTATGGTAATCGCAATGCCATATTGTAGTTTCAAATGCGAAAAAGAGTGCGGAATAGCTTGCTGTCAAAACAGCGAGCTAGCCACTGCCCCTCTTATAGAAACAGATGTTCAAACATTAATAAAATATTTTGATAAATCGGATATTTGTCAGGTAGTTGTTTTTGGTGGTTTAGAACCTTTTGATAGTTATGATGATTTATTCATCTTTATTAAAGAATTTAGAAAAAATCATACTAATGATATAGTTATCTATACAGGATATTATAAAAATGAAATAATTGATAAAATTGAACCTCTTAAAAAATATCAAAATATTATTATAAAATATGGGCGTTTTATTCCTAATGAAAAAGAAAAATTTGATTCTATTTTAGGAATAAAATTAGCAAGTCCTAATCAATATGCGGAGGTATTATGAAATATATTTTAACTGATGATGTTGAAGTAAAAACGGAAATATTAGAAGGATTAAAAAAGAATAAAAAACAATATGGAGAAAGATATTGTCCTTGCGTCAATCCTTCTGAATATAATGAAGATTACATTTGTCCTTGTAAGGATTTTAGAGAAAATGTTAAAGGCGGAGAACCTTGTCATTGTGGTTTATATATAAAAGAAAAAACAGAAGAAGAAAAAACTCATATGAACTTAGGTTCAATATATGATTATAATAAATCTGTTTATGACAACTTTAAACCTTTAGATAGGATAATGTTAAATTTGAATCAAAATTTAGTTGATCATTTTATTGAAGATACTAAAAATAAATATTATATGCTTCTCAATAGAGAAAATGCAGACTATACTATTTTTACAGTCGATTATACCAGACCTGCAAAAAGAAAATCTGCCGCAAAAATTCTTATTGATGAATGTATCTATAATAGAGGTCAAGCTATTGATATAAATTTAACAGAAGATAAAACAGCTATTGAAATTTGGCTTCGTAATGCGGAAAATGAAAATTTATGTTATTATTTCTTTCCTTATGATGCCGCAATAATTGAGGTGTGAGAATGAAAACTTTATTCTTTTTTATTAGTCCTTTTGTTTTGAATCAAAAAGCTGTAATTGTAGATAGTGAAAATATAGAATATTATCAAGAAAAGCAATTTTCAATTACAGAACTAAAAGATATAGGATTAAATTTAATAAATAGTTATGATATAAACAAGATTATCTTTAAAGGTCCTCTTAAATATACAAAGAGAATTTATAATGATTTTAAAGAAGAAGCAACTACTAAATATAATTATTCAAATATAGAATTTGAATTAAAAGGCGAAGAAGGAGAAACAATATGAAGTATTTAATAAACACGACAGAAACTTATAGGGTTGAATCGGAAAGTGAAGCAAAGGCTCTTATTGAAGCAGCAAAGAGTAATAGTATGTATTCTCTTAGTAAATATAGCTGTACTTATAAGGAGAGAAAACAGAAGGGTGAAGTTGTTGATGCTTATTATAAGGTAATTTTGACAAAAGCTATTGATGATGAAAAAGAACCTTGCAATAGCACTATTGTTAAATATGTTCTGGATGGTGAATTTGATGAAAATTAAGCTTTTAGATGAAAATGCTAAAATTCCTTTTAGAGGCAGTGATATGGCGGCAGGTTATGATTTATATAGTGCTGAAGAAGCAATAATCCCTGCAGGAGACTGTAGATTAATATCTACTGGAATTGCTCTTGAAATACCTAATAATTATTTTGGAGGTATTTTCCCTCGTAGTGGAACTGCGGTAAAGCGAGGTCTGAGATTAGCAAATTGCGTAGGTATTATTGATGCAGACTACCGGGGAGAGGTTAAGGTACCGCTTTATAACGATAGCTCTGTTCCACAAAAGATAGAGTTGAATGAACGTATAGCTCAATTAATTATTTTACCTTTTGCAACAATTGAATATGAAGTAGTAAATGAATTATCTGATACTGAGCGTGGCGAGGGCGGATTTAATTCAACAGGTAGAAAATAAAAATATGCGGAGAATAAAAATCTCCGCATATTTTTTTGACTTTTTTTAAAATTTTTGTTATATTAAGGTAAAGGAGTGATAATGATGATAATGAGCTTAGATTTAAGCACAAAAAGTAGCGGGGTTGCTATTTTTAATCAAGAAGAATTAATTGACTATTATTGCATTACAGCTTCTTCTACCGATTTAATAAAAAGGATATATAAGATAATAAATGAAATCAAGAAATTTTGTGAAGAATATACGATAGAAACAATCATTGTAGAAGAAGTAAGACCAGAGGGCAATCAATACGGAGTGGGCAATCAAAAAACTCATAAGGCATTAATGTACTTACAAGCAGCACTCGCTTTTATGATACATGATTTTTTTCCAACTATTCAAATTGAGTATTTATATCCAAGCGAATGGAGAAGTATTTGTGGTTTAAAAACTGGTAGAGGCATCAAAAGAGAAGAGTTAAAAAAGAAAGATATTGAATTTGCGGCGAATAAATATAATATTCAAGTTAATGATGATATAGCTGATGCTATTGGAATCGGCTATGCTTGGTTAAAAAGAACACCTGAATTGCCGCAAATAGACTGGGCATAAAAAAAAGAGAGGTTTAATTAAAAACCTCTCTTTATTGTTTCATAAACTTCTTCTGTTGTCATTAAAATTTCTCCGCCATAAGTTGCAACTAAGTCTGCTAAAACTTCTTCTTCGTATAAATTTAAATTTATATCGTAAGAAAATAATACTGCATGAGTAATTTCATGACATAAAACTCTCCAAAGCATAAATTCTGATAAGCCATCTTGAATATAAATTGTATGAGTTATATTATCACAAGAACCATGAGTATAAGTTCCATCCTGCCTCTGAAGGCTGTAAGACATAGGTGGAACAAATATTATAGTCCATTCTTGATTTCTTATATAAAATATCATACTGATATTCTTTGAGCTAATTCATTCAGCTTATGTTGGAGAACAGTCTTTTCTTCGGTTGTTGCATTTTGTATCATTTCTGTAATATCATTTGATAATTCTTCCATATAAATTTTTAATTCCTTCATTTGTTCAGTAGGATCTTTATGAAGTTTCTTTGATTCCATATACATTTTTCTGTGCTGAGGAGAGCGACCTTCATTCATATCTCTCATATTTGTATCATTATTCCATCTTTCAGTTCTACTATCGTTCCATATTGTAGGATAAGCTCTTTCTCTTTCAGGATAATAAGGAGTATAATATTTATAATTATTTTCTTCTTTTTCTTCCATAGCTTTTGATATAGAATGATAATATTTAGCTTCTTCCATATCTTTTATCATATCAACAACTTCACCTAATTCTTTAGCGTCAACATCAGAAGTATTACCCATTTGTCCTTGAACTAAAGAAATTAAGCAATCTTCAATTGCTTTTAATCTGTGCATAAAATAACCCCCTTATTCTTTTGTGATAATTAAATTTGCATTTTGAACGTCTATTGCTTGAGTCGAAGTATTTTCAACAGCAATAGATACACAGCAACAAGCAGGAACATCAATATAAGTGCTACTTGCTACATTATTATATTGAGAAACTGCACCGGGAGTTGTAATCATAGTTGTACTTACAATAGGTTCTCCGTCAATAGCAATAGCTAAAGAAATTGCAGGATCTGTTGTAGTACCTGCTGCAGGAATAGCAATATTACCACCGAAACTTACTTTAAAGCGGGTACGACATTTTCCCGTCGTACCCTTTAAAGTAATTACTCCACTACCAGCTCGATGAATAACATTGCAACAGCCGCTTACAACAGTATTGGTAAATAATACATTTCCATTAGTAGCTACTGTCTGTACTGCATTTGCAATATATTCTGCCATATTAGTGTCCTCCTTAAGAATTTACGCCACAGTTACATCCGCAACCATTATATCCATAATTCGCATAAGGACTCTGAACAATATATGCGGGGATTGCAGCCTTCTGTCCTAACTGACTTACAAGATAATTGTTTTGAGCTTCTTGAGATGCAGCAAACTTAAGACTCTGATTTTCTGCTGTAAGTGTAGCAATTTTATCCTGAGTTAAGAAGTCTAAGATAGAACGAGTATTTGCATCTTGGTTAGTTGTAATAGCTGTTGTTGCATCAGCTATAGCCTGTCTTGTCTGACATGATTGTTCTGCTAATCTGTAATTAAGATCTGATGCCTGAGTAGCTGATTGATAACGTAAATCACCGTTTTGTTACCCTAGAGATTCTTTATTCTCTAGTTCTTATAGTTTCCTATAAGTTCAGACTATATCTTCACCCTTTTGTTAAAGGGGTTCGGCACTCGTGTTGGTATTATTGTCTGTCATGACTCAACCATTAGTCGTTGAACCTTCCAATTACTTTTATTGACTTTCATTGGCTTGGCTGCTGATTGGCATATTCACAAGTATGACCCATACAAATTTTTCTTCCTTCTCGTAAACTTTTATTTAATGTCACTGGTTTTAATCCTACTGCTAATGCGGCTTCTGTCCCTGAGTTATAATAAATTCCATCAACAATAACAGGGTGTCCTTGTCTAGATGGTTTCTTTAAACCGTCTTTATATCTACATTCTTTTCCGTCCGGTGATTTTCCCAATTGACACCAACTTGAAATTGTTGTCTGAGAAACCCCATAATAAGTAGCTGCATCAATAGCCCCTTCAAATTCTTTACCCTCTATAATGACTGCTCTTTTATGAGCTTTTCCATTCTTCTGGGCAACTTCTTTATTATACATAGGATTCTTTTCTCTCATGCGCTGTCGTTGTTCTTCTGATTTCATCGGATTATTTTTTGACCAATATTCTCTTAATTCTGGTGTCCAAACAACTTCTAAACCACCATGACCAGCTTCAGCCAGATTACATTTACACTGATTTTGTTTTTTATATTCATCTGTAATCTTTTTTTCTTCTATAAAAGCCTCTTGTTCAGTAAGATTATCTGATATAATTCTAACTTCTGTGTTATGCGTAGCAAAATAATTAAGAAATTCTTGATTTCTATGTCTAGTATCTGAATATCTTTTTCCGCATCCTTTTCCTACATAAAACACTTCTCCAGTATCTAAATCATACCATTCATACACATAAAATTTACATAATTCTTCTTGCATAATTTTAAACTCCTCTATATTATATTTTATCAGATACCGTATATCTGATTTCATATATCTTAGAAAAATCTAAAAATATAATTATTTTGTATTGACCATTTTTTGTGAACTTAGCTTTCCAGCAATTCACCGAATTATTTTTCTAATAATTACTTATTAGGCTGCCATGATTTTGTTATAGCAGCAATTCGACATCTGTGTTCCTAAGCTAGTTAACTGAGCACCAATAGCATTAGTATTTTGCATAGCTTCTACTGTATTATTGTTGATTGCAGCAGTTACACCCGCCTGAGCTGTTTGAATTGAGTTCTGTATAGTATTAAAACCATTTAACATTCCAGTGTTCATTGCATAGAAGCCATCACAAATACCGCTATTTACAGTATCCAGTTTTCTTTCGATGTTAGCAAAGTCAGATGTTAGTATATAACCATCTGTAATGCCCGAACCTGTAGATGAACCTCCGAAAAGTCCACCATTATTCCATCCACCTGCAAAGCAGAAAAGGAACAAGATAATAATCCACCAGGCAGAATTTCCACCCATAAATCCATCGTCATAATTTCTGTTGTTGCCACCGGTTGCAGCAGCAATGTCGGCTAAAGAATAGCCACTATTTGTTGTGTTGAACATATAATGTCCTCCCTTTTCTTAAAAATATAATATATTTAAATGCCTAAAGTTTTTCTAAAGGCATTAAATTCTTTATCAAAATCAATTCCTTTTTCTTTCATTAAATTTCTTGCAAAAGTTTCAATACCTTTTTCATCATTCGATTGAGCCATTTGCATTAAATTTGCCATTAAAGGATTGTTGTTATTTTGTTGTAATAAATTTAACATTAATTGTTGTGGGTTATTTCCACTTTTCATCATTTGAATTAATTGCATAGGATTAACTTTCATTTTATTTCCTCCTTAAAAATTAATTTCTGCGGAAGGCTTAGGTTGAACGCCTCCACCCATCTCCGCCCGCAATGACTGAATAGCTTTCTCAAATTCATCTCTCGTTATATAACTTGATGAGGTTGTATCTTCAATTAATTGGTAAACATTTAAAGTAGCTGTACCATCTAAATTAATTTGTTTGGTATAAATTTTTTTATTCCCAATATCAGTAAAAATATGTAAACTTCCATCTAAATCAATTTGAGCTGCACGTGCTTCTTCTATTGATACAACAGGACGACCTTTAAGAAAATTTTGTGGTATTGGTGCTTGCGTTTCCATCTGCATAGGCTGAGATGGCATTTGAGGACGCTGTTGAAATTGCGGCTGATAATAATATTGAGGTTGTTGTGGAAAATTATACATTTTTTTATCACTCCTTTCGCTCTCACTTATTATTAAAAAATAGCTGGTAATATTTTTCTTACTTTTACCAATTTTTGGAAATTTATTAAATTGTAAATTTTAATAGAAAAGTAACGATAGAAGTATCATTTTTATTTTTATTAATTATTAATTGCTAACAAAAACAGATAAAAAAAATAGGAGTACATATAAATGTACTCCTTATTTTTATTATTATCTTCTTTGAATTACTCTTTTTGCAGTAATTGACATTGTTCCGCCCAAATCCATGGGTATAGTCATACTATTAATTACATACTCTCCACTAATTAAACTTTCTTCATCTTCAACAGTAATAATCATATTTGGTTCTAAATAATATATTGGTAAACATTGCAACGTAATGCTCTCATTATAATTAGTATATTCATAGATTAAATCTTTCATTAAGTTATATGCAGAATTAAGAGTTCCGCCTAGAATTGTATTTATTTCTATTAAATTGTTTTTATCTTTATCTAATAATGAGGATACATTTAAATATTTTTGTCCTCTATCTTGACACCATTTAATCTCTTCTGTAGTATAACAAAATACATAGTCTTCGATTATAGGTTCAAAAATACAATTTACCTTATCATCAGATACTACTTTCGTCATTCTCCCTATTGTTGAAACACTTATATTATTATATGCTTCTCCTTTTTCAATGAAATCTAAAAAATAATCTATATTAGAACATTGTTCTATAGACTTTTCTTTAAATCTGCCTTTTATAACATCATAGATTTTTGTCCATTCATTAACAAGTTCTGTATAATAATAGTTACTATCTGTCGCATATCTTTCCGATAAACAACCTTGAATATATAATTCTGTCCGCCAATCTTTAATAGCTATATCTTTATAAATTTTCAGATTGGTATCATTGTTATCTTTATCTATTGTTTTCCAAGAATTATCTTCCCAATAGCTATATTCATCTAAATCTTTGGTATGATAAATCATTCCGGGATACCCTTGTAAAGGTCTGTTACTATGAGTATTAATTTCAATAGGTGGTTTAATTAAAGTTGTTGTTTCATATATTTCTTTATCTTTATCTACTAATTGAGTATAATCCCATTGAACAAAATCGCAAGTTTTTCGAAGCGGTGGTTTTTTATCTAAAGTTAAATGATACCTAATTGGAACTTCTTTATCTGCTGCAGTTTTTCTCTTGCCCCATACAATAAAATCATTTTTTACCATATCATATTGTGGAGTATTTTGATATGAAACAATTAAATTACTATTATCAAAATTATATGCACTATAGACCGTAGAAGGTGTAGTATTATATTGAATTTGTTCTAAATTTTGAGTAGATGCTTTTGTAGTATTATAGTAATTCTTTTTTTCTTGAAAATGGAAATATCCTTGCGTATCAAAAAAATATTCATAATTACCAAGTTTATTTTTTATTTTATCAAGAATTGTGCAAACATTATCTCCTTGATTGGCAGTCAGTTCTTCATCATAATAAAAGTTTGTATAATGAAAACCAATATCATCTCCTTCATAGAAGATTTTTTCCCAAGTATCAAGTAATTCCGCATCATTATCAACCATCATTACTTGATTAGTAGAATAATTCACACAAAGTTTCTTTGAACTATTATTCCACCTTAGTACTTCTTTAGCAATAGTATCAATATCTTTAATAATAATTTTCTCTAATGGTATATTTCCAAAATGATTTACAACTTCTTGAATAATTTGATAAATAGGAATTTTTTTTGTTTCTATATCGCCAGAAGGTGTTATTTCATCAACTTTATCAAATATACAATAGGCGGGAAGAATACCTCCACGACTACCATTTAATAAACACATTTTATCTTGTAAAGATAAACTAATTGAAACACCATTTGTACCTCTGCTAATATTAGGATTAATAATAATAAAAATACCAAGAGGAAACCAAATTATTTTTTCTTCTTGATATTTAGCTGTACGATTAGCATACCCAATAAATATTTTTATTCTTTTATTTATAGATAGTAAATTACTTGTTTCCATAACATTTCTATATTTATCATCTGCAATCATATTTAAAGTACAAGTGCGGCGGACGGAGGAATCTCCATTTATAGATAAAGTTCCGCCGCTTGTAACATATCCTTGAATTTCTTCAAGTTCATATTCGTTTTGATCTAATACAATAATTCTTATGTACTGCTCTTTTTCCGACATTTCGTCTAATTCTCTTAAAAAATTTTTATCATTTAAATAGTTATTCATATTATCAATCCTCCACCCATATTAAATAAAGTATTAATTGATTATCTTTATCTTTTTCTAATTCTTTAGTTAATACAGAAGTAGCATTATAATTACTAATTAATTGATTATCTTTAAAAGTAAGTGCAGAATTAGCCGCCTTAAGAATATATTCAAAATGACCTTTAATTTCATCTGTCTTTAACACATTATACTTATTATAATTTTCAATAGTATCTTCTGCAATTTCTGTGGCTGTTGCGGAAAAGCTATATATTCTACGACTTAAAGTCTTATTTGGGGTTAAAGAAATATTCGTTAATTTTACAAGAATATTACCTTCTGTTAATGTTCTTAATAATTTAACATTATTTGCATATAAAATATCTATAACTTTATCCCTAAAGTATTTTTCATATATATAATTATTTACATTAGGTTGGATATTATATTGTTTTATAAAATTATTATAACATTCTTCTCCCACTTTACTTTTAATAATATCTTCTGAATATAATATATTCTTAGAAATTTCTTCAATAAGAATATTTTCTTGAGATTTATTATGTATCATTACACTATTATTAAAAATGCCAACTGAATTATCATACATATTTTCTGCTTCTGAGCAAATTGTACCAGAAATATTAAATTGTCTATATTTTGTATTTCCGCTTCTAAAAATTGTTGGATATTGATTTCCAAGAGTGTTAGTTATCTGTTCATTAACAACATACTTGAAATTAGTTATATCTTGATCAAATCTAATCCTTAAAGAATTATCCTTATTATCTAAGAACATATCTTCAAAATAACACACTTTTGGTTCTTCTGTAGGTGTATAAAACTTACTATATACATTATTTGGAGCAATTAAAATAAAACCATATTTATACCAAACTGATGCAGCAATAGTTGTATCTCTCCAAACAAAAGTATCTTCCTGCTCACTGATTAAAAAAGAACAGTCTCTAACTTTTTCCCAAATGCCATAAGGATTAATTGCTTCTGAACTTGTTCTCATTATTTGAATATGAATTAAATTATTAGGTTTAAAATCGGGGTTTATGATTTTATATAATCCTTTAATTGTTAAAATCATATCTCCTCTATCAGTTTCAGGAATTACTGACATTGATATTCCCCCTATGGGAAGAATATCTTCTTCTATAAATTCAGTAGTAAAAGTAAAAAGAGAAGAAGCTTGATTATATTTTTTATGAGTTTGGTATTCTACTAAAATTTTATATTCATGATTATTTAATAGTAAATTTTTAAAAGTATAACTTAAAGAACTGATGTATTTATTTGTTGTTTTATCTTGATCTGGAGCATCAATAGTAATCCAATTTGTCCAGTCTGCTTCTCCTAATTTTAATCTTATCTTTTCCACACTGTCATAATTATTATCATAACTTATTGTTATATTGCCAGTGAATATTTTTGATTCAAAAAAGCCTTTCTCATTTAAATGCGGCTGTGGAGAGCAAGTAAAAGTTGGTTCTTCAGTTAATTGCAGTATTCCTACCTCAGACCATTCTGATAATCTACCAGAATTCTTAGATACCCAAGTAGGAAAATTATAATCTAAGTGAGATACAATGCTTCCAGTTGATACAAAACGTATCTGAAATTTAAACTGTGTATTTGCGGAAGATTCTGTTAACCAAGAATCGCTAATACCAATATAATACATATTGCTATTTTCTTTTTTATGAATATTAGTAGTTTCAAATTGATAAATTCCGTAAGGTGCTTTTTCATTTGTAATGATATTATTATTAGAAATATCTCTCAATGTAATTTGAATTGCTGCAATATCTGATATTATATTAAATTGAGAAAAAGAAAAATATAAATAATAAACATTTTCTTTTCCATATATTTGAGTAGGCTGATCAATCAAGACTTCTGGCGGAAATAATGTAGTCGCCATCTCCTTTTTCCTCCTTTATATTCATTATTATTGAAGTTTTTTAGGTAAAGCTCTAAGTTCTTCCATTAAATTATGAACAAAACTATTGCCGCCTTCAACTTCATAATGAGAAAATCTCTTTTCTAAACAATCAAGAGTATAATCATCTATATATTTTTGTCGATAACAATAAAAGTGATGTTTTTCTGTTATCCAAGCTTTTATATCATCTTTATCTGATTCTATAAGTAAATTCATTTTAGATTGAATACTCTCCATATTACTTTTTAATTCTTTTATTGACTTTTCTTGCTGTCGCAATTGTTCTATTTGTCTTTGTTTTTTTGTCTGTTTATTGAACATTTTCATTAATCTTTCTTTTACCCAATCAAAAAAAATAATAACTCCTTTTGCGGCAAGAGCTAAAACAATAGTAAAAGTAAGAAAACTTGTTATATCGAATTGTTTTAGAAGCTGTATTAATTCATTCATTTCTATTCCCCCTATTGAAATTAAGAATACTGTTTAATACTCAAATTACTTATAGAACGACCTTGCCCCTGTACACCGCCAAAAAAAGCAATTTGTCCTTTATCTCTACTTACAGCAAAATATAAATGATAAGTAATATTATTAATGGTATTCGTATGCTCATAAACAGCATTAGCTGCTTTTCCTTTTAAACTACCTAAAATAGTTGAACAATGTAAACCTAAATGTAGTGGCTGTCTGCCGCTACCATCTAAAAATATATCTATATAATCTTGATATATTTCTAATACTGGAGTATATTTTGTATAAATTTTTTTAGCTGTATTTACATTCCTTGGTACAATATTCTTAAGTTCTTTTTTCCATAACGTACATCCTATTGGTCCATGCCATTTAGTTTCAGGTTTCTTGTCCTCTAACTGTACATTCTTAACATAAATATATTCATCTGTTTTTCCATCAATAGTGCCGCCTCTGATGAAAAATTCTTTTAAACCGCCTAATTTAAAATAGAAACCATTTGCTGCATTATGTGGCATATTTGAAATCTTTCCGGATTTTCCTAGTTCTTCTGTAATATATATAGGTAAATCATTTACAAAAGAAGAAAAAGTTGCTAAAGAAACAGGATTTTCAGAATTGGTTCTTTTTTTAATCAATGCTATACCTTCTGCAAAAGAAAAACTTTTTGGGGTAATATTCCCATGAATTTTATCAGCAAAAACATGCTTAAATCTATGTATTTCACTTCCTAATTGACCATCCGAAAAATCTTTGTCTATATCATCAGGAACTTGATTCTTATCATAAGTATAACATTTTCTTGGTAAAATTGTAAAGCCATCATCTCCAACTCCGCCATAAATGCTACCAACCATTAAAGGACCACCCTTATTATTATTATACTTGGGATCCCATTTATAAACATTCATAAAACCATATTGACGGCTATTTTTATTATAATCAATTTTTCTTATGTCTACACCAAGAGAAAGTAATGATCGACCTATACCTTCTGACCTATCTAAGAATCGCATCGCAGGACCATGATCTTCTCCATCCATAGTTAAACCTGTAATAGTTGTTGGAGCTAATACAACTCCAGTACTATTATAATCACCACTTGTATCTGACTCTATATAATGAAAGCCCGGTACATTATCTTCTTCTCTGTTTGCAATACTTCCTATTCCTTGAACATTAATATAAATAGGGCGGATATAATCAGCTTTATGTGCCATAATAGAATTACTTTTTATTTCCATTTTGTAATCAGATACGACACCTTTATTATTAAATTTTGCAATAGTCATTGTAGGTTGAATAGATACATTATTATTTACTAAACCACTTGGATTTTTTTGAATTAATTGATAATTATCATTATCAGTATCTTTTATAAAACCAACATTTTTGATATATATATCTTTTAATTGTGTTCCGCCTTCTGATAAACCATCTTTGCCATCAAGTATACCGTTTTCATCAATTGTTATTTTAGGATGATTCTTCAAAGTGATTGTTCCATCTTCACTTTTTTCTGCGCTAATTATTCCGTCTGCGGCGGGACTTTCTTCAGCAGAAGGATTATATATAACATTTGTACCTACAGGAACATTTTCTTTTATTAATTCGTGAGTTTTTTCTGCGACATAAGTTTTATTACCTTCCACATCTATCTGCTCAGTAAACTTAATTTCGCCTTCTTTATAGACATTTACTTTTTCTATTTTAGTGAGGCTTGCATTATCTGCCATAAGTTATTCCTCCTTAATATCATTTTCTGATTGAGGACTATTTCCTTCTAATTCTTTTTTAATATTATCTGCAGCAATTGTTTCTAATTGACCTACAAATTCTTTCAAAAGATAAACTAAAATTGTAGGCGGAAGCCCGCATGAATTAATAATATTAATTAAATCTTCTCTTGTTTTATAAATTGTATAATCAGTCATATCCTTTTTCCTCCTTATAATTCATCATCATCTGACCAATATATTTCTTGTATAATATTGGGTTCAGATACGTTTTCATATGAGCCTAATATTACTTTTTGATTACCCATATCATTATTAGGAACAAGGACATAAACATTCGTACCATTAGGATAAATTGCGTTATAAGACATTGCATAAGCTTCAAATTTTAAATCTTGATATTTTAACTGATATTTTCCTTTAGCTAAATCTAAACAAGTCACAACTGTAGCTCTAATTGTTTTGTCAAAAGCTGAATCTTTTACAATTCTTTCCGCAATAATACGTGCGGCTTTACATATAGCGTCATTTATCTCTGAAACAGTATTCATAATTTTCACTCCTTGTCACTCTTTTTATATAATAAAAATAATTTTTATTACATTAAACTTCTTTACCCAAAAAGAAAAAAGGAGAGTATTTCTACTCTCCTTTAATTTATCTTGTCTGTTTATTAGCATACTGTGATGCCATATTAACTAAATTATCAAAAGCTTCCTCAATCTGACGAGCATCTCGTACATTAGGGAAATTAGCTTCAATTTGAACATTCTGATCTAAATTATTATTTGTTAAACCTTCCTTGGCGATAATAGGTGCAGTTAAATTTGAAATCATCTGTTTCTTAACTGCTAACGCATTTAAATCTAATGAAGTTATAATACTTTGCATTGTTCTTACAGAGTTAACTGCGGCAAGTATATTCTTCGTATCTTTTGCATTAAGTACAAGTTCTTTTTCATGAAGCATAGCCATGCGACCTTCTTTTGAGTTCCAGTTACCTGTATATCCACCTGTATCAAATCTATCAAAAGCACTTGCCCCAACATATCCAGTTAAATATCCATCACCTTTTTTATACCAAATTTGATAGTAAGTTTTATTATCTGCTGTAATAGCATTAGGATTATATAAAACTTTTGATCCTGAAGGAACTTCTAATTGAGTGAGATCATTAGAATAGGGCGTTTTCCAAACTGTTGCTTTATTTCTTTTTCCAGATCTAGTTTTTTCTCTTAAATGTAACCTATCTATAATATTTCCTTCAATATCATATAAATTATAATAGTCTTCTTGGTTTTTATATCCAGTATATTTTTTATCTAAATCTAAATAAGTAACTCCTCTCATTGCCGCCCTTAGAATTTCATCATTATCTTGTTTATTACTCCATTGCGTACCTGAAGAATTTAATTGCGAACCATAAGTATACATTGAAGTTTGAAAACTTACTGCATTTTTAGGTAAGTTATCTTTAGCAGAAGTATTAGAACTTGAAGTAATTCCACCCTTTCCTAACTTGCTGTAATCAATCTTGCCTAAAGCAGTTGTAATTCTTCCTATCTGAGCAATAATATTATCTACCGCAGTTGTAAATCCAGAAGTATCCAAATCTACTCCGTAAGTCTTACCAAATAATTTATTGGCTTCTGTTAAAACATTTGTAATAGAAGTTTTCATATTATTGAACTTATTCTTAACACTATCTAAACTATCTAATAAATTTTTACCAATGCCTAATTTTTCTTTATATTGAGTAATTAATTCTTTTTGTTTATTAACTAAATTTTTTGTTTTATTATAAGCAGTTCCTACATTAGTAATATAATTACTAAAACTTTCACCAGAGGCAGTTTCAATAGCATTAAGATTTGATTGGAATTTGGCTGATTCTCTATTTACTTCATCAAACATTTTATTTAATGCAGATTCAGTGCGGCCGGCAGCACCCGCAACCGCAGGTAAGTCAGTGTTCGCAATCGGAGGTAATATTTCTTGTTCTTTAACTCCAATATTAGATAAAGCATCTTTAAATGACTTTTCTAATTTACCTGAACCTTCACTACCTGTTAGATAATCAACTAATAATTTAGTTGAAATCTTAGCTTGTTGTTGAGTTTCCGCAAGAGAAATTAAAGAAGATTGATTTAAATTATTTAAAGAAACTGTAACATCATTATTTAAACCATTTAATATATCTTTATATTTTTCTTGAATTTGTTTAGTTCTTTCTTCAAGTGCTTCTCCCGTATATTTTTGTGTAGCTTCATTTAATTCTTCTTGCATCGAAGTCCAAACATTATACCATTCTTGAGTTGTATTTTTTAATCTATCTTTATCAAGAGTATATAAATCATGAATTACCGCATCTAATTTTTCTTTTGCATCATCTACTGCGGAAGTATCTGCTACATACTGATAAGAATAATTACCTTGACTATCTCTTCTTAATCTCATCTGAGATTTATTATTTTGAGCATCTTCAAGAGCAATTTGAGCTTGAAGTATTTCTAATTTCTTATTAGAACGATCAATGTCATATTGACTTAACTGATCTTTCTTTTCAAGATAATCAAGTTCTTTTTTCTGGAAATCTAATAATCTCTGTCTTGTAGAAGCAGAAGTCGTATTACTTAACTGTTTATTTATTGAAGAATTTAATTTTGAAATTTCATAACTCTTATCAACATTATCTAAATATCTTTCAGATTGTTCTAGCACATAATCCCATTCATATTTTAAGTTATCTAATCCTTTTCCATCACTAATTTGATTATTAACTTCTTGGAAGATACTTTGAATAGCATTATTATATCCTTCTTTAAGATTTGTTATACTTTGTTCAATTTCTGAATTTAGAGTGCTTACAGCTTCTTGCCAATTATCTTTTGCTTTTAACCAAGCTTCAGAACCTTTTTCTTCCTTAGCTATAACAGAAGCCCAATAATTAACAGATTCTTTTGCGGCATTTAATGATTCAAGATTATTTTTACGTTGTAATTCATAATACATTTCAAAGTCTTTATAACTTTCTTCGCCATAAACAAGAGATATAACATTCTTTCTTGATGTTAATAATTCATCAATCTTATTATAAAGATTTTTTTCTTCATTCATTGCCTCTGATGTTAAATCTATCATACTTAAATAAGTATCTAATGCTTCATCAAAAGCCTGTTTAACTTCGGTCGTGCCATCCTCTAAATTCTTTGTTGCAGTTTTTAATTCTTCATATGCAGCGGCAAGATTATCTCCAAATATACTTGATTCTTGTCCCTTTTCTATTTTTTGGATTTCCGCCATTATATCTTGAACGTGTTGAGATTGTTCGCCTAATAAATTTAAAGTATCTGGATTAGTTAAATAATTTGCTTGGATTTGTAAATTACCTGTATAATCTTTATCATTAAGTAATTCCTTCTGGAAGTCCGCAAATTCTTTTCTTAATTCTTTTAAATCTACATGGAGTTCTAATTGATAATTAAATTTCTTAATATTATTTTCAATCTTTTGATTTAAGCTATCAGTAATATCTTCTTCAAGTTGCGGCATTTCATCATTATAAAGAGTGTCATATCTATCAAGCCATTCTTTCATCTTATTATATTGCTTTTCATACTGCTCAGCCATATCCTCGTCGCCAGACATCTGAGCTTCCCGCATTAAATCAATATTAGCTTGTAAAGCAGTTTCATAGTTAGCCATTGAACCATCTTCATTAAATAAGAATCCTTTAGTAGCTAACTTACCTCTTAATTCTTCAGATTCCGCTAATTGAATATCTTTCTTTTGTCTCAACTTCTCAATTTGAGTATCAAGCAATTTATTTTGACTTGCTAAGCTATTAATATAATCTTGACCGATAGATTTTTCTTGCTCATTATTGATTTTATTCATGATATGTTCAATTTGTGTTAATTGATTATTAATATCATGATACCTATCAACGACATCATCAAGCAAATCTAATTGATCTATTATATTTTCATTAATTGCGGCAAGTGAAGCATTTATACCACTTTCAATTGTAACTTTTTGAGCTTTTAGTTGTTCAGTTTCTGATTTTAATAAATTAATTTGTTGAAGATTTAATTGATAAGATTTTAAAGCTTGTTCATAAGCCGCCTTAGTTGTTTCATCTTTAGTAATATCTTCCATCTTTACAGAAGAATTAATGCCTTCAAGAAATTCTTTTGTAACAGAAGACATATCTGGAATAACAGTATCCGCAAATTCTTTAGCTACCTGAGAAGCATCTTCTCCTCTTGCAGCCGCTGATACTACTGCTGATAATTTAATGAATTTTTCTGTTAAAGCATCAACACCTGTACCTACGTCACCTAAATTATCAAGAGCAATATTGGTTGAATCAACACCCAATTCATTAAGTTTATCCTGAAGTTCGCCTTCTTGTCTTTTAGCTGTAGCAGTAAATTCATTTTTATATTCTTCAGCTTTCATGTCGCCTTGTAAGAACTTTAATGTTAGAGCATTCTGCTCTTCCATCATTTTGATTTTCATTTCATTAAGTTCTATTTGCGCATCCAGTTCTTTTATCTGAGCTTCAGCTTTAGCTTTTTGTTCAGCGTGAATTGCCCCAACTGTGGCTTGGAGTTGATCTTGACTAAGTTTTATTGAACCATCTGATAAAACCTCATAATCTTTTAAGAGCTGTGGAAATTTAGAGGCAAATTCTTCAACTTTATCTGCGGCAATTACGAAGCCATCGCCCATAGATTCGCCCATCTGAGCAATAATATCAAACTTAGTAATGATTTCGTCAGATTTTTCACTGATTAAATCAAATACTGTAGTTTGTATTTCTTTACCTGATAAAGCATTATCTACTGCATCTATACCTTTACGCATTGCTTCAACTTGTTGTCTTAGTGCTTTTAATTTGGCAACTTTTTCTTCTCCACCAAATAATTTTGTGATAATATCTTCTTGAGTAATACCTTCTTTTAATTTGCCCTCTTTATCGTAAAAATCAGATACAGATACTCCGAAATCATTCATTGCTTGTTGAATTTCTTTTACATATTCTGGCATAAATTTTAAATCAGAAGGATTAACATTCATTACTTTATATAAATCTTCTGTGCTTTTATCGGCAACATTCTCATAAATTGAAAGATTACTATCTTTATAAATATCATTGATTCGTCCTTGGTAAGAAGTTTTTAATTCATCTTTTTCCGCACCAGACATTTGGAAAACTTTTAAATAATCAGAATTTTTTTCAATTTGCTTAGTACCAATATCTTCAAGAATATCCGCTTGTCCTAAAAGACTTCTTTTTTCAATTCCGTCTAATAATTTAGTATATTCAGTTAATTTTTCGTTTGCATCCGCAATTTTTTCTGAACCTAAATCCCCACGAACTTCCATAGTAATAGTGGTATCTTCAGTAGATAATTGACCTTTAACAGCTTTTAAAATAAGTTTTATTTCTTCAACGGTTTCATCCCCAGATAAACCTACTGTTATTAATTGACCTAATTCTTCTGCTGATAATCCCTTTATAAAATCTTGAACTTTTGTGTTATCTGTGCCGAAATCAGCAAGGAGTCTTTGTTGAGCTGAATATAATTGAGAAAATTCTGTACCTAATTCATCAACATATTTTAAGAAGTCCTCATCTTTAACATCCGACATACTCTTGCGGATTTCTTCAACTTTTTGTTCATATTCACTAAAAGTAGTTGCAGAATCTAAATCTCTTTCATAAGCACTACGTTCAAAAGTTGCTTGTTGTGCTACTTGAACTGTTTCTTGGTATGATTCTAAATCATTTTTTTCAAGAAAATTTTTTATCCATTTAAACCAACCCGTACCACGAATAACAGTACTTTCCTCATTTTCAATTAAATTTTTTAGTTCTTTAATATCTGATTCAGAAGTAATATCATATTGTTTATTCGCTGCTGAAAAGGTAGGTGATTCAACATAGTTATCAAAGCTATCTACAGTAGTTAATATAATCTTATTTCCTTCTAAATATGTTTTTCTATATAAGTTAGTATCAAGTGCTTCTCTAGATGCTTCTTGAGATAAAGATAAATTATCTTGCGCAGCTTCTAAACTTTCTTTAGTTTTTGTTTCTTTTTCTCTTGCATCTTCTAAGCGTTTCTTCTTAATAGCGACGGCTAATGCTTCATAATTGCCTGTCATTTTAAGAAGTCTGCCATTTTCAATATCATAAGCATCAATTAATTCATCTGTAGAATTTAATAGTTCTTGCTTACTAGCATTTCCAAGTTTATAATTTTTTTCTAATGCAGAATAAGAATTATATAATTTTGTATTAGTATCTATTTCTTGTAAACGAGCATTATTTTCTTCAATTATAGCCTTATTAGTTTCAATTCTTGCTTTTCTCTCATTCTCTTGCCATTGAATTACAGCCTGAATACCGCCCACAACTAATCCAATTGCCGCAGATATTAATCCAATAACCCCAAGAGAAGCTTGAAGTCCAGTTGCCGCAACTTTAATAGCATTAATATTAGAAAGAATTGAAGGTAAAGCAACACCCAACGTACTACCAATATTAGTAATAGTTTGTAAAACTTTTTCACCATCAGAAATATCATTATTTTGCCAAATATTAGGTAATGCTTGAATATTATTAGCAACAGAAGCTATCATTGTTAAATCAGAAGCAAGTTTTACCCAAGCTTGCGTATTAACAAGTCTTCTCTGGTCATCAGTTAATTCTTTAACAACTTTTTCATATGCTGAAACTTTATTTTCTGCATCAGTTGCAGCTTCACCTGATTGACGAATAGCCTCATTACTCTGTCTTGTTGTTTGAGTAAGATGTTGTATATCTTCCATTGTTTCTTCAACATCTACTTGACCCTGACCTTTTTCTCTCTGTTTTTGTGCCTGTTCCGCAACAAACGCTTTTTGCTCTTCTTCCATAGGAGTATAATTTTGAGCCTCTTTTTGAGCTTTTGCAAATTTTTCAGTTTCAATTATAGCTTTTTGTATTGCCTGTGTAAACTTTTTTATTTGTTCTTCAGACATTCCCATTTCTTTACCATATGCTTTTAGAGCTTTTTGGGAATTTTGTGTTAATTGATCTTCATACCCTTTCTTTGAACTAAGTTTTATTCCTCTTTCTGAAATAAGAGATTCTAACTGTTTAGTTTTATCAGGAGTAGATTTATCCCAACCAAGGGCTTTATATACCTGTTGATAAGCATTAGCTTTTTCTGCACCAGAAGGAGCTGGACCCTTTTGACTCTGAGCGTTAGTTAATATATTCCGATCTGTACCTATTTGACTTTCTATTGCTTCAAGTTTTTTCTTTGCATCATTATATTGCTCATCACTAATAACATCTACATTATGAGATAGTTCTAATTGTTGAGCAACTTCCTTTACTTTATCTTGTGTTGTTTGCAAATCCTGAATTTTTTCTTCAATAGTTTGATTACCTTTTAATTCTAAGTTTACATTCTCTTTTATTAAACTATTTAAATCTTTATAAGCAGCTTTTAAATCACTAGCTATTTCTTTTCTTTTATCTAAAATATTTTGAGAAGCTGTATCACTAAAACCAGAATCTCCACCTTGGAAATCTATACCTAACTCAGTGCCATACTTCTGCATTTTTTCAGTAGTCTGAGTTTTTCTTAATTTTGCGGCATCTACTTCTGCTTGAGCTTTTGCCCTTCCGGCTTCTGCTTCTATCCACTGTTGTTTCGTTTCATTATTTGCGGTGTTCATAATAGGAGCATTTTTAGTAACACTTGCTTCAAGAGAACTAATAGCAGTTGTATCTTTAATACCTAATCCAGATAATAATTTTATATTATTTAAAGTTGCGGCGGTCATTTCCGCATTTAAACGTAAATTTCTAAAATTATTAATAAAAGGCATTAAATTTTCAGCAATTTGTTTATTAAAAACTCTTGTAAAAATAGTACCTAACTCTAATAAAAGCCCTTTTCCGCCACCAATAGAATCAGTAATTTCACTCAAAATATTTAATAATTCAGATAATGCATCCGAAAAATCACTAATACTTGAAGCATCTAATAATAAAGCTTGGAATTTTTCTTGAGCGGCAGTTAATTTATTTAAATGTGCTTCAGTAGATTCTAAGTAAGTTTCATTTTGTTTATTTAATGTACCAGCTGCATCTGCAGAAGTTTTAAGAGCATCTGTATACATATTCCAGTTATCAAATAATGCTAATAAGTTATTATATTGACGAGCACCTGCCATTGTTTGAGCAAGAGCAACCTGTTGTTCTCTACTAAGATTATTCCAATTATTACCTATCTCAGTAATTACATCCCCTTGGTCTCTTAATTTTTGATTTGCATCTAAAACATTAAAACCAAGTTCTTTCATCTTAGATGTATATTGACCAAGAGTAACTTCTCCTTCTCCGGCTTCAATATCACCTATACGAGCAAAGATAGTTTTATAAGCTGTGCCAATTGATTCAGGAGCTTGTCTTGTAACAGAAATAGTAGTAGCAAGTATTGCATTTAATTGATCAATAGGCACACCCATAAGTGAAGCGGCAGATGCAACTTTAGACATACCTGTTGATAATTCTTCGAGGTCTGATGCTGTTGTTGCGGCAACTGCAGCTAATTTATCTACATATAATTCAGCTTCTTCCGCAGAAACTTTATAACCATTCCAAACTGCTGTTAATTGTTCTGAAACTTCTTCACCTGTCTGACCAGTTACGTTTGCTGCCTTTAAAGTGGTTTCCGAACGAGCTTGAACTTCGGCGTCAGACAACCCTTGTTGATAATAGATTAAGCTAGCATCGGTGTACGACCGAGTAGTCTGACCCAATTTAGAAGCAGCTCGGTTAGATTCTCTAGCAAATCTTGCCATTTCATCTGCACTTTTACCAGTAACTATACGAATATCATTTAATGATGTATCTAAGTCTTTAATATAACCAAAAGACCCCTTAATAGATCCAACCATTTCATTCATCAAACGAGAAGCAATACCCCATCTAATAGTAGATGTTATAGTATGTCCAATATCTTCTAAAAAATCATTAGTTTGTTTAAGTTTATAATTGGCTGTGGTAGCTTGTTCTATCATTTTATTAAAAACGTTTTCTTGACCAACTTTGGCAAGAGTATTGAATAAATTTTGAGATCTTATTCCCGCTTTATTTAACTCTTTATCTAAAGTTTGAATATTTAAAACGCCTAATTTACTATCAAAACTTTTTGTATAAGCCACTTCTATTTGAGCGACTTGAGCTTTTAAAGTTTCTAATTCACGTTCCGCCTGTTGTAAACTATTAGTTGTTGAAAAGCGAATCATATAATCTTGTGCAGTTAAATTCTGAATTTCTTTTAATCCACTTCGTACAGAATTTAATCCACTTAAATCGGCTTTAAACCCGACGGTATAATCTATTCTTCCGCCATTTGCCATATCCTTTTTCCTCCTTGTCTTTATATACAAAAATAAAGCCTCTACTACCATATAATGATAATAAAGGCTTTATAATTAAACTATTCTGTCCAATTACTGTATATCTCTTCCGCCATTAAGAGCTTTCGCAAAATTCATAGCTTCCGCATACTTACTCTTATCAAAATTATTAATCATATCAACTGCGGCAGACATTTTTTCTGGGAGGTCTGTAACTAATTTACCAATCTTGGTCACAAAAGATTCTTCATTACGTTCTCTTATCTTCTTCATTTCTTCCATCTGAGAAAGTAAATAATTATATTCTTCTTCTGGAATTGCGGCTAATATTTTTCCTAATAACCCAGTTTCCTTTGCCGCATCAAAGGCTTCACTTAAATCTTCTTCGTCCATTTCAATATCTGTATAATGTAATAAAACTTCCATATTAAAAAAGCAATCTAATTTTATGGGGTTGTACCAGCCATCTTCTTCATAACTTAAGGCAAGAACATCTTCAATAAGAGTACCTTTTTCTATTGTAGAAAGATTCTGATAAACTGTAATTTTAGCTCCATTAAAATTAATCTCTACTGATTTAATGGGATTCTTTAAATTTAATTCTGAAAACTTCATCTTAATATCTCCTTTTATCTCTTTTTATTTATTATATCAAAATTTTTATACTTTGTCAAAAAACAACTGCTTGCCTTTTTAAACCTACGGAAATTTTTTCTGCTCTTAATTTTGTTAAAAGCTTAGTTATTCTTATAAAAGATTCTGGTCTATTGTCCGTGCTGCCTTCATATTTTTGTTTAAAAGCTTTTTTCCAAGAAATCTCATCAGGTTTTAAGTAAAAAAGATCTAAATCATCTAATAAATCGCCAATACTATATACTTTTTTCTTAGATGGAGTATTTGAATTTTCTATAACTAAAAATTCGGCTTTTTTATTATTATTTAATAACATTCGTCCACCTAACTCTCCAGTTAATGCCGCATAGATAATTTGTTTCTTTAATGTGGATAATGCAATATTACTGCTGCCAGTATCTATTTTTGGTCTATTTGTTAAAGCATTAATGATTTCTGTACCCATATTTTCTTGTGTTTTAACAATTTGAATTGCACCTAAATACGCTAATAAAGAAGTTGATTTGCTGAAAGAAATAAATGGAAAATCATAACCGAAACGTTTGTAAGATATGGGTATTTTTTGTTTATTGTTTTTAATTTTTAATTCTAAAAAAAAGTCGATTTTATTCTTTGCTTCTGCTGCCCCAAAATCATATTGATATTGGTCATTGACTTTAATACTTTTTTTAATATGTTTCTTTTTTAAACTATTTTTATTTAACTCGGCAAATTTTTGAGAAAGTACCATTTTTGGACTATCTAAAAAAGTTCCTACAGTTTCACCTCCGACGACCATTTTAGTTAAAAATTTATTCAGAGTTTCTGCCGTCAATTTTTTTATATCTTTCACAATTAAAGAACCAACTATTTCTGATATTGCGGCATTTATATTTCTTACAATAGCCGCTTCGGTTGCTGCAGCAATTAAATTAATTTCTTCTACAATATTTTTAACCGTAGATAAAGTATTATCAACATTAGTAAAATTTTCTTCTAAAGCTATTTTCTCTATGTTCCTTTTTTTTATTTTATCCAACTTTACCATCTCTGCATATACTTTTTTATGATTATCTGTTAATATTCCTATATTTTTAATTAGAGAAGAAGTTTTTTTATTTAACTCCTGTTTTATATCTTCTTCTTTAATCGTTTGAATTGCATTTTTTAATTCTTCCGCCCTTCTAATCAAAGTTGATAAATAAACATGAGTATATTCAGTAAAGGTATCTTTTTTTTGAGCTTGTTGACTATTTTGAGCTATTTTATTTTTCATCTTTGATTGTATTTTTGTAGTTTTAATTTTTGTAAATATATCAGTATCTTTAGCTACAATTGTTTGAGTATCTGTATCAAAAGAAAGCATAGCTTCAAGGTCATTTATTGAAATAGCTTTTTCTCCAATATTTTTTCTAATAGAATTAATAAACACTTTCTTAATTTCATCACTTTCTTGAACCTTGTTCCATAATTCCATATGAATTTTATTTTTATTCATTTCATTAAAAACTTCTTGAATTTGTTTTGTTTTACTTTGATTTTTATCTTTTAATCGTTTTATTCTACTATTTATATAATTTTGATAAAGTCTTATTGTCTTCTGGGTTTTTTTCTCTTCAACTATTCGTTTATCTTTCTTTTTTCCTGCTAATTGTTCAGAACTATGATAATAAACATAATAACCCAAAGCCCCTTGATACCAATCTGCCAATTAATCTACCTCCCGCATATAACAAAAAGAGGGAGGATTTTCATCCTCCCTCTAATTAATTAAACTTCTGAAACTTTTACTTTTACAGCAATCTTTTTCTTTGTAACTGATGTACCTTTAGTATATTTTATTTCAATATAATATGTACCAGTTGCATTCCAATTTAGACCTGTTCCATTTATAACTTCTACAGTTACACCTTTAGGCTGAACATAAGAAGATTTTAATGCAACAGATTCAATTTGACCATCTTTTGCAACATTAACTACATCTTCGACCGCATTATATGTACCTGTTGTAAATTCAAGATCAGCAACCTTTACTGGACTTACAACATAGCTATCTTCAATATCAGCTATATTATCATCTTCAAGATTATCATTAATATCAATTACTTCGTCATCCATATGGCTCATAACCGATTTCTGATCTGGCTTAGGAGCCTTAGTTTCATCAACAATTTGAATTACACAAAGAACTTTCTTAGTCTTATTGAAATAAGTATAGCCAGGGAAAGCGTCCATTGTGAAGGTAAATGTACTTGGATCTCCAGTAGGAGCCATTGTAAATGTAAAGTTAGACTGGATTTTAACATTAGGAATAGTTAAGTAAGCAGGCATATCTTTACCATTTTCTTGCTTTCTAAAATAAGTCTGACCTTCAACATAATAGTAGCCAGCAAAATTAGCTGCATCAATCTGTACTTCTTGAACAGTAGCTTCATTCTTAATAATATAGCAATCTACCATAACTGTCTTGCCATAAGCTGTTTTATCTGTAACGGTTAAGGTATTATTGGTAACAGAACCAACATTAAAAATTTTACCTGTTAAAGATCCATCTCCTTCTGTTTCAAGAACAAATAAAGGAGCATCCGCACAAATTACATCGCCTTCATCTAAAGCGTCTGAAATATCAATAGTACCATTCTTTGCATCTATAACCTGTAAAACAGTTGTATGAATATGTACTTTATTTTCTTCACTCTTGGTATTAATTAATCCTGCACCAGTAAGTATTGCCATACCAATGGGTGAGATTAAGGCATCTTCAAGAGTAAAAGTTAATACTTTTTCACCTCGATTGTATTCCACGTATCTCGTTAAAATACGCGCGCTCCCGATAAGAGCTGCTGAACCTTTTTTTATACGTTCAGATTAGACTATATCTTCATCCTGTATGTCACAGGAGTCTCGCACTTCGACTTTACTTAAAGCCTACACCCGCAGAGGGTTAGTCGTTGAACCTTTTCTGTCTTAAACAATTTTCTGATTGAGTTATTTTTTGTAAATTATCTAAACAATTATTACGAGGATTTGCATCTATATGATCTATAACAAATCCTTCTAAATCATAATCATTATGAAATACACAATAAACCAATCTATGAATATAATAATGTTTTTTATCTGCAAAAGAAATTCTTGAATACTTTTGATTTTTATCTATTTTAAGTAATCTATTTGTTCTATTATTTCTAATTCTACCCATTGAAGAAACTGAATAATTTGGATGATCTGGAATAATCATCCATTCTTCTCCTTCTAAATTAGAAACAAAATATTTAGGTTTATATTCTCTTTTTGTTTTCTTTTGCTGATTATGATAATAAGTATTTTGCTTGGCGGAAACCCATTCTAAATTAGAAACATCATTGTTTAATTTATTTTCATCTTTATGATGTACATAAGGATAGTTATTAGGGTTATTTAAAAATAATTGAGCTACTAATCTATGAGCATACACCATTTTAGATAATTTTCTATTATTAGCTTTTGAAATATTATCTCCAATAGCTAAAGCATAAATTTGATAACCTACATTATCAATCTTTCCTTTTAAAAATCTTTTTGTTTTTAAACTATAAACTTTTCCGTCACTATATACTATGTATCCTTTATATTCTACAGAGCTTGGCTGCTGATTGTCTTCTTTTATTTCCATTTAAAATCTCTCCTTTATATTTAAATCTTATAAAAAAAGAGTTTCCAGCAATTCACGAGAGTTTTCTTAATTTTATTGCTAAAATTCGTGAGCCAGTGATTATCAATCCCACGCAATTAAACGAGCATTACCACGACCACCAGTAGCATATACAGTAGTTGCTGAACCTTCAAGAGTAGAAGTCTTTGCACTATCAATAGCTAAAACAGTCTGACCGGGAACGAAAAGCATGCTACCTATATAAACTGAACTTTTAGCTTTAAAAGTTATATCAGTAGCTTCACGAATACCAAATTTCATAGGTATTTTCCTCCTTTTAAATATTTAAAATTAGGGATGAATTACTTTCATCCAATCTTCGGGTTCTTTCAAATCTTTTGCACCAACTAATCTTGCTTTATTAACATAATCATGATATTCCTTAAGATTAAATCTTTCATATTCTTCTTGAAGTTGATATACGGTATATTGTCTTAAATCAATTTTTGATTTTCTTTCACCAACAGCAAGAATATTAATTACTCTTCCGAATAAACTGCCTTCATTTTCATCTTCGCCTTTTAATTCAGCTAATTTTTTCTTTCTCTCATTAAGTTTTTTCATGATGCGGGCAGACATAGATCCTTCTGCAGGATTATATCCACTGTCCGCCTTAGTTCCAATGCAAAATATTTCTTTTATATATTGCTTAAATTCCTCAAAATTACTATCATCTAAATATCCATCTCCAATTATTATTTGAGTGTCAGTAACAGATAATTCATTTTGCGGAAATAGCAAATTCATTAATAAATAAAAACTCTCTTTTTGATCTTCATCATTTTCGTAAGAGCTTCTAATCATTGACATTAATATATCAAAATTACTAAAGTTTGATAAATCAATGTTGTCCACAGCTTCTAATAATTCTTTTGTAACATCTAAAAATTGGATAGCCTTAAAAAATTTTTCCTCCCCCATCATTCCAATTTCATAAATAGTGGGTTGATGAATAAATAATCTTCCTTCTTTAAATGGTACATCTGCGCCTACTTCAAGAGCACAATAATCAATCTTCATCTGCGGGAATTAGATCATCACTGCCATGAATAGCATAGAACATCATATTATATCCAGATAAATTCTCATCCAATATCATTTCATTACAACCCATAAATTGAAATGTTCCTATACCAGTCAAATGGCAATTATTTAATAAACCATCTATATATCCTGCGATTTTAAGCGGACGAAGCTGAAATCCGCCCATATCCCAATAATCTGTATGGCAAATTATATCAAAATTAACTATACAATCTCTAAATTGAGGATTTGTCGCATTAGCTGTAAAATTATCAAAACTTAATATAATTCTACTCTTGACTTCTGCGTGTTCCTCAAAATTTAATTTAGGAGTAATTTTAATATAATTTTGTTCTTTTAAATCTCTTATAGACATATTATCTACAATTTCTTTATATTTAGTATTTGTTCTGTCTAAACAATCTGGAGTATTTATTACAAGCAGCCGCTTTAATTCTTCTCCCTTTTGTCTATCATTAACAAATAACTTTTCTAATATCAATTCAGTATCTTTCTCACAAGAGAGAAAAGAGGACTGTAAAGGTTTTATTAAATTAGTCATTTTATTCTCCTTTTATATTGATAAAATTTTAACTGTTAATGTTAAACTCTCTTGTCCATCAACTTTATAAATAATATCAAATTCTCCTTTATTTCCTATAATTTCAAGTTTCAATTGTTCAGTAGATTGAGCAATTATCTTTGCTTTTTTATTATTACTAATTTCCCATTGTCCATTTTCTAAATTGTTTACATTTGCTAATAAATAAGTTTTTATATCATAAGGATAAACTTGATTAGCTCCATCTATATATGGCTTTGTTTCATCTGGAACAATAGGTTTTATAATAGGTGGCGGATTTTCTTCTTCAATTGTGTTAGTAAAATCTTCCGCTAAATAAACATCTATGATTCCCTCTGTAGAAAATTTATCTGTAGCTACAACTTTCCAATTCTTACCGCCAATTTTTACTTTTACAAACCTATCAAAGAATTTTAATGTTTCATCATTTTTAACAATAGTAAGCATTCCGTCATAATTTATACCATTCCATTGAGAATGTTCTGTTTTATGCCACTCTGCTTGTACCATAGTTGGACCTCTAAAGTAAATCTTATATTTAGTATCATTAATAATTACTTCATACATACATCTTCTAATTGTTGCTCTGTAATAAGCACTTTCTTCTAACTTAGGTAAATAAGTAATCCAATAACTATCATTTTCTTTCCATTTGAACACATCTCCGGGTTTTAATCCTATTTTTTGTTGACCTTCAGATGTTTTTCCCAATCTTTCCGCATTTAAACATATATCTTCAAAAGGGATAGAAATATATCTATCATCATAATCTTTTTCCAATTTATTTCTATTGATTAAACACTTAAATTCTCGCCCATCCGCAAGTACAATGGTTTCTGCCTGATAAGAATTAAAAAGAGCTTTTTTTAAAGTCCTTAATTTATCAGTATTAAATCTATCTTCTACTGTAACCCCATAATACTTTACTCTTGTTTTTAAATTCTCAATTCCGCTCATTTTCTATCTCTCCTTTAATTTCATTTAATAAAGTAAGACATTCAAAAATAATTCGTCTATATAGCGGAAAATCTTCTTCTTGTTCTAAATGATTTAATCCTTGCAATTTACACAACAGACTAAAAAGTTTTTCTTGATCAAGTAAATCAATCATACCTAAGAGTTCTTCAATAATTGTACTTAATGGAGTTTTCCAATCTTTTTCTTCTTCTCTTTGCGGCAATAGCTTATATATCTGGTTGATTAGCCGCATTAAATTTTTTTGTATAGCAGTTAAATTAAAATCATTGACCTTCATAAGTATTTAAAGCGTCCATTGTACTAACTATTTCACCTTTTTTATTATACTTTTTTCTTTTGTACAACCTTTGTAAATGGAAGCCTTCTCTTTCATAATCTTTTTTCATAGTTAATAACTTTGCCAGATGATTAGCTTGTGAAGTAAATTTAAAATCAGAACCGCTATACTTCATTCTTGTAATTTCAACACTTGCTAATTGTTGACCAATCCACTCAACAACCATGTATGTGGCAATAATATTAATTTCTTCTGATGTAAGTTGATTATTAAAATAAGCGGTAATTTTTTCATTACCGCTTTCATCTTCTTCTTTATTAATTGTATAATTCATTATATCTACTCGTGGAAATTCAAATTTATATAATGCCGAAAGAAGAAGATCCTGCAATAACCTATAAGTATCTTCTTTGGTTAATTCCATGAACATATCATCAGTTATTTTTGCTAAAAATCTATCATACACAGAAGTAAATGAGGTTTGTCCCATCTCAATTACCTCCAACCTTTATTCTTACTTTTTGTCAAATAAAACTACTCTTCTTTGCGGAGTTCCATCTTCCGCATTCTTTGCGGGTAGACTGACTCTTCTTTTTCCCTTTTCTTCTTTCTTAACTTCTTCATTAGTTTCTTTATTAATCATTATTGCTTTTGAAACATCAAAGCCAGTTTTCTTTAAAATTGCTTCTCTTTTTGCTACATCATTTAATTCAATATTAACTGCAATATCTTTAATTAAATCAATTACACCATCAGGAGCAAAATCTAAACAATCTAAAAACTCATCTAAGCTGCCAGTTTTTAAAAGAGCTTCAACTTCTTCTTTTGTATAAAAATATTCTGGTTCAACTTTACCTAATAATTCTTCAACTAATTCTTTATTGTCAATACTTAAACAATTCTTAAGAATATAATCTCCGCCCGCAATATAACTTAACTTGCGGAGTTCTTCTACTGGAATCTTTTTTGTTTCTGCGGGATAAAAGTTTCTATGTAAATTACCTAAATCTGGAATCGTATATCCCACTGAACCATTATCTCTATTTGTTACTTTTACTATTTCATTATCTGCTAACATAATAAAATTTCTCCTTTTTTCTCCTTATATAAAAATAAAGGGGAAGTAAAATATTTAATTTTCTTCCCCTTTAATCTTAATATCTATCTATATTAGTTTAACTGGCTATTCTTATAAACGCAAATATTATTAGTAATCTTTGCCCCTACGCCAATCTTCTTATAAACCTGAATTTCTCTTGAACGGTCTTTGTTAACATATTCATCAACAATTGTCTGACCTTCCATAGCTACCTTAATAGGCTTTTCTCCACTACCAGTAGGAATAATCCAAGCATAGCTAGGATCAAGAACCTTCTTAGTATTTGTTTCATCTTCAAATGACTGAGGAAGAATAATTACTCTATGACCTTTATAATTACCAAGATAACCATTATTCCACTTATCATTTCTCATCTGGTCTGATACCCAACCACTTGAAGGAACCATTGTTGCAGCAAATTCAAATGTGCAGTAAATTTCAGCTTTGCCATATGAATCAGCAATAGCAAGTAACTTATCCATTTCTGCTTCTACAAATTCAGTCTGAGTTGTCTTGTTTGTAGCTTGAAGAGATGTAACTGCGGCAATGAGTGCCTTAGCCATTTCTCTGTAGATTGCTTCATCAAGACCTTCCATAATAATTTCAGTAAGAACGCCCCAATCAGCTCTACCATCAAGATATTCCTCAAGACCAATCTGAGCAGCTCCGCCGTAAGCAGATGTAGGAACTTCATAGCTCTGACCATCAAGCTTAAATACTTCATAAATACCTGCAAGACCTACTTTTGTAATAAACTGTTTAGCTCTACGTCTGGATGCGGTAGTAACTTTCTGTACAAATACAGGCTTATCTCCCTGATTAAACTGCTTAATTTCAGCAAACTGTGAATAAGCATCTAAAACCATCTGAGGAAGAACATCATCAATAACTGATTCAATTAACTTAAAAAGAGTATTCTTATTCTCACGATAAAGAGCATATGTACCAGCAATCTGATTAAGTTCATCTCTTAATGTGTTATTTAAGTCTGAATATGTACAAGCTACATCATTATAAGAAAAAGTAGTAGTAGGATTTTTTGCAGCTTGAGTTGTTTTTCTCGCAAGAGTAACTAAGTTTTCAAAATTTAACATATCTTTCTACCCCCTATTACTTAATTCTCATAATTTTAACTGCGGGCTGACCATCTGGAAGTGTAGTTTCCTTAACAACTTCCCAAACCATAACATCAGTAGATGCATCTCCGCCGCTTACAAGGAAACCTGTTGTATCAACTTTAAGAAGATCACCAACAGTGAGTTCTTCACCAACAGTCTTTCCAGTGTTAGTTGTAGCAGCAGTCTTAATTGTATTAGTTGTAAAAATATCACCTATATTAGTCTTAAATACTCTAGGTGTCATTACTCCATCAATATAATTTGCTTTCTTAAGAGCAAAATCCTTATATGTTTCTCTAAGACCATCATAAAGTTTTACTTCGTTAAATACGAGCATCCATTCGCCCTTGCCAGTTGTATCTACTTCATTTGCAGAATAATTATATTTAACAAACTGACCATTTTCTAAAATATTAATATCTGACTTTGCGGGAAGCTGAGCATAAATCTGACCTGTTCTTTGAGCAGAAAGGTGATTTGGTTCAACCTGACCAAAACCAGTTCTATCAATCTGTAATGCCATAATTGTTTCCTCCTAATTATTTATTTATCTATTCTTTGCTTGTGTTCTCTGTACTGCTTTTAACCAAGCAGGAGTAGTATCTACTTCTTCACAAGTAAAAGTTGCTACAGGTTTTGTTTCTTCCTGTTTTTCTTCTGTGAAATTAACCTTATTTCTTACACAAATTACTGCAAGCTTAGATTCAATTTCATCATATGTATATTGCGTTTTATTTGCAATAACATCAGCTTTATCTTCATCAGAAAGCATATAGAAACTATTAATTAATTCATCTTTTTTCTGATTATCAACAGCTAACTTGAACTCTCTAAGGCTTTCAACTTCAGTTTTTAAAGCTTCATATTGAGCGTTGAGTTGAGAATATTTATCTGCGGCCTCTGTCTTAACTGCATCAAGATCAGCCTGTGTAAAAGTTGCTTCAGCAGATTCAGCTGGCTCTGTTGTATCAACTGTTTCAGTAGTATCATTTGTATCAATAGTATCAATTGTTTCAATAACTTCTTCTGTTGTAGTTTCTATAACTTCTGCGGCTTCTGTATTATTTTGAATTTCCGCATTATCTTCTTGAACAACATTGTCCACATTTTCTTTTATGTTTTCCATCTGATTTCCTCCTTTATCTAAAGTTTCTTTTAAATCCTGCATCATTGAGAATAATGTATGTTTAAAATTATTGTCTAAGTCTTTTGAAAAAGTTGTTTTTACACTAGCTCCTTCAAAACAAGGTTCTACATCTTCACCAAGAATACATAATTTAGTAAAAACTGCGTCATTTATTATGAAAAAATCAAGACCAGTTTTATTATCAGTTGACCAATTTCCAGTTAAATCCTCTTTTAATTCCATTGATTGCGGACGTCCGCTATCAACAGCATCCTTAATTTCTGGATACTGACCAGTCCATAAAAATCCAGTTGTCATAAGATATTCTCTTGTAACAACATTTCCAAAATCATCTGTGTCTTCAAATTCTTTGAACCATACTTCCGCATTAGGAGCAACAAATCCATAGGGAACAGTTAAACAGTTAAAATGAACACCCGAATCATCCATTATAACTTGTTCTCCGTGATCTCTAAAATCATTGTTTTCTTCTTTAAAGTAACCAACAATTGGCGAGCCCCTTAAGGACTTCGCCATTTCTGTTGCTACTTCTTTAGAGATATAACTGCGATTTCTATTTTGACCAACATACAAAATTTTAATTTCGCAAGAACTCATAAGAGGATTTATGTCAAGAGGTTGAAGATTAATAAATTCTGGAGATTTTATTGTAGATAATGATTTAAGCATAGTAATCTATCTCCTTTATCCCAAGGCTTCTTTATTTGCTAATGTCTTGTCTGAAGTTTCTTTTCCTGCCTCTTCATTCGTAGGTCTGCCGCCTTCTTTATTTTTACCTGTTACAGATGTCATTGCTTCAACATTCATTGTAGATGACATCATAGGCGGAATAAATAACGTAACTAAATCAAGAATCTCATTTTCAAAATAAGCACTAGCAAGTATCATACTCTGAGATTGTCCAAGAGCTATTTGAGGTAAGAGTTTTGAGAATCCTATCTGCATTTGTTCTTTATACATCTTAGACATATCTTTATAATTATAAATTGTTGTTGATAATATTTGGACTTTATAGTATACTTTATTTGGATTCTTATATAAAGGTTTTATAATATCATTCAAAAATTCTTCAAACTGAATAATTAAATTATAAATTGAAGCCTCATCATTCAATATTGATTTCTCTAAAGCGATATTACCATCAGTATTAAATTGCTTTTGAGATACACCCGCTTCATTAAATACTTCTCTTTCAACAATAGATAAATCATCTGCGGAAGAATCTACCGAATTATCATTCATTGAAGCTACTTCTACATCCGCAAAAGTAGTTAACACATCAATGCCTATTGCTCTTTTTAACATTGCAACTGCGTTATTATGAAGTTGTGCCGCTTCGTCTGGATCAAATATCATATCACCATTTTTATCAAAAGGCATCTTCTGAATAATAATTTTAAGAAGTTTTTGTTTCATTTTTTGAAGATTTAATTCTTGAGTATCATTTAAATCTATAATTGCGGGAATGACCGACATAAAAACAGGATAATCACTATCATTAATATTGAATTTAAAAGCATAATTAATATCCAACATATACCAACCAGAAGTATCTCCAGTAAATTCAGGAACTAATTTACCTTGTTTATATAGTAAATATCCTTTTTTAAATTCTTGCGGGAATAAATCTAACATCCGCATTTTTTGTTTAGCATCTTTAAAAGCATCATCAAAATATCTCATATTAAATTCAACAACTGGTTTTAAATCAACCTTAAAACGGCTGCGGCAATATTTACTTGGTAGTTCTTGAATAGATAACTGATTATTATTATAAATTTTATATCCATAATAACAACCATTCTTAATTACTTTCAGAGCCACTTCCCCGAAGAATCTTTTTGCATTAAATTCATCTAAAAACTTTAATATCTTATGAAAAGTATTTAGTAATTTATCTGTTTTTTGTGACTCATCGTTAATATAAGGAGTTACCATCCAATCATACCTATATAAATAAGCCATATACCGACATAAGCGATTATATATACCACTTGTTTTATAATAATAATCTGATATATTGATCATTTCTTCGTAATCCCCATCTTCAATTGCTTGAATAACGACAATTTTTTTTGTATAAGGATTATTCTTATCTCTTGATAAAGTTAAAGTAGCATCTTCTAATGTTTTTACTCCAACTTTAATTTTAGAAAAATCAACGGAAGGAGAATTTGATAATGTATTCATTCTTCTGTTTATCACTTATCTTCTCTCCTCTCTTTATAAAGTATATCAAAATTTTTCGGTTTTGTCAAAAGAAGGCGTCAATACCCTGCAGCACTCATAATCATATCATAATTTAATCTTCCTTCATCTGTATAAGGAATTTCCACAAGAGGAATATTATGTTTTTTACAATATTCTCTTTTTAAAGCATCATTAAATTGCTGCTTTCGCAATCCCGGCAATCCGCCGAATTTAGACTTGGGAAGATAGTGTTGAACGCCTTGATATTCAATTAAAAAATCTATGTCACCTTCATCATCAAAAACACAAAAGTCAAATCTTAAAGGTATTCCTTTAGGACTTAACAAATCTGGAAAACTATATTCTTCTTGAAAATTAAGTCCTGCGGCAGTTAAAATATCAAATATTTTTATTTCTCCTCTGCTAGCTTTCATGACTTATTCTCCTTTCATAATAATAGCATTCCCCTATCTTTATATTATAAAAATAGGGGAACATATTTAAAACTTTTTTGTCCACAAATTTTAAGTAAAAAACATAAATGAAGACATATCACGGCCACGTCTCTTCCGCTTCCTATCTTCTTCTTGTTTAATATAATATAAACCATAAATAAAAGACGAAAATTTATCTTTTAAGATTTTTTTATTTGCTTGTTTAAGAATAATATTTACGCCTTCATTTTCTTGCACTAAATTTAAAATTTGTTCTCTTAAAATTGAGGTAGCAACAAAAGGCTTAAGATATTCAGCTCTTTGTTCTACTGACATATTTTGTCCTACTTTTGTTTCCATTAATTTAGTTTTTGCAAACCTATCATCTATTAAAAATTTTACTTTTCCACTACTGATTTGAGTCTGCATATAACCATATGCTTCTGTATTAATTGGGGCATTTGCTTTAATAAGATACATAGCATTTTGCACAGTATCTGGAGTTTTATATTTTTTATATTCGCCCTTGTCATCGTTATCTACCCCAAAAGGCGGAAGGGTGTCTCCAGTATCTGGATCAATTTGAGATTTTATCATGAAGTCTACAAGTCCAACACCAAGACCATTCGCATCCACAACCAGCCGCCTTGCCTTATATTTATAAAATAATTGTTTTAATTGAATTGCTTGTGTTTCAAAATCTTCAGATTCATAAGTATAAATATAAACTACGCTTTTTAATGAAGCTCCTTGCGGTTGTGGAGTAACTTTTATAATTGTTGCTTCTGTTGTACAGCCTAAACGTCCAACATCGACACCTATAACATAATAACCTTGTTTACTAATTCTTCCGCTTGCCGTTGCTTCAGAAGCAAGAAGAACTCTATGTTTATCAAATCTTTCCGCAGAAAAGAAAGCATTAAGGGCATCTCCGCCCCATTTTGAACGATATTCTCTATCAAAAGAACTTTCATCAAAAGTACCTTGCAATTTTAATTGTGTAACAAAATCATCCGCAATAAGACCTTCCGCAACAGGTGTTTCATAAGTACCGCCCATAACAGATACAAGGTGCGGATCTATAATACTCTGAATTAGTAATTCAATGAGTTTATCGAATGCGAATGTGTTCTTATACCCAGCTGTAGTGATATAGGTCTGGCTTTTGTTAATTATTTCTTCTTTATGGCGGGTTCCGTCGGGAAGCAATCTATCAACGTTTGTTGTAGGTATTACTATTTCATTGAGAGCCTTTTGATCAATAAGTACACATTCCTCCATGAGTCCAGCTGTACGACGTTGTCCTCTAGAACTTTCTTTTGCAGGAAGAATATTTATTTTGCTACCATTCTTAAATTGATACTCAACAAAGTCTGTTGTCTTTCTTGACTTACCTCTTTCCCAGTCTATTTCATGATATAATGCAGGAATTAATTTACAAATTTCTTCTACCTTTGCGATCGTAATTGAAGCGGCTTGTTCTTTCAGCTGTATTATCATAAAGGCTTTTTATCCTTTATTTCTTATATTTTATTTTATATAAGCTTAGCATATATTTTCACCCTCGTTATTACGTTAGGTTTGATTATTGGCGAGATAATCTCAAAGAATACTTTATATTCTTGTGCTGCGGTCTCGTGGTAGGATTATATCTTTTCACCTACTATGCGTTGCCCCTGACTTATCTTAGATAAGCCTTCGGTTCGGATTAGCATCTCAGCCTTCCCGCTTAATTCCGCAGTAATCATATATTTAATTTCTTAAATATACGGCAATATTAATTATAAATTTACCGCCAGTAGTGATGAACAACTCACATCCCGGGTACAAGATAGCTTTTAACATTAAAGCCATGATAGAAAGAAAAGATTTAGAGAAAGCACGCGGATATGTAGCATATATATACCTATATCGCATAACCTGCCGCAAGAAAACTCTTTGATAAGTATAAAACTTAAAATTACAATCTTTACCTTTTATAAAATCAATAAATAAATCAGGATATTCTCTAAAAAAAGAAAATAATTTGCGGAGATTATCTAGCTGTTCTCGTACTCTTTCTTCTGACATACCTTGTTTTTGTACAGAGTAGTTTGAGTCTCCTAATAGCGTGGCTAAGCTCATTTTGCTTCATCCTCTCTATCTTCATGTTCATCAAGAGTAACTTCTCCCGCAGAAATTTTATTAGATTCTTCTTTAAGTTTATCCATAGCGTCTCTATGTTTAAGAATATCTTCATCTGTAAGAGCATCAACTGATTTGCCGCAAATCTTAGCAAGAGCCTTATCTCTCATTTCTTGTTCCGCAATTTCTCTACGTTTTAAGTAATCTTCAATTTGTTGAGCAAGAGCAGTATCTTCATATACTAAATCATGTAAATATTGTTTATTATCTCTAATGATTGTATCTATTATATCAAGCGGAGCATCTATTTGGAATCTAGGGATCTGCCCGCCCCATTTTTCACAATAGGCAACTAAAACACCGGCGGAATCCGCAAATTCTTCTTTTTTCTCTTTATTCTGTGCCGCAGTAAATTTTGCGGTCTTACGCAAATCTGTTTGTATGCGGCTAAGTTTTTGATATTCTTCAATATTGCCTGTATCAATAGCTTGATTCATTTTTAAGTTGTTTTTACATATAAGAATTAATGTATTGCGGGTATCTTGATCTTGAATATCAAATGATTCTTCCATATCTTTATAATCTTTTTCAAGAGCAACCCAATCTGCGGGAGAATAATATCTACCCCATTTTAAGGCAAGTTGTAATTTGTCATCATCTGTAAGTTCCGCCGCAAAATCTGGGAAATTATCGACATCATAAAATTGCGGCAATCCGCTCACATCTGGAGCGGGAGGTTTATATTCCGCATTTTGTGTTGTAGTTGAAATCATTGTCTTATATTGAGCTTCTGAAATTTCATGATTAGCAAATGCTTCTTTGGCATAGGCTTCCTGAGCCTCCGCTTCCGCCTTTTTTGAATTTGCTTTATCTAAAGCTTTTTGCTGAAGTTTTTCAGTATCCGCCCAACCGTAATCTTTCCACATTTTTAAACGCATTTTGGCTAAGTATTTACCAATTACTGACATACCATTCATCTTTTGAGGGTCTTTCGCAAAAGCTCGGTCTCTTAATACATTCCACTCTTCTGGAATATATGGTACATCTAATTCTTTTAATATCCAGAGATAACTTTCTGGATCAAAATTATCAATGTGCATAGTCAAACATTTTTTGCACATATCTGTTTTATGTCCATCTTTATATTGATAAAATTCGGTTTCCCGCATTTCTTTTTGACATTTAACGCAAACTTTTCTTCCCGCCGCAACAGCCTGTTCATCAGCCATTTTTCTTCACTCCTTTTTTATTTCTGCAACATTTGCATATACTATAATAACCATCTGGACTATTACTGTTCTTAGAAAAATTGCGATTATTTTTTAATTTGTTTTGTCCGCAACGTCCGCATTTCTTGTAAGAGCCTTTTTCTTTATAAGTATAGTACCATTCTATGTAGAGTTCTTTTGCTTTGTCCGCAATTATTTTGGGAATTTTCTTCCGCCACAATGCGGAAAGATATTCAGGAGTATAAGTAATATCAAATTCTTCTTTTATGAGGGTTTGAATTTGATTGTTTTGCAAACCATCTACTTTATATTCAGCAATGCGGAGGAGTAGCGGCGTAGAATCTAAGGCTGCCGCACATAAATTATCAAAGTCTAGCATGAGATAATATGCATCGCCCCAAAAGTGTTCCGCAACTTCCGCCTTTAAAGCTGAATAATTACATAAAATTGCGGAAATGTGGGTGGGGTTAAATAAGTTTATTATGCAATTGGATTGAGGTTCTCCATTTTCATCAAAAGTAATAGTTTCTTGTAAGTCGATTGAATTAATTGATTTGGTAAGTGCGGCGGTGCGTACTGGCGGCTTCTCCGCATTTTTGATTATATATTGGTCTTGATGCATTTCTATCAATTGCTTTTTTAATAGGTATTTGCGGCGACCGCTTGCTTTTGCATACTGAGCTTCAATTGTTGCAATATCTTCTTTTAAAAGACGGAGAGCGGGAATCTGGTCTATATCTGCGGGCGTAATAGAAATTTTTGGAGTTAAGAGAATATTTTTATTTTCCGCCATAATCCCATAAATGCCATCTTCTCCATTCTCAAATTTAGAAATTAAACCTTCATAAGAAGTTTCTCTTTTATTGACTGTAACTAATCTATTTTCAGTTAATATTTTTTTATTTTTTCTATCTTCTTTATCTTGTGCGAAGATAATGTAATCAGCTAATTTTTCTAAAAGAGTATTGGAAGGATTGGGAATTTCTTTTAATAATTCTTCTACATATTTTACTCTTTGTTGTGGATCTTGTATAGTAAAATCTAATTTCATACTGATTCTCCTTTCTTTTGTAAGTATATCAAAATTTTTGGGTAATGTCAAATAATAACAAAAATAATTTGGTTTTTAGATTTTGAAAAAATAATTTGGTCGAGGAATAGTTTTTGAACTTTAAAAAATAATTTTTATATATCTTAGATTTTAGATTTTGAAAAAATAATTTGGTCGAGGAATTTGGGTGGACAGGGAACATTTTCCAGCTCAATACCTTACATCCTATAACATTAGCCCCACCTATATATATACAGTACAAGTTATATATAACTAACTTTAGCAAGTTAAAGTGCTAAAGTAAGCCCTATATATAATACCTATTTAAAAG